GAGCCTCACAATGAGCTCGTCAGATACTCTTCGGTGAGCTCATTTGACGGCCCGTAGATCAACCGAAAAATCTATGGGGCGTGGACGTCGCATACTGATTATCGCTGCGCCAGGGAATAGCTTTTTCAACATATGCCGAGCGCTATAATCATTAATTCCCAACCTCATCACATCATTATGAGTGGATGCTCGAATAAAGAATTTTGGATCAGTGAGTGTCGCTTCGACCAGTCGGTGATCTTCGACGTAATCATCGAGATTGTGGAACGTCTCTTGTGGAGCCTTTGTTCGAACGACTTTCGGCTTCTGCCATTCAAAGTCATATTCCTCAATAGTGAACTTGAATTTCTCCGCGAGTCTGCGGATTCGATCAAGCTTATCACGTGACGGTTTTGAACCTGTGATCAAACCCATGTGAAATTCATTGGATCGATCCATCGCGTCGAGTTTGCAACCGACGATAAGCGACGTCAGTTCACGCCGGTTTGGTGCAAGATAGAGAGTTCGAATGAACTTGCCCTCGGACTCAATGGCCTCGCGCAGCCCCTTCAAACGTTTGGTGCCGCGTGTAATTTCAGAATGATCGCTGTAAATCATAGCTTCATTCAGAGCCCCGAGCCGGCTCGCGAATTTCACAAACTGCCGATGGCCTTGCTCTTGTCGCATAGTTCCAAAATCAATATTGCGATAGCGCGCATCGCGAAGAGCCGCCCTTTGATCGCGATTTGATTTGATGAGACCGGAGAAGATCCATTTGCGTCGCTGAGAGGCGTCAATCTTCTCCAGATTATTCCTGACCAGGTATGCCGCGATCTGGCGCGGATCCACTTGAATGAGTTCGTTATTCGTAACCCCTCCGTAGTGTATCCGCGAGGTCAAAAAATGGGCATCATCAAACGTCATCTTTGAGCCAAGGCGAGTGATGACCTTCTTCCCGGCACCGGTGATTGAGGAGTTAATCTCATTTGAAGCGCGCTTGAGGAGGCGAAGGATCGTCTGCGTGGTCATTTCCGAGTAGGAAAGGGATTCGCGGCTGGGCGTTACACCAACCGAATTCGGCGGGGCGATGAGAACAAGCTTGAAGCCCTTCCCAATAAGATTGTTGGCATGGTTCGTTGCAACCGTAATGCTGGGATCGGTCGTGCTGATTGGATAAAGAACGGTGCCGTAAAGCAAATAGACGTGGGCTTCGCGCAGCTCATCGTTGCGGTTGAGAATGGCGCAATAGCCTCGCTTGCGCGCTTGCTCATAGTTCACCGTCGCAAGTTCCTGCCCATTCAAGCGAACCTTCATTCCACCCTGATAGACGACGGAACGGATGATGCCGGCGAATTTTACGTGGTCTTCTTTTTCGCGCAGGGGAATCGTGACCGTTATGCCGCTTTCCTGTGTGGGAACTGCGACCATCTGACGGATTTCAGGTTTTCCCTCAGTCGCTGTTCCGCCCCGGCTGATCGCATAGACGATCTTCTTTTCGTCAAAGCAGCTAACGACCGTGAAGTGATCTGTGTAGGCAAACGGCGCCTTTGACCCAAGACCGAATCCGCCGGTCTGCGCATCATCCTTTACCTTCGTCGAGGCGCCGTAAACACAGTAGATCGGAACAATGCGGTCGTCTGAGATACCTGGCCCAAAATCCTTGATGATCATTTCATCGTCAGTGAGCGTGATTTCCAGATGTTTGTCCGTGCAGCCGTTCATGACATGCGCGTCCCAACCATTACAGATCACCTCACGCACAACAGCGCGTTTCTTGTCGCGGTATAGAGTGTCGGACAGCACAGTGAAGAACTCTGCCGAGTCAGACATTGAGAACGAACGCGCCTTACCACCGCCAATAACGGCATGGGTATCAAGCTCTGCTAACTGTGAAACCTGCATCTGTGTCTCTCTCTGTATCAATCATTATTGACTTACTTTATAACGCGAGCATTATCGGAATGCTTGTGGCAAACGCTATATCCAAGCGTCATTTGTAAGTCAATAATGATTTACCTTTTATTGATAGGGACTCTGGCGGGTCATGATATCAATGTGGTCCATGCGCTCGACAATCTGGTTCTGAACGAAATCGCGCCGGAAGTCGTGTGTTGTATCCTCGATGATCATATAGGGCAGCCGACCTTCGAGCATCGCCAGAGAGCCTTGCACCAGGAGTGCGTGGTGCCACTGGAACGGCTTGTTTAGATCCGGCTTACCCTCCGCCGCCTCATAGCTTGGAAGCGGCGAAAGATAGAAGATCATGTCGTAATAGGTCAGTGCGGCGTCCAGGCATTCATTGACGAAGCTGGTTGCCTCGTCGAGAACCTCGGGCGTCGTGTTCCTGGCCGAGGTCATGTTGAACTCTGCAAGGAGATAGCCGAGATAGTCGAGCGGCGTGCGATCGACCACCAATGGTCGCGGAAGTGCTTGGACCGTCTTGATATGATCGGAAAGCAGAATGCGCTGCAATTTCAGCCGTTCGGCCAGACTCATGGGAGCCACCGGATCGAAGCCGTGCGCTTTGGCTACTGCGGTTGTAGAAGTTGCATGGAAGTGCAAGCCTTCCAGATCCTCCGCAAGGGCTGTGCCGAGCGTGGTCTTTCCGGATCTGTGAGCGCCAGTCAGACCATAGAGCATCAGCTTTGCACCCCAGTTGAGCCAAAGCCACCTTCGCCGCGATCAGTGATGGACTGAATCTCGGCCGCTTCCTCGAAGACGCCGCGCAGAACAGGCGCAATTACCAATTGGGCAATGCGATCGCCATGGCTGACCCAGAAGTCCTCATTGCCAGCATTGTGAATAATCACGCCAATCTCGCCGCGATAGTCACTGTCGATAGTGCCCGGCGCGTTCAACACAATGATCGACTTCTTGAGCGCCAGACCGGATCGTGAGCGAACTTGTGCTTCGGTGCCTTCCGGCAGTTCGATCTTAAGACCGGTCTGAATCAGACGGGTTTGTCCCGGCGCGATTACTTCTTTTTCAATCTTGTTGTTGATCATGGCATGAAGGTCGGCGCCGGCAGCTTCCTTAGAGCTGTAGACGGGAAGTTTGGCACGCTCATGCGTGCGCTGAACCTTAACAGGAAGGGTATAAATGCTCATTGTCGGTCTTTCTAATTGAAAAAGCAGGTAATAGCGGCCTCATAGGCTGCCTTGATCGCATCGCTTACAGCTTGTTCGAGCGCCTCAATTGTCGCAAATGGCCCGATCCAAGTGGCGCTTTCATCTTCATCCTCGTCAAAGGTGAAGTAATGGCCGGCCTCCTCGGGTTCTTCGCTCGTTGCCGCGTTGAGAGACTTCATGCGGTAGGCGAGTGTGCTGTCAGTCATAGCGGACTGTTATACCTTTGAGCCAAGCCGAGCAGACGACACCAGTTACCGGCTTCCCGTTTGCGCCAGTTCCTCTAAATTCTGACGCCCGACTGTCACTCTCGCCGCAGCCGAAAAAGGCATGGTCTCCAATGGTCACGTCCGATATCCCCTGTGCGTTCAATGCCGCAGTTGCTTTCTGCGGATCGACGCCGCATCCAACCAATATGGCACATGTGGCAATTGCCGTAGCCACAAATACGAAGTTTCGTTTCATTTGGTTCTCCTGGTTTGAGGTATAATTAAGCGGCGCGCTGATCGCGAACGTATTCGTTCGGCAGCGTCTTGCGATATTGGATCCAGCCCTCGAAATTGCCGTGCAGTTCAGCGGCGTCCCATTCCTGACTTGGGCCAATCCAGTGACCTCCATTGTCATAGAGGGTGGTCTCTAGGAGCGTGTCCGGCGTTGCTTGATGTTCGGCCGGCGATGCATGCAGCGGTGTGGAGCCGACGAGCAGCCAGTAACGCTCGAGCTCCTTTTCTACGGAAGCGTCGCCATCGAACGGCTTGTAAGAAATACGCGCGCAGCGAGCGACCGAGAGTCTTTTCAAAACGTCGATAGTAGGATGCGTCGTCTCGGGATAGGGCTCGAGATAATCCTCGACAGCATCGGCGTCGGCTTCAGAAATGTATGGAAGATGCCACTGACCTTTTGTGAGAAGACGCGGTGCTGATTGCTCCATAGCGATCTTCATCAAGCGTGCAAGATCAGCGATGTGCGGCTCCGCGTCTTTGTGATCGCGCAATGAGAACCAGTTCGCCCACGAGGTCGAAGTCACCAATACGTCAATATACATGAACGGTTCAAGGAGACGGTTGGCTATCTGCTTGTGGTAGCCCGCATCGGAGAATGCTTCTGCAAAGCCAACGGCACACTGGGCTGCGAGACGCCAGGCACTTTCGCGTGAATGACTGTCAGTGTTCACTCCGAACGAGTTTTCTTCATCGTGGAGATTTTCCGAATTGAAGATTTCAACTGGCGCGTTGCATTCCTCTGAGGCTTGCATTCCCTTCTGGTTCTTACCCCAGTGCCACGGAATGAAAGGATTGGTGCGCACTTCAGCCAACATCGTTTTGACCGGCACAGCTCTACTCGAACGTGCATTGCGGCTGAAAACGCGGTGTGTCATCAGCTCGGCGTGAATGATGCGTGGATATCGCAAATGCAGCGTCGTGATGCGGACGCCTTCCTCACTGACGGAATCGGCGATGACTTTGGCGAAGAAGATGTCGTCGGATGGCATTTTGGATGGAATGTTCATTACGAGACCCTGGCTAGTAGGTTTTCATTGATGCAGTCGCGGCAGAGGCGGTTCTTCTTGTCGAACCAGACGACTACAGCGCCCTGCATATCGACGCGCTGGACCGTCATGTCCGGCGCATTCTCGTGATATTTAAGCGTCACGATATCGCCCTTCGAAATTGGCGCGCTCATCGGTTGAACCAGAAATAGGAGAAGCCAACTACGCAAAGCATATGCGAGAAAAGCTGGGCATGCAGAAGCGGGTGCCGGACCTTTGCCTGCGAGTTCGCGAGGATCCTCGTGGTCAGGTCATACACAGCAAGAAGTATTAAAATGAGCATTCTGTCTCCCGAGTATAATCAATCATTGCTGATTTACTTATAGCAGAATCATTCAGGGCTACTCATGGATTCAATAGAAATTTTCGGGAGTGCTTTGCGCAGAATACAGTGAAATAAGCGCGCAAGCTGTGGCTAACTCAATGTTTGACCGCTCAGAGGCTTGCAATCTATGCTCAAGTTATTCCATGTCAGAGGTAGTGAAACACTGTGACGCGAAGCATGGGTCCACACCATGCAGAATGTCTGGGTCCATACCAGACGGAGAAGATCAGTTTTTTTTCATAGTCGGTGGGAAGATCGGATTTCAAGCCCGACCTCCCCGCCGGCGTCCCTTAACTTCTACAGAAGTTGGCGACAGTCTGTATGCTAGTTGACGGCACCGTCAAGTGAATCGACACAACAACTCTGTTGAAAAAGTTGGTCTAGACCGCTTTATGCCTCACAAGACACACAACTCACCAAGGTTCTGGCAAATTCCTGCGCCGGATTGGTCGAGCGCTGGTAATACATCGACTTCAAGCCAAGCTCCCAGGCACGCACGTAGAGCGCGTTCACATCCTTAAGCGGTGTGTCTGGATGGATCATCAAGTTGACGGACTGACCTTGGTCGATGAACTGCTGGCGCTGAGCTGCCTGCGTGATGATTTCGATCTGCGCAATCTCGCCAAAAGTCTTGAATACGTCCTTATCGTGCTGGGACATGAAGTCGAGGTGCTGGACCGAACCACCGGCAAGCAGAATTGAGTGCCAGGTTTCCGCATCATTGCGTGTGTAGCCGTCGAGAACCTTGAGCAAATAGGGGTTCTTGTAGGTGAATTTGCCCTTCTGCAAATCTTTCGTGTAGTAGTTCGAGTTCTCCGGATCAGTGGACGGCGACACCTGGCCAAGAATGAAGGAAGAGCTCGTCGTTGGAGCGATCGCCATACGTGTTGCATTGCGCAGACCGTAACCCTTGAGAAGCTCGGGCTCGCCATAAAGAATTGCCATCTCCTTGGACGCTGCAAGCGATTCTGCATCGATGTGTTTGAAGATCTCCGCATTCAGAAGTTTTGCCTGCATGGACTCGTATGGGATCGACCGCGACTGCAGGAAGGAATGCCAGCCGAGAGCGCCGATGCCGATCGCACGATGGTTCTTCGCGAAATTATAGGCATTGCACATCAAATAGTTGTCTTTGACCTTCTCGATATATTCACCCATGACCGCATCAAGGAACATGGTCATCCGGCGGACAGCGCCGGAATCCTTCCAGTCCGGATAATGCAGAAGGTTCATTGATGCTAAGCAGCACACGAAGGATTCATCAGCGCTCGATGGTTGCATGATCTCGGTGCAAAGATTGGATGACCAAATGGTCATGTTCTTGTCTTTGTAGACCTGCGGCTTGCCGCGATTGGCTGCATCGGAGAAGAAGAGATACGGATAGCCCGTCTCCGCGCGCTTTTTTAGGACACGCGCCCAGATTTTGCGCTTCGCCTGATCGCCCTCGCGCATATCGTTCATCCAAGCGTCCGGGATGCAGACGCCTAGTGAAAGATGCTGAATGTCATTGCCTTCTTCGCGGCAGTCGAGAAACTCTTCAATATCGGGATGGTCAATGTCGATATAGACCGCGCAAGATCCGCGGCGAACGCCGGTCTGACTGATAATGTCGGTCGTTTCCTGCAAAAGGCCCATGAAGTGAACCGGACCATTCGACATTCCGCCGCCCTTAATCGGTGCACCGCGTGGGCGAAGTGCGCTGATATAGGCAGAAGTGCCGGCGCCGAACTTCGTCATCATGCCGATTTCAGCAGTCTTGAGCAGAATGCTTTCGGTCGTGTCTTCGAAATAGGAGTTGTTACAGGAGATCGGCAGTCCGCGGTTAGTGCCAAAATTCGCCCAGACAGGCGAGGCAAGAGACACCCAACCGTTCAAAACGTCTTGCTCGAACTCCGCGGCAAAAGCCGGAAGGTCGAGAATACGGGCAGCGGTATGCGCGATTTCCGAAATGCGCTCCTCTGCGGTCTGTCCAGGCGCGAGATAGCCCCGCGCAAGAAAGGTTCTCGCGTCGTCATTCAACCAGTAAGTCATTTTCAGAATAGATCCTCTACTTCGTAGGCTTTGTTTTTCTTTGCGTATTCGACCGGCTTCTTGTGAAAGAAATCGGTCATATTGTTTCCGAACTGCTCTTCATCCATCCAATATGTCTTGGCTATGGAAGCGGGATCAGTGACGAATTGCGGTGCGAACCGGATAGCGGCGAGGCTATCGTTCATCCGCTTGGCGATGTATTGTTTGAGGAGATCTGCAGACAGTCCGTCGCGCTCGTAGGATCCGATCATCCAATCGATGAGCGCGCATTCGGACGCGTAAGCTGCGTGCGTGGCTTCGCTGATGCGCTGCTCCAGATCCGCGTCGAACAGTTCCGGATATTCTTCTCGCAGCGTGTTGATGATCTTGATACCGACCTGCGCGTGGAGAAGCTCCTCATTGCGCGTGTATTGCACCTGCTGGGCCGTATCCTTCAGGACGTTCTTGAAGCGATTGAACCATAGGATCGTATAGAATTGCGAGAACAGGCTGACGTTCTCAACGAACAGCGTGAAAAGGATGATGGAATACACATACTGCTTCTTGTCGTCGCCATAGACCTTCGCCAGATGCTTGCGCAGATATTCGACGCGGCCCTTAACGACGGGCTCCTTCAGGTTTTCTTCAAACACGTCATCGAGACCAAGTTTGTCGAGCAGCTTGATATAGGCGAGGTTATGAATGATTTCCGAGTGGCTCATGACGCCGCCAAGATCTGCGATCGCCGGATGAGGCAGGTTGTCGCCAAGCAAAGCCCAGAACTTTTTTACCGCAATCTCGACCTGACCGATCGCCGACAGGGTCCGGGTGATAATCAGCCGTTCCTCTTGCGATAGAGCCGTTTTAAATTGGCCGTAGTCGCCCTTAAAATTGAACTCGTTTGGCGTCCAGAATCCAGCCCAAATCTTGTCGATGAAATCCTGAGTCCAAGGGTAGAGATTTGGCTTTCGCGCCACTTGTTCTTGAAAGAGCATTTGTTACCTGCGATCTGAGAAGGAAATCCCCTCCAAAAGGGGAGGGGTTTCATATAGTAAATCAATAATGATTTACATTGTAGACTTGACATAAAGGATTATGCGACGAGTTTCTCATTCGCCTTGAGGATGGCCAAAACCTGCTTGAATTGCGGCGTTTTGATTCCGGCATGGACAACTGCACATGCATCCGCAAGATGCTCGTTCTTTAAAGTCGGAACGATAACTCCACCGCGCTTTTGCGTTTTCCATGGAGCATCTGGATAGGTCGCATAAGCCCATTCGATCATTTCCTCTTTCGAGGCTGTTCGAGTGCCAAGCACAGCGAGCTTCGTTTCGGCCGGCGAGACCTCAATCAGCGGGATCGGAAGCGACGCATAGACACCGATCGTAATGCCGAAGCCGATCACAGCGTCGTAACTCTGCCCTCCAGAGGGGATTTCAGCGAAGCAGACTGTGCAGTCCTTCACCGCATCGACAACGGCTGCGTGGTTCTCCTGGGCTCGGCGAAACAAATCCGAGGATTTGCGGACCTGTTTGTTTTTGTCTTTCGCGGTCTCGGACAGCTCCAGCCCGATGACGCTGAGCGCCATTGTGGTGAGATCGACAGCGAGTTTGGCGACGCCAAAGTTTCGTAATGATCCATCAAGACCGGCAACAATGATCGATCCCATCAGAACCTCCCGAAATTTGGAACTTTTGAATATACTTCACGCTTGGAAAGCTTGTCCTCCAGCTTCGCTTTGGCCTCAGCCTTTTCGACAGCTTTACCTTGGGACATCGCTTCCCCGTAAAGTTTGGCGACGATCATTGCAGTATCGAGTTCAGCTGAAGGTTCCATTTTGAGATGGCCAGCGATGATCATCGAAGGGTGTCGGAAGGTAACATCCATCTTTTTGACCGGAACTTCGATGTGTTCGTAGTCCTGACTGTCAACTGGCTTCAGAATGAAAATCAGATCGGCCCGCGCACCGACATATGCGTCATGCATGAAGAACTCCTGGCCAGCAATACCAGGCTTCTGCTTGTATTTACCGTCCTCGGTTTTCTGCGTGACCATTGGGGTTCCCTCAATCGAGAAAACCTCCGGATCGTCAATGCGGTTATTGGTGACGGCATCGACAATCGCCGCGCCTGCTGTCTTGAGATACTCCGGCTCGTGTTTCAAACCCACTGTGCGTCTTGCAACCATTAAAACTTCCTTAGTTTTATCCATGTGTGTTAAGTCAAATTTGATTGATATTATATCAAGAATTGATCGGCGTGCTTCACAAAGTCTCGATAAAGATTTTGGACTGGGACTCGCCGCGAATATGCATAGATAATGGTGTCGCTCGTATCGCTCGGCCGACCATCCCAAAGCGCCGCAACCATATTTGCGCGATCGATGCGCCAATGATTTGCGCGACGCATTTTCCCAAGCGAGAACGGACCCTTAGAGACGGTGATAACCTCTTTGGCTCTTTCCAGCATACGATCGAGCCGCTTGCGCATGTCATCCGGCCACTTTGAACCGAATGCTGCAAAGGGAATGGCAAGAGTTGTTGGCAAGCCGATCTCAATGGCTACTTCGGTGGCGCACATGTCAAAACCCAACATGCCGCAACTGACAAAGGACTCCAAATCCAGGCAGGAATTGAGTGTGTTTTGAACAATGGATTTAAGGGCCTGTTCTGTTCGCCCTTCAATCATCCGCATCCGGGGCCAATTGGGAAGTTGGACATGTCGATGTCCGGTTGCGGTGAGTGTAATCGCAGGCATTTACGCCTCCTAAACAGTCTCCTCAATCAGGGTGGTCTCGCCACCGACCTCTTTCTGTATGGTGATGATTTGAGACACCCAGTCACGCAAGGAGTTATGTGAAATAATGAACACGGATCCGCGTTCAGTGGCTTTCTCCTCTAGGATCTGCGTCAGTCGCTCCAGACCGGCCGCATCAAGAGCATCATCGATTTCATCGCCGATGAAAAGCTCGATGGGTTTCCTGGCGCGCGTGGCGACAAGATCCTGTAGTGCAAGGGCCGCCGAAATACGGACCTTACGCTTCTCTCCTCCGGACAATAATCTGAAAGACTTGCCTCCCTTCTCATTCGCAACCTCGATTGCGAAGTTTTCACGCAGTTCCCCTTTTGCGTTCTTAACCAGCGTGGTCCAAGTTGCCTCGATATTGCTATCGGACATGATCGACAGATACTTGGCTGTTTGCTGATTTAGATAAGGTGTGACCTCATCCAAGATATGAGCACGAACGCCGGAGGGTGAAAACACTTTAACAACCGTTTCCGCTATATCCACGGTGCCCTCCGCCAACCGTAATTGTTCGGATGCCTTACAAATCTCTGCAGAAATTGTTAGAAGTTCGCGGTCAATCTTAGTGATACCTAAACGATGCGGGTTTTCTTGCGCTTTGAGGGTCTTGATTGCCTCTGCCAGATCCTTAGCTTTTTGCGCAAGGTTGCGCCGCTTTACGATCACCTCGTTAACCGCATCGAGCTCTCGCTGTTTAGCAGCACGCAGAGCGCTAACCGCTGAGATGTCTGTCATTGTCGCTTCAAACGCGTCGCGCTTGTCAGTGATCAACGTCAGCGCTTTACGTGCGTCTTCCAATGCGTTCTTCTGTGTCGTGAAATTGTCTACGAGCGTTTTCAAGACACCCATTGCAGAGACGCGGGAGGCCTCGATCTCGGCTTCGGTGATTTCGCGGCCGCATTCGTCGCATGGGCAGCCAACTCTATGATCGATAGCCGCGATCTTCCCCTTTTGCCGCGCATGAGCATCCTGCGTCTGCTTGGCTTCCATCCGCGTCAGGTTAACCGTTGACGTGGCTTGGGCGACCTTCTGATTCAGCTGCATGAGCTGCTTCTGCTCTTCGGATACCGCAAGGATTTTGTCGTCGCATTCTTTTACTGCAGCGGCGAGAACCGCATGGCCGGCTGCTGCAATCTCTTCGTCGAGTGCCTTTACATCCTCAACGTGCTGTTTCAGTTCTGCGGTGCCACTCGTGACGCTTTCACTGCGGTTCTCCTCCCACCCGTCGATCTGATCCTGAAGCGAAGTCTTGTTGCGCTCGTGCCAGTCCTTTTTCTCAGTGAGTTTTTCGATCTGCTGGGCGATAGCGTCACGCGTGCCGCGCTCAGTCGTCAGCTTGTCTCGCGCAAGCTTGTAGGATTCCTCGAGCACCGTCACTCCGGATGCTTCCTCGATAAGCATCTTGAGCATCTTATCCGTCATCTTAGGAAGATCAGGCATTTGCTCCTGCGCCGCGTAGATCGAGGACTTGAACACATCGTGGGATGCGCCAATGATCGTGTTGACCTTCGCCTGAGTCAGCTTGTCCGTGCCTTGCGTCAGGTCATTGATCGTTCCGTCCTTCTGCAGATGCAGCAGATGAAGCGCATTCTTGCCCTTGGGGTGCTTGCGATGCCGGATGACCCGATAGATATCCTCGTCATCTTCCACATCAACCGAAACCTTCGTGCCCTTGCCAGCCCTATCGTTGATCACTTCGTCACCAGATGCGTCTCGGGCTGTGATACCGTAAAGCACCCAACATAAGGCATCTGGAAGAGACGATTTCCCGGCGCCATTGGAGTCAGCTGACGTATCGGCTTTATTGACGCCTTGAATGAGAACCAGGCCGCGATCATGCAGCCTAAACTCGGCTTCTGTGATAGCGAGGAAGTTCTCGATTTTGAGTAGGGTGAATTTCATTTCGGCGCATCCTTCAGGTAGGGCGGCAAGTCTTGAACTCGGCAGCCCAGGCGATCTGCAATTTCTGTTTGTGTGGCTTGGCGCAACGATGCGTCGCGCAACATCACGATCGGGTCGCGTGGCCCAAATCGAACGTGCTTAAATCCGAGATCATCGTCGAGCTGGACAGTTCCTATTCGACCAGCGTAGCGACCACGCGTTTGAACAACCCAATCAGCCATTCCCGGCAATCCTATGAGCTAATAGCAGCAGCAAGATCGCCGCGTTCGGCAGCGGTCACTACTTTTGATTTCGAGGTAGATCCGAACCCCTTCGTTTTGCTTGTGCCGAAGGTCAGCTTAAGTGGAGCCTTGTCGCGACTGGAGCGTGATGTCTCGCGAACGTAAGGAATGATCTTGCATGTGCCGTGCGGATCGGTCGATTTATACATCTGAGCCGTGGAGTAGGGCAGGGCATTGATGGTCACTTCAACCATCTTTGTCTCTTCGCCAACCTTTTTACCCCTTGCGTCAAAGCTTGATACAATGCGAGCCTCTTGGATTATTACAGTATAAAGTTCCAATATTTCTCTCCTGTGCTTATGTTAAAAGTATAACACGAGCAAAAACGGGACTCTTTAGGCTTCCTCGTGCACTGCTAAGGTTGATGCGAGAATTTCCAAGCATAGCTTCTTGACTTCGTCGCGACTTACATGAGTTGGAATTTCTTTCCACTCATCGACATACTTCGCGACTGACTTATCAATACTCATACCGGACGAGGTGGGCGTAGTAGTGCGTGTTGCCGCAGCTTTCTTCGGCGCCTGAATCGAAACACCCAATGCACCATTGTCGACAAAGAGTTGCCGCTTTTCCTTGAGTTCTGCGCTCGTCATTTCCATGCCGCGATAGCGAATGTAATTGCCTTTGCAGACTTCCTTCGTCAGTTCCTCATCAAGTTCGGACACATCAACGAAGGCCGGCGCGCATGAAGAAACATGAACGACCTCTGCGTCTTCGCCGACGAGTATCCAGCCTGCCAAGGCACCTACGTCGCTCCATGACTGATGGGTCGTTGCGCCGATCGAGTAAACGCCAGAACCGAGATCCTTGTGATTGTGATAATGGCCAGCGAATACGTAGCGAAAGCCGAATGTGGCAAGACGCGCAGCAGTCAATCCACGCGAGGGCATGTGATCAAGAACACCGTCTATACCGGCGTGAATGATCAGGTCGGTTTTCGCGAGTGTTCCATCGAGTAGGGCCTTTTCAGAGAGCTTCTGTATTTCCGCGAGCAATTTCTCGGTTGTTGAACACCACGGAACGAACGCGAAGTGACTGTCGCCGCTCTTGACCAGGCGAGACGTGTTGATCGCTGTTATCGTTCCTTCCGACGAGAATGTCTCGGACAGTGTCTGCGCGGTCGAGCCGAGCATTGTCGTTTCCTCGCCGGCAAGATCGTGGTTGCCTGGAATGAAGTAGATATTAACGCCGCTGTCGAGAATGCGCCGGATCGAATCCTGCAGAGGATTGAGAACTTCCGGATCGAGTGAGCCGCGAACGTGATTGATGTCGCCAGCAATAATAAGAGTGTTCCCGCCGGCCGCGCCGATCGCACCGGCGGCCGATTCCAGCTCGTCCAGGATGATGCGGAGACGAGAGTTCACTCCGTCGCCGCTGGTTGTCGAAAAGACGCTCCACTTGTGACAGTGAAGATCGGACACGATTCCGTATGTCATGCTGCCAGACCTTTCCTGCGCGGCTTGGTGATTGTGCGGTAATAGCGCTTGCGATAGAGGCGTTTCTCCTCTGCTCTCTCCTCCTGCGTCAGATGTGATAGATCGCGGCGTGAGCGCTTGAGTGGAAGAACGACGGCAGATTCACCAACGGTTGAACTACCGGCCTTGACGCGAACACGAGGTTTGAGAGACCGCATGTTCATTAAGAAACTGCGTGCGGCCGTAAGTTCAGCCGCCGCCTTCCGATGCTTTTCTTGGAGCTCCATGTATTCGCGGTCGAGTTCGTTAATGATCCCGCGGATGAGACTCGGTTCTTCTGCATCGATGGTAAAGCTTTGACCGCGAAGCGTGACCGTGAATGGCCTCACGGAGGAAACGGCTGCCTTCCGTCTGCCCTTCTTCTCACCCCCTTTGAAGATCGCGAAGAATGTGGATTTCTTAATTTGCTCGCCAGTGTCGAGCTTCATCATGTCGTCGCCTGATGCCATAGTCTTTCTCTCTGTGTGTCATCAATCAATGATGATTTATTTATAGCGCGTTCAATCAGGAGTGCATCAGGTAAATCATCATTGATTGACTATTTTATTTTAACCGGGCCGAGTCTGCGCTTGAAATAATAGGTGGGAAGAAAGCGCTGATCGGATCCACCGCGCGCCGTATAATTGCGGGGAGGAGCGCAACACTTGTTGAGATAATACCAGAGCCGAGTGATCCAGATATCGCCACTGGTGTGATCGAGAATGCCCACATGTTCGATGCCCTTAAGCCGGAGCATCGTGATGGTTTCGAAGTCGAGCGCCCACATAGCCTTTTTCTCGCGAAAAGCCGCTGAGTCCGTCAGCTCACCATCGCGAAACAATCCTCCCTTCCGGCGCCAGGCGAGATAGAACCTGGAGCCGTCAGGGCGGGTGTATATCGCGCCATATGTCCGCCGGCCTTTCTTGACCTTCTCCTCACCGAAGTTCTTTTTGAGCTTCCTGCGAATTGCGTAAGTCATATGGCACCTAACTCAGAAGAGCCCCTCAATAGTTTCAACCAAATCGAAGAGCTGCACCGTGCCGAGATCCTCGAGAGCAAGATGTTTGATTTGTTCGCCGCTCTTCACCCTGATGAGCGTCTGCAACGGATCGTTTTCGCCATCCATTTGGACAAGGATCGCGATAATAGAGATACCTTTAAGCAGGCGATTTCCCGCAATCAGCAGTTCGGTCTCTTTTGTCTTTGCCAAACCGTTCTCTGCTTTGAGCCAGCCCTCAATTTTATCTCGAGGCTCGCCTTGAAAGAATGCAGAGTTGAGATCACTTTCCGAAACGAATGGCCCATAAGCATCGCTGAGCAGTGCTTCGCCGTCCGCTTTGTTGGGAGCAATGACAACGATGGACCGTCCATGGGGCTGTTGCCGCGAACTCTCTTTGTTTCCTACCCACTGCTTGGAAACATCGATTTTACCGTAATACATGTGTTTTCTTCCCGTTTTTGATAATTACACGACCTGGAGATACGCTCGAACGTCTTCCGGTTTCTCCAATACCGGCTGTAGCTTGTCGAAACCTTTCCAGTCATAGATTCCTTGTTTCCCTTGGATGGGAATGGGATGCGGCAACTGTCGCGCATAGCGCAGGCGCCAGGCGTAACCGCCTAACTGGTGCCAGCCAAACGCCTTCTCTTCGTCCGTGATTTCCTCGAGAAAGTCCTCGGTGATCAGCTCGACTGAATCCAGCAGCACCGTTCCAAGCAGAACAGCGCGCGGCAGTTCCTCGAGCGGCGGCAGGCCACATTGTTCGTAAAAGCGTTGAAACTCTGGATCGGCATAAGCCGAACGCTGATCCGGCGTGATGTTCTTGGTCGCGGCGATACCTATCGTTTGACCAATAATACTTTTGGGTGCTGACCATGTGCGAGTCTCAAAGAATTTCATGCCATGAACTATAAGAGAAGCCCACGGCTGCCATACTGAAATAACCTTCATTCCCGATCCGATCTGTGCCCGATAATCCACTCATCTATATAGCAGAACGAAACGGGAATACTACTTTCGGGAAGACGTTCACCGCTCATCAATTACATCGTCATAATCGACGACCAATTCGATGGATTGAACCGTGGGAATTGTCGATGAAACCTGATCGCCGAGCGCCTCTGTCCATTCAAGGGCGTTTGCCTTTGCAAGTTGCAGCGCCTTTATTCCAGCTTCATCGGGATTGTGAGCATCAACTTCGACTGTGACGTGTGGTTTGGCCGTAATGCTACGCTCTAACCTCACCATGTATCTTTGCATTCATCCTCCAGAGAATTGACCCGCTGCGAGAGCGGGTCAGTTTAGTTAGGCGGCCTCTTCGATATCGACGTCCGCAACGATCGGAGGTTCGTATTTGGCTGGCAGCAACGCCTTGAGCTGATCAAGACCGGCCGGATCAGCCATCAGCTTTTCAGAAAGCGGACCCCGGAAGTATTTCTTGCCGTCAGTCCATTCGACATAGGCGCCGCTGACCTTGAGGATCTTCTCCGCCACGAGGAAGTCGAGCATCGAGCGGTGCACATTGAAGCGACCGGTGCCGTCTTCATTGTAGTCGAAGCGATAGGTCGCCTTACGGAAGGGGCGAGCAACCTTATTCTTGATGATCTTTGCCGTGATCTGCGAGCCAAGAACATCCGCATCAGCGGTCGAGTCCTTCTTGATCGGCTTAGCGCCGAGCGAGATACGTTGCGAGAAATAGAATTTCGGAGATTTGCCGCCTGGTGTTGTCTCGGGATTGCCGTAGACCACGCCAATGTTCATGCGGATCTGATTGAGAAACACCGCGCACATGTTCAGATCATCGCAAGCCTGAGCAAAAGCCGGAAAGTGAGCCGATGTTGCGCGCGCCAACGCGGTGTTGTCGTGCATGGAGCGCTGCTCGGCGGTCTTTTCCTTGTTTGTCTTGCTGTCAAACATGGCCGACTGAGGCACCATCGAGGCGAGACTGTCGAAGATCCATGCGATCGGGGCGTCAGGCGCAATCAGTTTCTTCTCGCGAAGCAGAATTGCAACCTGAATCGCCAGTGTCATCGACTCTTCGAAGGTCTTTGGCTTTTTATACATGAACTTTGAGCCGCTGGTGTCGAGTCCCTGACCCTCGCCAAGATACTGCTGAAAGGAGCGTTCATGATCGTTGAAGCCAGCAAAGCCGCCCATCTGCTGTGCTGCGATCATGATCTGAGTTGCAATCGCGGTCTTGCCGGAGCTTTCAGGGCCATAGATTTCGATGAGGCGGCCTACAGGAACACCGCCATCCCACTTGCTGGAGAGCGCATGATCAAGCTCTGGATAGCCAGTGCTGAGGAACTGCGTCACCGTGGACTCTTCGTCATTACCGCCAAAGACCGAACTAATGGTCTTTTCAATTTCTGAGGCTGATGCCATTTTTACTTCTCCAATTAATCTTCAAGAAAATCTGCGTCTGGATCTACCTTGCGCAAGGCGGCGGAAACCTTCTCCACTTTTGACCCTGCAAGACGCCCCTCGGGTTTACCGTCCTCGCCAAGAACGATGTGCGGCGGCACGCTGTAGGGTAGGGTTATGACGTTTGGTGTTTGCGCTGGTGCTATGCCAATTGGCCGGATGACCGGCGCGACTGCCGGCGCAACCAATGTTTCGTCGTCAAGATCGAACTGACCGGAGCGCGCTTTGGAAACGTTAAATGACAGGGCGGCGCGCTGGTGACTTTCACTCACCATTGACGAGACGAAGGCGAAGGTCTTGCTCGCAGCGTCAGATTTCAGCGTCTCGTCAGTGCTCTCGAACGCTTTGGTCAGTGTCTCGAGCGCTTCTGCAACCTTTTGAACTGAGTGCTGAACGCGCTCTTTCGCGGTCACGTTTGATTTTGCCATATGATATTCCTCATGTGCTTTCATTGCGCAGGAACGGCAGCGAGAAGCTCGCTTGTCGCCGAAAAATCGTCCCGTTGGATTGGGAAACATTTCGCAGATTGTTGTGCAGTCGGCGTTGGCGCATCTGCACATGTAATGACCGCCGGCATATCCAAATGAGCGAAGATCAACGTCGCTCGGCTCACCCTTGCCGGGATCCCAAGTCATGCTGCGGCAGCCTCGCGGTATTTGAAGGGTGGAAAGACCGAAACCCAATTCTCAATGTCAGTCAAAAATGATTTGAACACGAGACGCTGACAAAACAGAGTAAAGGTTTCGATGCTTGGCGAGCCGGGATCAACCTTCAGGTTGATGGGCGCGGGACGCGCGGGATGCCGAAGATCCATGAGCATGAGATTGCGCATGAACAAGATCCGCTTGTCCTCGCTTTCAGCAAGATCGCGGAACTTCTTCGGCAGCTTCTTTAGGTCAACCTCGCCGGTCAAGCACATGTTCGAGAAATTCGAATAGGACTCGAACTCGGCCAGAAATTCCATTGCTCCTTTGTCGCCAATACCGCCGACGCCAGGAATGTTGTCGCCTGTGTCGCCCATAAGCGCTTTCATTTCCACAAATTGCTTGAAGGATTTGACGGCGATACCGAGCTTGTTTTTCTCGTCAGCAAGATCGGCGACTGTGCGGACCTTGCGATCATTAATCGGATCGAACCACATGCAATTCGGTCCAACGAGTTGCAGCCAATCTTTGTCGCCCGAGACCAGGACGACACCAGCGCCCTGCTTAATGTAACGATCGGCGCAAATTGCAGCCAGATCGTCCGCTTCCATGTTTGCAGCCTTTATTTGTGTGACGCCGAGGAGCTGCAGCGCCTTCTGAATTGCCGGGATCTGCTTTTTGGTGGACTCGCGCTCTGCCTTTTGCTTTTGGGCGGCCGCAGTGTCGTTCTTTTCGCGGTTTTCCTTGTAGTCCTTGTATTGCATCTTGCGCCAGGAGGCACCGTCCCAAAGGACGATCGGCGTGAACTGGCCATAGATGGAGATCTGTTTGCGCAACTGGCGCAAAAACCCGAAGATCGCTGTCGTTTCGACGGAGCCAACAGTGAGCTTGTTTTTCGTGCCGTTCGCAGCGTGCGCGATATTGTTGCCGTCGATGAGGAGATAGCGCTTCATAATAAACCTTGCTGATTGAGACGAGAAAGGGCGGCACGCTAATCAAACTAAAACGTGCCGCCCTTGACGAAACTGGCTCAACCGGGGGAAATCGAGCCAGTTCGCAGGTCTTATTCGATGTTGTCGAGGTCAGCGAGAATGTCGTCGAGGCTCGTATCGTCAGCGTCTTCCGGTTCAGCTACTGGCGCGGGCTTTACAGCCGCTTTCGTGACTGGCTTGGCAGGGGTCTTGACCAGTGTCGTCGCTTCATTGAGCGCGTCCAGATCAACATCAGTGTCGATCTCGGTGCTGTCATCGATCACTGCGTCGTCAACAGCCGCATCTTCCGACACGAGCGCCTTTGTCGGCGTTGACTTGCCGGTTGTCAGCAGACCAGGCTTGGTTGTTGCAGGGCCGCCGATGCGCGGAAGAGCAACGCCAGAAGTCTGAGCGATGAAGGCGAGAGCCTTCTTCTCATCGCCACGGAAGAATTCCTTCTCGATGTGCGCCTTCAGATCGTGCAATCGTGTCAGCACATCCTTGCTGATTGGCTCGCTTTTGCCTGGAAACACATTGACCGAATACTCGGTGTTCAGACCCTTGCCGGTCTTGGTGATGACGATATCCATACCGTTTTGCGGGTCGGTAATATCAACTTCGTTCTCTCCATACTGCTGGATCAGATCGGTGATCTGCGCAAACGTCGTTGGCGTGACTTCAAGGATCGCGCATTCATCCTTGGAACCGGCATGATCGACCACGTTCAACAGGATGGACTTCTTGGCGCGCCATTCGGTGTAGATCTTCTTGGACTCTTCATCGATCGCCGAATTGATCGCAAGATCGATTGCGGCATCAAGTTCACATGGCTCGCCATAGCAAACGTCGCGGCAGCCTACGACGGCCTGCGGTTTACCATTCAGTTCAGCCTTGATCCAGTGGACGCCAAGATCGGCCCAGAACTGACCATCTTCGCCGATCCAAGGAGCATTTAGAGAGGTTGGTGCCAGGACACGGTAGCGATTGCGACCTTCCTTGGGCTTGATCCGCGTTCCAGTGGAACGGCTGTATTTCGAAGACGCTTTTGAAACGAGCTTCATGAGTGCGGGATTGAGTGCCATGTGCTTTGCTACTTTCTACTTTGCGCTTTGCTACTAACTCCGTGACGCGTTCGTCATTTCGTTATTTCGTTATATAGCGAAAATGTTCAGGATTACTTCGGGAAAATCAGACGTTGAAGATGTTCCCGTATTTTGATGCGAGGAGGCCTGCCCGTTTTGAGGTCTCGGCATGGTCCTTTGAAGCGGCGAGGGCGTCAGCAGCCTCTTTTTCCTTCTTGGCCGACTTGGCCGTCTGGACTGCAGCATGCCGCTCCAGCTTGGTCACAATTGACGTGATCGGCTTGGTAATCTCGTCGATGGACGGCTCACGGCCGAGCACCTTCAGGAAATAGGAGATCAGGAGATTGAGCATAGATTGAACTCTTATCTGGGGTTGAGAGTGAATGTAAATCATTATTGACTTACTTTTATATATCAACAAAAACGAGGATTACATTACGAACTTTCTGATCCTGCAGCTTCCTCCTTCATGCGCTGCTTCTGGCGTGCAAGCAGGTTGTTTCGGCTTTCGGAGGCAGCTTCGTCGCGCGCCGTGCGCACCGAGATTGCAAGTTCGCCCTTCATCTCCTCGCGCTCCGTAGATCCGGACTGGATCAGCATGTCGCGGCGATGACGAAAGGCTTCCGTGGCAGTTTTTGCGTTGGCTTCAATCTGTTTTGCCTCAATCAGGGCTTTCTTCATATTGACGACACGGCCGTTGCGCGCCACACGTTTGTCGAGATCCGCAACTGTGGGTTTTTCGCCATCTTGGAGTGCGGTCTCACGTTCACGGCGATAGACGGCCGCTTCCGTGGATTCAAGCAATAATTTAACGGTATCCACCTGGCGCGAGGCCTGTGCAGCGATGACTCCGTAATGTGCAAACAGGGATGCCTGCTGCATCATAGCGTTGGACAGATCGGCAGGGGAATAGGCAAGGTCGCGTTTCATTTGCGCCGTGTCGATGAAGTTCTTGACCGTAAATGTGGCCGTCATTTTCAGACCTTTCGCTTGTTCTGATTAATTTATATCAAGTGCTCTCAAGGAGCGCTTGCGGGATGCATCGGCAATCAGTTCAGAAGATTGAAAACTGACTGGAAAACATCTTCGAGAAGCACGCTCTTTTCCGGCGCATAGTAAAGTTCGCCAGGATTGAAGCCGATGACCAGATTTGCGTCGAACTCCTTGGAATAGACCACCTTACCGGCTTGATCAGACGCCTTGCCTTTAAGATCGGGAAGAAAGTGACGCACTGTGGTTGTGCCGAGTAGAACGATCACGGGAGGCTCGAGGATCTGGATCTCGCGCTTTAGATAATCGATATACTTGGCAATCTCGTCCGAAGAGACCTGCTTATCTGCCTTTGGTCGCTTGATCAGCCCCGTCCAATAGATATCAGGACGCTTAAAATCATGCACGAACATGGCATCAATAACGGCTTGAACCTGCGCGCCCTGACTCATCGATCCAAGCTCTTCCTCGCCGCGTGTCGGGCAGTCGGTGATGATCATGAACGTCGCATCCTTACCGAAATGTGGCTTGACCGGCAGTCCATCGCTATCACCAGTCGATGGACCGTGCTTGGCGCGGTATTCTTGGATCACTTCTACGATATCTTCCTTCGCGTGTTTGTCGCGCGTCAGATCGCGGTGCACTGGCACGTTTGCCGTGATCAGGCCGGGAATGAGTTCGATCAGATCACGCACACGCGAGGGATCGGTCGCCGGAACAGAGCCAGGCTCGATGCGAGAGAACGCACCAACGCGCTCAAGGGCGTCTTGATGCTTGACGTTACAGCGGCGTTTTTCCACGCGATCGAGAAAATCCGCCTTATTCGTGAACGGACCCGCCTTCCTCGCCTCGATAATGGCTTGGGTCGTTGTGCCAGCGACGCCTTTGATGCGTTGGAAGGGAATGACTAAGCGCACATCTGTCGCAATCTCAAACCTGTCGGTAGAGATATTGATATCGGGCATTGAGACGTCGATGCCAAATCGAGCGGCGTCCGCAATGATGCCAGGCAACTTATCCTCATCCATACCTGTCAGCGCGGCGGCAAAGAACTCGACCGGATAGTGCGTTTTCAGATACATGGACTGATATGAGATCAGGGTATATTCGACTGAGTGGCTCTTGTTAAAGCCATAGCCGGCGAAGCCTTCAATCTTGTCGAAAAGCTGCCCCGCCCACATTTCGTCTGCCCCGATCGTCGCAACACAACCATCGACAAACTTGCCGCGTTCCTTCGCCATTTCTTCGGGCAATTTCTTACCCATGATCTTGCGTAGCTTGTCAGCGTCGGGAGCAGAGTATCCGGCAACTGCGCGAGCGACCTGCATAACCTGTTCCTGATAGACCATCACGCCAAATGTTGGCTCGAGGATCGGTTCCATCAATGGATGGTCATATTCGATGTATTCCCGACCCTGCTTTCGCTTATAGAATGAGTCCATCATTCCCGATTCCATAGGACCTGGGCGATAAAGCGCGGTTGCGGCCGTAATATCATCGAAAGTAATTGTGCCGTCGCTGCCAAGCTCTTTCAGCAAGCGGCGCATTCCACCGCCTTCAAACTGGAAGATGCCGATCGTGAGACCCTTGGCGAAGTTGTTCAGCACTTCCGCATCGTCAAGCGGGATCCGGTTGATGTTGACGCGTTTTGAATGCCGCTCTTTGATGTAATTGAGTGTGAGGTTGATCAGATCAAGCGTTTTCAACCCGAGAAGATCCATTTTGACGAGCCCTTGATCCTCAACGATGCGCTTGTCCCAACAGACGACAGACATTTCCTTGCGCTTTTCGATGACAGCGCGATCCGTAAGATCGACACCCCCAACGATAATGCCGGCGGCGTGCTGGCCGTATGAGCGCGTAGTCTCTTCCAGACGGCACATGATGGGCCACCAATTGTCCTCGTATTTCTCGGCGAACTCCTGGATCTCCTCGACCTGCAGCGCGCAATTTGCCAGGGAGACGTTAGCTCCGTGCAGCTTCGGAACTGCCTTTGAGCACTTCGTGTCGCGCTCGGACAAACCGACGGCTTTGCCGATATCTCGGATCGAGGACGCGGCGGCAAGCGTGCCAAAATTCGAAACGCCAGCTACTCGAGCCTGTCCGTATTTCTTGATGAGGTATTCAACAACTTCGTGGCGACGTTCAGACATGAAATCAAGGTCGGCGTCAGGAAGGTCGATACGATCAGGATTAATGAAACGCTCAAACAGAAGTCCGAAACGGATCGGATCACAGTCAGTGATTCCCATAAGGTAAGCGACCAAAGAACCGCCGACAGAACCGCGGCCAGGCCCGACAAGAATTCCATTAGATTTCGCATAATTCACCACGTCTTGAACGAGGAGAAAGTAGCCTGAGAAATTGAGTTTCTTTAGCACCGAGAGCTCATAGGAGAGACGCTCCTTGTAGACGCCGGCAAGGTCAGTCTTTTCCGGAAGGTGGCCAAATACAGCGTCAGAGAAGCGTTCCTTCCAGCCAAGTTTGCATTGCTCCACGACGGCCAGAAACTCGTTTGGCGCCATCTGCGGAAGCGAAACAGGCTGTTTCTCCCACACGTAGCTCACGCGCTCGGCGAGCTTGTCCGTATTGAGCAGCCCCTGCGAGAACGCTGGTCCAACCCCCAATGATCCACGCGCACTGACGCGCTTGGCTGCACTTAGGACATGCTTCTTCATTTCAACATCGCCGACGACGTGAAAATCACGATTGTCCATCGACTTGAACCAACCATCGGTGATTTTCACGTTGTTGGCGACAGCACCCATGATATCAAGAGCATCAGCCTCACCTTCGAAGTAATACGCGGGACGCACCGTAAGTGGCTGACAGCCATGACCGATCGCCTCGAGTGAAAGCTGGTTGATGCGTGTGAAATAGGGCGTATCAACCGCGATAAGTGAGGCGTAGACATTCTCAAAGCCAACGCGATGCGCAAGTTCCGTGACGATATCGGCGACTTGAGGATGTGTGATAACACCGTGCGCGTCGCCAAGGGTCAGCGCGATGTCGCCCTTCTCCAGATTGTCCAGTTCCGTATAGAGATCCTCAAAGCCAAGCTTACTCTCGTAGTAGAAGCGGGATTCGGAATTTGCGAGGGACAGCAGCCGGTAAAGTCCTTTGAGGCCAGCCTCTGTCAAAAAATATGCCGTTAAGTAGTAGTAGGGCGGCATATCCTTCTTCTTTTGCCCCTTGTCGGGACGCCACTCCGGCCCGTCAGTCATGCGCAGTCGCACGCCAATGATCGGCTTAATTTCGGCTTTCTTGGCGCGAGTTGTAAAATCTACCAGACCAGTCAACGACATGGTGTCGGTAATGCCGACGGCACGAGCGCCCAGCTCTTTTGCTTTTTCAACGAGCGATGACGGCGAAATAATCGACTCGCCGATCGAGAAATCGGTTCGAGCTGCTAAGATGGAGTGCATATTAAGTCCTCTTGATTTGAATAGTGCCGTTCATTTCTCGCACTGCGCCAATATGCTCGAGTGCCTGGAAGGCCATGCGAGCGTGGGCGTCTGCTGTATTTTGCTGCCAGTCGAATTTGGTCATGAACGCGGCGGCAACGAATTGGCGCGTAAGTGGGCGATCGAGTTTGATAAGAAGATGCGCAACGATGCGCATGAAGGGCAGGGTGCCGGCGAACGGGTTCTCGCCCTTCTGCAGTTTTTCGGTAACGTTCAGATTAGAGCGATCAAGGCGATCGACCAGTTCCTGGGTCTTTTTCGGCAGAGCAAGCTCGCCCGGATTGACCGGAGAGGTCTTTGTTGCGCCCTTTGGCGCGTCAGGCATCGTCGTGATCCCCCACCTTGCGCGCAATGCGAAGAGGTTGGTCGCATGAAGCGGCTTGCATTGTTCCTGGAAGGCGCATCCGCGGCAAACGGGATGGGCATCGTCAAAGGAAAGCGCGGAGCCGAAACAGCCAGGCGCAAAGTGAGGGATCGTATCGGTCATATTGCTCGCACTCGTTTATGGGCATTCCGTTTTGCTTCTTCGCCGGCCTCGCGGATCTGAGCGGCAATCTTGACCCGCTCTGAGCGCGGCGCACCCATCAGATCGAAGATCAGCGTCGTCGTGACACCGCCCATGGTAAATGTTGTATGGCCTCGGGAACGGCCGAACTCGGCTCTGGCGTCGAGCGCATCAACTTCCTTTAGAAGCTCCGCCGGTGGATCGCGCAGCAATTGAATGAACAGCTTGGCGCGTGGCTTCAGGCGTGCGATCGCGTATTCCCAGTAATTGTTTTCCTCAAACTCTGAACCCGGCATGGGATCGGCCGAGGGGATGATTTCTTCCAGCTTTGCGCCGTCCTCGGTCATTGGCGTATCGATCGACTTGGCGACGACTTCCGCAAACCGGCGACTGACGTGCTTCTCGGCCCAACGGTTGATGTGCATTTTCATCCCGTTGTAGAGAAAGGTCGGGAATGCAGCTTGCTTTTGAGGGTTCCAACTGTCGCGCGCCTTGCACCAGGCGATCCAGAGTTCCTGTCGGATATCTTCTCGCAGGTGAAGGGGCGCCCCGGCACGTTCAAGCCGGCGCATTACCCGATCAGCAAACGAATTGACGTTCCGCTCACTTTCCTTCCAGTCGATCATCAGCCGAGCAACCTCTGCGCAAACTGCTCCGCCACTGCCTTATCGACGCGGGAGAAGCGGTTGGTGATCGCAAGCTTGATGCCTCGGATGAAGTCTCCTCCGAAGTTCAGACCGTTATCTGCGGCGTTGATCAGCTCACGCGGCGAGCAGGTCATTGTCAGCTCGCCTTTCTTGAAGGCGTCACGCACAGCATTGCCGAACTGGACGATTCTCGATGCATCTTCCTCGTCCACGGAGGTCTTGGACATGAGGATCGACTGCTCCGTCGCAGCATCCATGTATGTCACTTCCTCAGTGATCGCGAAGCGCGAATAGGCGGCGGCATTCTGCATGATCGTGCCTTGATAAAGGCCGGTTTCGTCGCCCGTTCCGTTCGTATTGCCGGTTGCAGTGAAGCGGAACTCTGGATGCGGCTTGATCACGCGATATTCAGCAGGTGCGTCTTTGATGACGAGTGGCTTGCCTTCGAGGACTGCCTGATATGCGGCGATCACGCCTGGCATCGCATAGTCATATTCATCGGCGCAGTAGACCATGCCGTGTATCATTGCCTGTGCGAGCTGCCCGAGCTGATACTCAGTCTGCGAAATATAGCGTTTGGTCTTCTGAAGGACGCCGTCTTTGTCCATCACCTCTTCTTCGACTTCCTTCGTGGCGACAACCCACTGACCGAGAATGTGAGCCTCTTCAGTGTCGCGAGTGTGCTGGACGCGCATGTATGGGCGGCGAAGACGAGCACACACCTGTTCAATCAATGATGATTTACCTGTGCCATGATAGCCCCAGAGATAGAGCGTCTTGCCAAGCTCAAGCGCCATCATGACCGTCTTGGTCAGATCGATGTTGAAAACGTAGTCCGGATCCACGAGCTCGAGGTAGGGAACGACTTCCGGCTGGTGATTGGCGAGGATTGAAACCTCAATCGGGTTGCCGAGCGACGATTTGGCCGCCTTCGCATTACCCATGCTGAAGACCTCATGAAACAGACCTTTCGCACGGCTTTTGGTGCCGGTGGGATCAGCCGACGCAGTAGACACGGCGGAGCGTTTGCGCTCTTCGGCGATCAGGTGCAGCGCATACTTTGAATAGAGCGGCGCATCGGGGTATTCCGTCTTGTAACGCTCGACGGTCCATAAATCTTTGGTCGGGTCGCTATAGTTTTTCTTGATGTGGTTCGAGATAGAATGAACCTCGACCCCGTCGATCTGACAAACGATACGCGACCGATCCAACTCTGCATCTTCCATGTGAAACTCTCTCCGTCTCTGTGCGCTTTGCGCTGTGTTGTCTTCAATAACTACTGACTTTTGATTAGGATATCAAGTCAATAATGATTTACTTATATGGGAAATGACGATTAACAATCTCCTCTTAAGAGAGGATCGCTTTCAACCGCTTCATCACTTCGCCAGGGAGGGCTGCCACATCGCGCAGCACCACGTTGTTGGGATAGTATTTGCTCACGGACGCATCCATGATGCCGATGCCAACGAGGTCGATACCCATCTTCTCGACCTTCTTGACGGTATCCATCAAATGCCGTTCGTCGCTGTGATTTGCGCCGGCCGGTTGTCCGTCTGAAAGAACGAGCATGACTTTGCGTTTCTCCTGGCGCTTGATCAGGCGAAGCGCTGCGTATTCGACACACTCGCCATCGACGTTATTAAACATGCCTGGCCGCGCATACGCTTGGTAAGCCACGCGCTTTTTCACCTCTGACGTCACGCGCTCATCGAAACCTTTGTAGATGGGCATGATGATTGGACACGTGCGCGCCCAGCGAATACCGGAGGAGCGTGCTTCATCCGCGATCGCCTCCTGGAGCGTGCGCGGAAGAGCGCCATAACCTGCAGTGGTAAAACCCAGCATCTCATGGGCGATGCTCACTCGCTCCAACGTTGTCGAGAGCGCATAGGCCGCTACCATTGCCGTAGCGATCTTGTTGTTGCTTACCATCGATCCGGAAATATCGATCAGAAGAGTGACCGCCGTGTCTTTTGAATGATGCTCGAGCTTGCGATAGAACACGCGGTCGTCGCCTGTCGTAAGGCGATGGAGACCAGGTGCGTGCAAGCGACCGCTGCGATGACCTGGAATACGCATGACGTGGCTCTGCGAGGCCATCATGCGCTCGATATCCTTCTGCATGCGACCAACCATTGAGCGCACTTCACTTTCCATCTTTGGAACCCATGAATCCGGAATATTGGCGTCTTTCAGATCAAGAGGCTCGATCCGATCAAATTCGCGGGTAAAGACGGTGTAAGGCGCGCTGTGTAAGTCGCGGACAGCGCCCTTGGTGATCTCATCGGCCATTTTGGAGGATAGATCCAGATCAGAGAAGTCCTCGTCGTTGAACTCGTGGTCAAAGACACTGGTGCCGGCGGCACCATTTCCAACTCCGCCTTCATTTTCGGAGTCTCCCTCCGGGTCTTCTTCATCAATGGATGTTTGACGTTTTTCGTCAGAATGACTGCGGCCGCTGCTGCTTTCGCCCTCGTCCTCTGCGCCATCTGCATCTTCTTCTGTGTCACCGGAGCCAGAGCCGCTATCGCCGTCATCTAATTCATCATCCACGTCGCCGTCATCTTCGCCATCGGGATCTGATGGCGGTGCATCATAGCCCTCATCATCGTCCATCCCATGATCCATTCCGGCGAGTGGGTCGCCGAAATCGTCATCTTCGTCTTCGTCCGTTGGTTCAGAAGGTTCGTCATCGCTCGACGCCTCGTCGTCGAAAGCATCTACCTCGATATCTTTCTCGGGTGTTTTTCCTTTGGGCTTACCAGCAGCCTTGGCTCCGCCATCCGCAGCATCTTTCGCTTCGCCAGACTCCCCGCCGCTCGCCTCTTCCGAGTCTTCGCCATGCGGTTTCTTACCTTCGCCAGGACCATCGCCGCCTTCTTCACTTTCTTCCTTCTTAGGCTCAGGGTCTGCTTTCGGCGCGGGAGGCGGCGGAGGTGGCGCTGGATAGAGAATCTTTTCCAACAGCTCGGCAGCTTCACGACACTGTTTTGTCGCGTTGAATTTAGGAAGTGCCTTTTTCAGCGTCTCTGGGAGGGCATCCACGAACGCTTTTACGATAGGCTGATCCCAGAGCTTTTCCTCGTTCATATATGCTTGGAACTCGACATGACCGGCGAGAGCGCGCATGAGCGGCACAAGCAGAATACGAAACTCCTGCTTGTCGTCACCTTTGACCAGTTTCATGGCCGGCTTGGTGATCTTATCAACAAAGTGCTTGCGCAGGTCTGCGATATTTTTGAGCGAGCCTGGGAATATCTTGACGATCTCCCGCTCAATCATCGTGTCTTCCACGATATTGACGAGATCCTGCAGTCGCTTGTTTTTCACATCATGTGCATCGCCTTTGACAAGGTAATCCTTCCAGTTGGTCAGAAGAACATGCGCGACCTCATGATCAATGAATCCTTGAATCGCGCGGATGAAACTTGCATCGGCCGTGTCGGAGACATTCGGAATGTTGACGCGCTCGGGTTGGCGTGTGCGAGGATTGACTGACACGTAGGCCCTTGAGCCGCGTTGTGTCACGACGACCTTCTTGGCCGTGAGCATTGGAACAAGCTTCGTGATGACTTCCCGAAGTTCTATAATTTCCCGCTTCATCCTGTTCTCTCTGTCCTTATGATATCAATCAATGTTGATTGATTAATAATGCTAAAATCGTTGGATAACAAATGGCAATAGAAGGAGACCGTCGCCCATTGGAGGGATGATAATATGGATATTGCCGTGAACCGGATGCGTCCCGGAATGAACGTCAACTCCACCCTGTTGACGAAGCTCGTGATTTTCCAGTTTTTCGATTTCGTAATAGGCATTCTCAAATGTCACATTTTGATAACGGATAGCAGAGGAAGCATTCGACATGTCAGAGACCTTAGTAAGTTTGAGGGAGGTAGTAAGAAGTATCGCACCGTTAAGGAAGTCAATCATTATTGATTTATTTCCTTTGGCACATGAAAACGGCGACCACAAGGGCGCCGTATTCGTTTTCAGAATTATTTTTAGGCTGGCGTCTTTGTCTTCCGCTCGGCATTATCGAGCAGCTTCTCCAAACCACTTTCGAGCTCCTGAGTGAGCGAAGGGTCGGCATCGCCCGTATATGCACGGATTTTCTCAACCCAAGCGAGTTCGTTTTCCGTCATCGTGCGGTTCATCATCTGCGTCAGGGCATAAGTGTCCTGCTGGCCGAAGTTCTGTTCGAGCGCCAGGCGGAAGAGAATGTTGGGATCGACTTCGAACGCCTTTGCCAGGATAAACACCTTTTCCAACGGAACCTTGGCATCACCGTTCTTCATCATCGAAATGATATTCGGCTTATGATAGCCGGCTTCCATCGCGATATCATACTGACTCTTGCGGTGTTTGATTTCATCCATGCGCTTTTGCAGGAACTTCACCACACGCGTGTGTGAGTAAGGACGGATCTTGTCATCTTTCATTGAATATTTGCCCCTTCTAGGCACTTTCTTATGAAGCTTCGTGAGCACCACCAACACGTCGCTTTCAATAATATTTATAGCAGTCTCTTAATGGGCTGTTCTCTGTTTACGACGGCAAAATAGCGCCAGTCACTAAAATAAGTCAATAATGATTTATAAGCGTGCCTATATTCCTCTGACAATTTGTAACGGGTTGCAAGGATTCGTCATTCACTTCCAAGGATTCAAAATAACGACTATAAGGATTCAAGTGGGGAAAATTAAAATGCTGAGATCGCTCTTAGTTGTGGGGTTTGTGCTTCTATCTTTATCGGCTCAAGCCTCAACCGGCTTGCTATCATGCGTGGTAGAGAAGGCCCCAACTGGCTCAAATGAGCAGTTGGGCGCTAGGTATGTCATTGGTGTCGATAAATACTTTCCATACCTGACTTGGATTTCAGAGTCTGGCGTTGCGATCACACAGCAATGTAGCAGATCCGACAATCTCATTACGTGTTTTTCGCCCGTGCTCGGTCGCAACAACGTTTTCGATACCAAAACGGATACGTTTATCTGGGCGACGGATGCAAAAGAAGCGTTCGCGAGGCTTCGTTGCAAACCCCTAGATATCAGCAAGAATTGAAGGGTGAATGATGAATGCTTAGAGCTCTGCTTTGTGTTGGATTTGCTCTTACCGTATCCGGAGCTCAAGCGGCTGAGCCAGCAGGTCTCGTGATTTGCCGTGTTGTTTCCAACCAGATGAGAGAGCTGTCCTTTAAAGTGGGCCAACGCTTCCTGTTGACCTACAGATTTGATAATGGCGCAATAACTTGGATATTTCCCGATGGCGGTGGGCGAGAGATTCCTTGCAAGGCAAATGGCGACTATTTGACCTGCCCCTGGTATGACGGTTACTCGGCGGTCTTCAATCGCAAGAACCTGACTTTTAGTTTTCCAAATACGATTGGCCCATCAACTTCAGAAAGCAGTTGCCGATCGCTTGATATAAACGCTCTTCCTGAATAGCTCCTATCGAAGCTGTGAAATCCGCTCGTTCCATAATATATCTTATGCCGCATTTTCTCGTGAATCGCGGAAGTCTGTTCGTGGTTAATAAACCCCTATTGCAACAGGTAGCAGAATCGGCGCTACTTGTTACGTGACAGCAAGCGAGTCGGACATGAGTGGATCAGAAACGCAGAGAATGGCTATTTTTCGTCGGCAGAAGCGCCAGGAGGGTTTCCGCGAGGCGACCATCTGGTTATCGCCGGAAGACGAGCAGGCCATTCAGAAGGTAGCTGAAAAGTTGGGCGTAACCACCCGCGCGGATGCAATCCGTATGACGATGCGCAAAGTCGCTGATGAGGAATTGAAAATGTAACCTGACAAAGCAAAAGCCCCGAAGGCTGGAACCTTCGAGGCTTTGAAATAGAAAGTGGCGAACCACCCGAACAATAAGGTTCTCCCACTTTTCCGAATCACTGTCAACACTGATTTCCGGTGATCGGCGAAGCTTTGTCTTAGCGAGGAGCGGGACTTTGAGAACCGAGGGACATTCGGGCTGGCGCCGTATAGCGCCGGCAATGGACAGCTATGTGCCGGAAGATGCCGGCACCAAGAAGGATCTATTCGAGAGCGCGCATCTGGCAGCAATTGCCCTGGGACTGCGCCCATCCGCCAGGTCCATTCTATCACAGCTCGTCGGGTTCTTTCGCGAGCCTATCAACGGTCTTTACCTGGTCTGGCCTTCCAACGAGTTCCTATCCGATCGAACGGGACTCTCCGACCGCGCTATCCGATATGCGATTGGGGAGTTGATCCGGGCCGGTGTGATCCTTGCGCGCGATAGTGCCAACGGAAAGCGATTTGCTGTGCGCTCCAAGCAGGGTCAGATTCTCGATGCTTATGGCTTCAATCTCTCCCCTCTCTTGGCGCGGAAAGATGAACTGCAGGCGCGCACGGATGCTATCCGCGAGTTCCAGCGGGCTCGCATGGCCTTGTTTGATCAGATTACGATCTGCAGGAGAGCTGCTCAGGAAGCGCTGTATGCTCTCAGTGCATTGGAGATGAGTATCGACACGAGCGACCTGCAAGCCGAGTATGAGCGCCTAGTAGCGCTTTCGCCGCGTAGAACGTCGTCGCAGCCCGTAGAGCCTGTGCTTTCTCTGTGGCAAAGTCTGAAAACTACCCTTGAAGATAGATATAATGCCGCCTGTGGCGGCAAAAACAGCCGTCTCATTGAGAACAACAAAGATTCTCCTGACCAGTCTTGTAACAAACGGCAAAGAGATAATGAAAGCGAAATCAACTTGCCTGATTTGTGCGCTGCATGCCCGGACGCCTTTGGATACGTTGAATCTGTGGGCAACGATAGAGAACTTCTATCGGCTGCCGCGGGCTTGCGAGGTGCAATTGGGATTCACCGGAGCGCTTGGGACGAAGCTATGGAGAAAATTGGCCCATTGCGAGCGTCGGCCGCGTTCTTCGTCGTGCTTGAAATTTATTCCGCGGATCAGTCTGGTGAAATGAAAATCAAGAATCCGGGCGGATACTTCCGAAATTATGTGCGGATGATTGAAAGCGGGCAGATAGATCTGGCCGAAGTCATCAGATACATGCGCCGCAAGAAAGCTCATTGATGAAAAAAAAAAGGGCCGCTTGTAAGGGGAGGAGAAGCGGCCCTTGGACACAGAGAGGTGTAACTTTACCCAAGTCACCAGGGATTCAAGTTCTGCATTCTATTATAGCAAGCAAAAGAGGGACTGCAGATTTATTTGACGCTATTTGGCGAACCGCACGCGACGTTTGTCTATTATCGTCAAGCCGCCACCTTTTCGACTTCGCCGTCTTTGTCGTCACGGAAGCATTTGAATACTGGATGACGAAGGGATCCATCGGGCGTGACCTCATGAAACTTGACCTCAATGAGACGGCCAAGAAGCTTCCAGCCGCCGCTGATGGCAATTGTCATGTCGCCTGCGAGCGCAGCCGCTTGATCTTCCATGTAAAGCTTCCAAATTTCTTCGCGCTCTGCGTCGGTGAAACCACCGCCGACATCCACTTTAACCCCGGATCTATTAACCGACAGACCTCCCAGACAATGCTCGTATTTCGTATCGGGCTCGCCCGGATAAGCGCCGATAATTTTAAGATCCTCTGTCTCCTCACCTTTAAGTTTCATCCAGGTGTAAGACTTGCGCTTCTCATACTGGGCGTCCGTATGCTTGACGATCATCCCTTCAAGGGTTTTCGGTCGGCCGGTCGCATTATCCATCGTCAGGGGAACGAGTTCCGCCTCACGTTCTGCGTTGCCTCGCGCCAAATAGGACGCAAGCGAGCGATTGGAGAACTTATCGTAGAACTCCTGAACCTGAGCATCGTTATTCAGAAAGTAACGCGGAAGGATTTGGATCGCATCAATACCAGCTTCGCGAGCTGTGCGATGAAACTCCTCAACCATCTTGCGCCGAACATTCCACTCGGGACCAGAATTGCCGATTGCGTCGAAGTCTGCGCCGGACAGTAGATCGAACAGATGAATTTCAGCTCCCTCGGCCTGTTCCGACTTGCGACGAACGGATCCAGTAGTATTGAAGAGACCAGTCATGACTTCTCCGTCGAGCATGAAATTCAAATCTTCACGCGCATTTCTGGCAAGATCTCCAGGCCGCGTGCTGAGCGTAAAGCGGAGAGCTTCATTGTTGCTCGTGGCGAGCACCTTTAACGCAGTTTGGATGACAGGCTCGACCAGAAAGTCGAGAGCGGGAAAGCGCTTGCCGGATCGTGAAAAGAAACCACCATGACCTTCTCGGGCCCGGAACGTCACTCGCATTCCATCGAGCTTTGGTTCACCAACAACGGGCCACTTCTTGACCTTCTTTTCCTCATAAGGATGCGCACGTTGAACGGCAAAGACCGGTATCAGGCCGGGGATGACTGAATTGATCGTCGTGGTGGAAATGCCAGCCTTAAGATCCTTCGACAAGATCCAGTAGAACATCTTTGCGCCGGCCTCATCGAGATACTCCATGATCTCGGCAATCTCGCGCTGCGCAGCATGGCCCGTCAATTCACGCGAGGCGAGCTTATTGAGGATGCGCTCCACGATACTTGGTTTAAACGACATTTTGCCGAATACATCAGGGTTCGGGCAGGATACGCCGAACGTGATGAATGGATCATAGGCCCATTTAAGAACGAACTGTCCAATTTCGAGCTTAGCGAGCTCGCCAACCAGACGCTCTTTCTCGAGCCGCCCTGGTGTATTGGCAATCAAATTGATCAGTGTATATGCTTGGAATCCGTCATTCATTTTTAGACGCCTTTCACGCGTTGAGAGCCGCAGCCATGTCTCCGGACGAAGCTGCATCGATAAGATCGTCATTGGCTGGTTCGGAAGCCGGTGACGGTTTCAGGGTTGTTCTGCGACGGGTAACAGAGGTATCGCTGATAGCGCTTGGCGCATGCTGCATCTGTTTGCGGATGCGCTCGTTTGCCGTCTCAATCAGAGCGCGTTCTTTGGCCGGCACACCAAAGTTGTTCATCGTTCCATCGCGCACGATAATTGGGAGGACGCGCTCAAGAAGATCGTCGCGCAGGCGAACAGTCTTCGGCTCGGTCGAGGCGTAGGGCTCTGGCGCATTCTTGTCGTGTTTGCCGTAAATCATTTTATCTACCAGCTTTGCCATCGGACATTTGCCGGCCGACATACATGCTTGGCAGCCCTTGCGAACCGGAGGCTTGAAGCCAGCCCAGACCCGATCGCGAAGTTGCATGCAGGCGGCGACCCTCGTTTCCACACCAAAGATCGGGCAGTTGAATTTGGCCTGGTTGGTGCGTTTGAATGTGAGAACTGAACCCGACATTAGAACCTCCCGTAATTTGGATTGGAGTTGCGATAGCGCTCTGAGCGCACGGTTTCCGCTGACGCAGTCTTTTTGCGTCTCGCGCGTCGAACGATGATGCGTATGTTTGCGTCGACCCGACCTGTCTCGTTCGCAATTGCTTCGAGAATGTCGAGGTCGTCGCGAGATTTCAGCAGGTTGGCCCTATTGTCGCGAAAGATGGCGTTGTTCTCGGCATGATCTATGCGCAGAAGCACCTTGAGTTCTTTTCGAAGAGACCGAACGGCCTCGAGGCAGGCTTCGTCGTGTCGCACACTCTCGGCGTGAAGGCGCATATCATCGGAAATGTCGCCCATCAGAATCTCCCGAAGTTCGGGTTCGCTGAGTATTTGGACTGCTTCTGACGCTCGATTTCGGCTTTGCGCTCTTCCTCGGCCGCTGCAATCTGCTCTGACGTGTAAGTCATGCCACGTGGCTGTTCCGGCAGGCGATTGAAGTCTTCATCCATCGTATTGACCGGCGCAGCTTTGCGACCAGTCACGTCAATTGCCGGATCGAGAAAATTGACAACATCGCCAGGAAGCTTGGCCCACACCATGCGCCCGAAGGCAGTCATGTTGGAATCCTTGTCAGCGGCGAATGTTTCGCTCTGGCTGACGACTGCATAACCTTTGCGCTCACGCTCATCCATTGCTTTGCCGAATGCTCTTTCTGCGTTTGCACGATCGGCGAACTTCTCAAATCTATATTGACCCTCGGATTTGACCTTGCCCCAACGTCTAATCAATATTGATTGACCTTTTGCATTCATCGCGAGGATGAAATGATAGCTTTTTGTGCCGCCCATGTGGTCGAGCGATACTCGCTTAAGATCGATAGGATATACCGACATTCTGTTTCTCTCTGTGTTCTGTGTTGTTTCGTTTATAGCAAGTTCTGAATAGGAAAGTAAGTCAATAATGATTGATTTATGACTTTACCGGGTAGGGACTTCGAAGGCGCCATTTGATATCGAGCGCTGGCGACCAGTTGACTGCCTCAAAGTATGCGCGTCGCACCACTTCCGGCAGCACTTCATTCGGATCCTTGCCAAGTGGTAGCAGTGCGATGCGCGCCTGGAGACCGATACCGGAGACCAGCTTTGCAGCATTCAACGCCGACATTAGGGCTTTGTGCTCGCCGTCCCACATTATGGTCAACCGCTTAAGTCCCCTCGCCTTTAGCTTAACGAGCGCACCGAGTTGATCATTGCCGTCGAGTGTTCCGTAGGACAGGTTTTTGCCGAAGGACCCAATCGGCACGACATGACGAAGCGCATTGTCATCATCAAACGCCATCTTCATGGCAACAACGTCGAAAGCACCCTCGCCCATAGCGGCTTCACTTGTAGCAAGAACGTTTTGTCCATTGAACAGGTAGCGGCCGGTGCCTGGAAGTGTGGCGGGAAAGAGATACTTCTTCTCGCTATCCGTCGTGATTGCACGACCTTGAAACGTGACGAGATCTCCTTCTATGTCATAGACTGGAATGATCACGCGGTTGTCAAACCGCTGCATTACTTTCTCGCCGTCTTCGTTCACATATTGCCAAAAGCCGTATTCGCAGAAGCGCAGGTGAAAATATTTCCCCATTGAAGCGTCGATACCGCGCTGCTCAAGATATTGAAGGTTCTCTCCTTCGTCGGTAGGTAGTGCAAAGGAATATGGAAGCTTAACGGTCGGCGTATCAATAACCGCCGCCGTGATCGTGCGCCGCGGTCGATAACCCATGTCTTTGAGCATATCCTTGCAGGCTTTGAACGTTGCACCCCATTCCTTGTCACCGTGACCCAGATGCTCATGGATGAAAGAAAGCTTGGTGTATGTCTTGTTGCACACAAAGCAGTTTCCCACGCCTGAATCGGCATTGAGATAGACACGCCAGCGGGAGTCGCCGCACGCAGGACAATGCTTGGCGTTGATCTGCATGCCAGAGCGCCCTCTCGCCTTTTTGTATGGCAGGCTTTCGACCTCGAAGAGATATTCGAGGTCAAATTCCTTGATGATATCTTTGGTTTCCATCTACTCTTTCCCGAGAAAGCTCTTGATGAACCGAAGCTGCTCGCGATCCTGGCGGAAACGCAACGTAAAGCCGTCTTCCGAGTTACGGGCGGCAGCAAAGAAGAGGCGCGTCTCATTGGACTTGCGTTCTTCTTCCGACGCATTGATTGAAATCACCACATCTGCTGTCCGGATCTTGTTGAAATCTTCCGCAACGTCTGTGGCTTTCGCTGTTGAGGCTTTGGCGCCTTCGCGGTTCGTTTGCGTAGCGGTGAGCATCGCAGCATCAAATTCAAAGGCGATCGCACGTAGGTCGATATAGATTGCGCGCATATTGTCGATCAGATTGTCCGAGCGATATTCAGCGGCCATGATGTCCGCGTAATCAACCGTGATCAGATCAATCAGGATTCCATCGGCGCGCAGCTGGTCGATGATCCGGTGCAACTGACTTGGTTTCAGCGCACCAGAAGCGAAGTTGCGCATCAAAAGCTTGCCGGCCCTCGCCTGCGCCGCTTTAATCTTACGCTTAACGGTCTCGTAGTCGTCCTTCAAAAGCCGCATAGCGGTCTCTGAGAGCGCGGCATCGAGACGATCCGAGATAATCTCGCAAGACACTTCGCAGGATGCGTAGAAACAGTTGTGGCCGGCCAGAGAAGCGTTCTTGGAGAACTCACCGAGGCCGAGCGTCTTACCGGATTTGGCGGCGCCCATGAGCAACGACATTTCCTGCCGACCCCATCCGCCATGATAAAGATGGGCATCGAGCTCGGACACGCCGGTCGTTATACCTCGCCGGAGGATGCGGCCATGTTTGAAGTCATCGCGCAGCTTGGTTCTGCTCTCGATCTCTTCAAAATAATCGTAGTCTTGGCCATCAGCTTGGGCACCAACCGAGTGTGCTTTCTTTTGCAGCGCCTCGATCGCTTTAAAGTCACCCTTCTCCAGAAGGGGAATGCTATCGACCATTGCCTGTTCGATTGCGCGATGACGCGCAAAATCGACTACCTTGTTGGTAACGAACAAGGGGTTCGACAGATCAGCCTTCAGCGAGAACTTGATGATCTCCTTCACGCCCTCGACCAGATCCGAACGGATCTTCTTAGCTCTGATCGCATCGCGAATGATTGTTGGCAGAATCGAGAGATCCGGAACCGCCTTGTAATCCTTCACGTGATTATGAACGATGCTGACGACCGTGCCGATCGCGTCTTCCGTGAAATACTCCGGTTTGATCAGGTCTTTTGTGCGTTGCGCAAACTTCGTGTCGCGGATCGTGAGTGCCGCGACCTTGCGCTGGAAAGCATTGTCGAAGTCGAACTTCGTCGCCTCGGTTTCCGTCGTCTCTGTGGCTGGCGCTTCTAGCTCCTCGACTTCCGACACTTACTTAACCTCAGAAAAGTAAATAATAATTGATTTACTATATACACGAATAGAATTATCGACCGGAGAGCCAGTCATCAAATCCACCAATGGAAGTGATAGCTTGATGAAGTATTGATCGGCAGCAAGTAGCGTGCCCTTCACATACTTTTCGACACCTGACAGGATTATCGCAACGCTGATTTCTTTACCAACGAGGCGATCCAGATCATCCTGATGGGACCAGCGCTTCTCTTTGCTCTTGCCAGGAAACCCGAGCTTCTGACGCACAGGACGTGCAGCCTGCTTGTCTCGAAGGTCGAAAACCTGTTGTTTGTTGAATTGTTCGCGCATATCAAAATCCTTCGCTTATCGTGCGTCTGTGTTCAATTATAGCGTTTGCTCGTAGGAGTGTTACTGGAGATAGCGATTGACGCGCTCGACCATGAAATCGTCATAGCGGTTCTCAATCTTCTCCAAGGGCAGCAAGTCGTCATTGACAAAACGCGCCAGAAACTCAGGCGGATTGGAACGCAGTCCCGCCTGCTTCATTAGCCACTCGTGATAATCGTCCTGATGGCCGATTCCGCGATAATTTTGCATTATGTAAGCTGGCTCGTCCGACAGATAGAGACGCGTTGACTGCATCTCCTCCCAACGCTTTTGAATCTTCTCGACGTCGAGTTCGCCAAATAGATGTTCCGGCTGTGGAAGGTGGCGCTGATTCCAGTATCGCATCCGGAACTTCAGTGCGAGGTCGATGTAGAGATGATAGGGCATCCCAAGTGCGTCAGCGACCTGGCGGCCACGCCAAAATCCGATGAACCATCGCTTGTATTTGCGCAAGCCTTGGGCAAGACCGTCAAACACCTTTTCGACAGTGAGTGGTTTGACATATTGAGCGGCTCTGCTGTCCAGATTTTCGGCGAAATGGCGCTTGTAGATTTCCCCGTAAACGTCGATGTAACGGCGGGTTGCCGCGAGCGGGGTCAATTCACGATAGTCGAACCACTTGGATGCGAAGAGCTCCAGTTCGTGTTCAAGCAAAGGTTTACCGACGATGTGCCAAACCAGAATGTCGTCCTCTAGGGGCGACATTCTGGCGTCATGTGTATTACGTGTTAACTCCATAAGTCAGTGTCCGATGCAATCCGCTGTCTGTTTCATTACATACTGCGTTATAGCAATCGTTCTCAGGAGTGTCGTAAGCACGCGCAAATTTCTGGCACAATCCAGACCGGACGATATCGTCATGACCGAACTCGACAAGCGAAACCTCGGCGAAGCCCTTGGATCGGCGAACAGCATCTAAGAGACCGGACTTGCCAGCCGGAAGATCGCTCTGGCGCGGATCGCCGTTGATGATGAACTTGGAACTTTCGCCGATACGGGTCAGAAGCATCTTAAATTGCGGAATGGTCGCGTTCTGCATTTCATCGGCGATTAGCCAGGCATTCTTAATCGAAGCCCCACGTAGGTAGGCAAGCGGCCGAGCCTCGATCTTGCCATTCTTTAAATACATTTCAACGTGGGATGAGCCGAGAGCCTCCTCGAGAGCGTCACGCACTGGGCGAATATAGGGTTCGAACTTCTCCTCTAGTTCGCCAGGTAGAAAGCCCATTGTCTCCCCTGCCTCGACGGCTGGACGAGTAAGAACAATCTTTTCGATTTCTCCATCTCGTAGAGCCTGCGCTGCACGCACGACCGAGAACCAGGTCTTGCCTGTGCCGGCTGGTCCAATGCCGAATACAACATCGGAGGATTTCATTGCGGCATCATAAGCCCGCTGCTTGTCATTAAGCGGCTTGATTTCACCCTTGATGGCTTGAACCGGACGGCGACGCTGTTCAGACTCCTTTTTAACCAGCGTAAGAAAGTTGTCGTTGGAATAATCGCGTTTGCTCCGGCGATCTTGGCGAGCGACGGGTTTTCTCTTCTGGGATGTCATGGAAAGCTCCAAATGGGAGATGCAATTTACCCTCTCATGATAGTCGATCAATGTTGATTGATCTACAATAAATAAGTCAGTGTTGATTGATTAATTACTTGACTCAAGATTTTGCTCGACCGTTGATTGCATGTCAGTCGCAGTCGACCCAAGCGCATCGCGCGCCTTTTGGACGTCTTCTGCAGTCGCCTCGACGTTGCCAATCTCAAACTCAATTTGGTTCGCGTTGTCGATGGCGCGTTGCCAAGCTTCTAGGGGCGCGTGCGCAAGTATGAAGCGGTCCAGTTCTTCTTGTGTCTTGAAATCACTATATTTGAATACGAGCGCGAGCGGATTGCATCGCGCGTCTTCTGGAATGTAGAGGACCGTGATCGTCTCATCCTGCTTGTTCTGATAGTCGCGACGGAATTTAAAGTTCATTATTTATCCAGTCTGGAGATTGTCTTAGCTGAAGGTGAGTGTGTGCTGTTCGCCATTTAACCAACCGTAAAAGCCTGGTAGAACGATCGACGTCCTATCATAGCTGTCATAAGTGGCACCATTTTTAGATCTTGCCACACCGTCGATGATCACATTAACGGAGTTTGCCCAAGCTACGTGATTTCCAACGAACACTATGACGATCTGACCAGCAACACTGTAACCCGCCTGCGTGATTGTCCTGCTTGGATCCGGCTGCTGGTTCATGCTGCCCATCTGGATGCCTTCGCTGGAATAACCATATCCACCTACGGTGTCCGTGCCGCAGGTGATGGTGGCAACCCGATAGACTGACTTGCCGAAGAAGCTATTCATTCCATAACCACCGGACGGAACTCCTGCGAGTGCACGCGTGGCACCATCTCCCATATGAAAGTAAGCGTTTCCTGCACGCCCTAGCTCACCGTTGATGATCCAGGCGTGCATTGCGCCGGAACTAGGCAGCGTCATTTTCGAGGCGCTCCACTTTTTCAGCCAATTCCTTGATAGCTTCGATCAAGACTGGCACCATCTTGTCGTAAGCGACCATCTTCCATTCCTCATTGTCATTGTCCTGATCCGGCATTGAACGACCTACGATCTCAGGAAGAACGGCTTCAACCTCGTCAGCCAGAACGCCGATATCTCGCTGTCCCGGTCGGCCGATCAATTTGGTTTTGTGATTCCAGGTGAAGCGAACACCGTTCAGTTTTCGAACGATTTCCAAAGCATTTTCAATATTACTGACATCGTCTTTCAGGCGCGGATCAGAGTATGCAATTACGTTTCCCGATGCTGTCATGTCGCCGCTCGGGGCGGAATACCAACGCCACGGCGCAGCGGACCAACCGCCGAGACCATAATATCCGTCAGCGCGCAGTCCTATTTTAATGCCGTATGCGCCGGTGCAAACAAAGGCCTGCATCGCAAGATTGGCGTCACCTGTGCCGCCATTGTTCTGAATTAGTAAAGAAGCGCCAGCATCGTTTTGCCCCATCCAGGCTGCCTTTGGATGTCCTGCGAGCGTATTATCTGCGCGAATTTGCCAGTTTGCCCAGCCAGCAACTCGGAGATTGAGATTGTTGTTAGTATCCGCGTAAATGACGGCACGATCTTCATTACCTGGACCTTGCAGCCACAGATGAGCATTTGCAGCCGCAGATAGGGCTCGTGCGTAAAAGCCATTCTTTGTATAGATCGGACCACCGTCAACATTTATGTCACCGTTGAAGTTGTGTCCGGTAAATCCGCCCTCTGCTGCCAAGTTAACGCGCGTGCCGTTATAGTAACCGATATATCCGGCGCGAGTCCCGTCAGGTTTATGGAAGGAAACGTAGCCAGGATTTGCATCTACCGCGCCGCACAGCTGGACGGAGCCGCCTGTTCCGACCTTTACGGACAGATTGCCGGTCATAGTGTCGCCGGCCTTATTCACGGCAACGTATCCCAATGCCTTTTGATAGATGGTATCAAAATAGTTCTTCAAAAGGTTCTTAGCGGACAGCCAAGTCCATTTTCGATCCTGACCGAACATCATTGTTGAGTCTGCAGGATCAATGACGGTTAGAGTTTGGAGCGCCGCAACTACGTTGGACTGCTTGGTTACATCCGCATTTACTTCGATCCCGCTAAGCTTGGTGAATTGCGCGGACGTCATAAATCCGGATGCCGAAGCGGTAGCGGCAGCGTGATCGTGGGTTGAAGCCGCAAAATCCGCAACAGCTTTCGTTGCCGCTGTGCCGAGACCAAGGTTCGTGCGAGCGACCGCAACATCGGCCAGATCCGAAAGATTGTTCGCCTTTTCCATCTTCAGCGCTAGGCTAGTGTTGATGGCACCAATGGCGGATCCACTCTCCTGCAGCTTTGCCGCAAGTTCATAAATTGTGTCCAGTTCGGCTGGAGCTGAGCCGATGAGCTTGCGCAGCTCCTGCTGAACGTAAGCGGTGTTCGCAATCTGTTTGCTGTCATTCGATACTGCGGCAGTCGGAACTGTTGGAGTATCTGTGAAAACTGGCGAAGCGAGCGGCGCTTTGGTAGCATTTACAGCTGCCTGCGCAGTCGAGATCGGCTTATCAGCATCGGACGTATTGTTGACGTTGGAGATGCTGAGAGCATCTCTTACCTGAGCTTTCGTCAACGCTTCTTGAGAGCCCGAGCCCGCTGATACTCGGCCCATAATAACGCCAGACGCCACGTCGGCCTGCTTTGCAAGCGTAACCGCCTTATTATCGATATCGCCCGTTGAAATACTCTCTTTGCCAGCTAGGCCACCTAGCGGCGGAAGCTGTTCTTTATCGAGCTTACCAGTGGCATCCAACCCAGCATATCCGCCAGGTTGGTTCTTTTCTGATTTTGCCTGTTTGTCAGCGACTTGAGTGGCACTGGCTGCGGCGTCGAGAGCGGATTGATGCGCTGAGGATTTCGAGGCTTCTGCTTCGCTCTTCGCCTGAAGTGCCGTCTGAGAGAATGCCTCGGCCTCTCCACGCGCAGTAACGGCACCATCTTTGGCACCCGCTGCGTCTGCGCGAGCGGCCAATGCACTATCTCGCGCACTTGTCGCCGTGGACGCCGCCTGTGAGGCAGTATTCTTGCTTTCTAGCGCACTCGCTTGGCTCTGAGCTGCCGCGGCTTTCGCATCGTTTGCGGAAGTAGCCGCTGTTTCAGCGGCAGTCTTGCTCGAACCGGCTGAAGCTGCGGAAGCTGAAGCGCTTTCGGAACTGGCCTTACTGTTGGTTTCGCTCGCTGCCGCAGCATTTTTCGCCGCAATTGCCGCGTCGCGTGCCGCATTAATATCGGTCACCGTTTGCACAGCTTGGTCGCGAGCTTGAACAGACTCGTTCCGGGCGGACACGCTATCTGATTTAGCCTGAACCGCTACATCGCGAGCAGTTTCGGATGCGGCAAGTGCGGCAACCGAGTCATCAGCAGCTTGATCAGCCAACGTGGCGGACCCAGAAGCTGCGGTCGCCGAAGCGGACGCGGCGTTCTTTGCTGAGATGGCCCCGGCTTCCGACGACACCGCGGTATCCTTTGATGCCTTGGCGGCTGCCGCAGATGCAGCCGCATCGGACTTTGCGCCTGATGCCGTCGTCGCGGACGCAGCAGAGTTCACTTCAGAGGTATGCGCCGCATCGCGGGATGCATTTGCCTCGTTGCGCAAAGCAACAAGCTCAGGCGTGATCGATCCGGTTGGACCAGGCGCACCGGACGGCTGAATGATGATTTCAGGTTGGTCTGGGCCATTACCGGTAATCTCGATCAAAGCGGCGTCAGTGTTGATCGTGATTTCGGCCATGTCCGGACCGTTGCCCTCAAGATCTAAGTCTTGAATGCCGAGGCTAACGCGAATTTCTTCCATTATGAAACGCCTCGAGTAATTGGAAGGATAACGGGAACCGCAAGCGAGAAGCCAAGATGCTGAATTCCGCCGTCAGTGCGCACCACGTCAATGTAAGCGGTGCGCTCGGGCCAGTTGACTGTCTTGTAGCCGGCGAGCACAAGATCAATCGTGTTTGTGTCTACGCGCTGCACACCGAGGTCAGCCGTCGTCATCGTCGCAAGAATATCCGTTGCCGTCGGATCTCGGCGCACTTGAGCAACGAATGTTGCCGTCGAGGGGAAACTGACACTCGAGCCTGCAAAGTTGATGCGGATGCTCCAATCGTAACCGGCTCGAATTGCTTTGGATTTGACCTTGCGAGTGCTCATAATATCTCCGAGAAATTGTGATTAATAGTAAATCAATAATGACTTACTATCAAGCACGCCATTTGCCGTTCTGAAGAGTTACCAGAGTGCGCTTTCCGTTGGGATATTGAATTACGTTGGTGACAGCCCAACCGGACGGGCCTTTGTTATAGCCCATTTGAAGGGCCATGACGCCGGCGACATATACGCCGTCAAGGATCTCAGGGGAATGCTTATCGCCGATGGTCATCTTAACACCGAGCTGCGCGTAGCCTGCAACCGATCCTCGAGCACCGTTGGCGCCGCGAAAACCATGATGACCGCATTCGATGCCGTTGACCTTGTGGGACTGGCCGTCATGCACCCAAGTTATGCCGTCCAGATCGGAACCGCCGAGATCACGCACAGCCCATTCGAGCAACGAGAAGGTGCGTGGCTTGCGGCCGCTGTCGAGATCAAGCGCCGCTTCCTCGCGCCAGGCAAGATAGGCATCCTCGAGTTTCATCCCGTAGCGGATATTGATACCGTCATTTCGGTAGCGCCCTTCGCGGACATATCGCTCTAAGGCCAGATCGTGATTGGATTCGACGACAACCACTTCTTCAACCAGATGCTTCAGGTAGGAAAGGAAATCAACAGTCTCGCCGACCTCTTCTTGGACGCTATCTCGACCACGCACTGCCATTTCAAATGAATAGGCGTTGTCGTGAACATGGTGATGATTGCGGCGCTCGTTATCGTGGATGTCATGCGCAAAGAGCTTCTTGGTGCGGATCGTTCCAAGGAGTGAGCCTGCAACCGGCGCATGGGTTTTAGGATTGAAACCGAAAGTGGCCTCGACATTCTTCGGATCGGCTTTGGTGATATGAATGTCGCCCGCCGTGATTGCATCAACAGGCCCTTCGCAAAGTTCGATATGGTCGCCATCGACAAAGAACTCCAGCTCATAGAACGAGCCGTCGTCATCCGCGTTAATCTGACGGCAAAACACATCACCGTCTTGGTCGAATTCGACTATCGTTGCGCCGAGCACTTGATGGAAGATCGACTTCACACCGGCCTTGCGCGGAATGATCTTCGGCTTGGTGACTGAACCGGTTGTCATGACCTGATGTGCTTGAACGGACGGATCTGTTGAAGGAATGGATTTGAGCTGAAGCATCGGATGCGGAAACACTGCCCAACGTCCTTGACTGTATGTCGTCAGATCCGAAATCGGTCGGCGCGCGGTCGGCAGCGTGTTCATTTCACCGCAGAAAACGAAGTTCTTGCCGATCTCCATTTGGCCGAAGCAGAGGAATTCCTCGAGTTCCGAAGCGTAGTTTCGCGAGGTTGGGTTGTTTTCACTCCACCATTGGGTCTCATAGGTCAAAGGACCGACAATGATGTCGGCGTCCATGAAATTTGCATAGGTGTTGAGTGACTTCCAGAATGGACTATCGATCTCAGCGTCGTTCTGGGCAGAAGTGAAGATAAACTTGCGTCCGCGCGGATCCTCGATGCCTTCAACGCGCAACGTATCTGTCAGCCACGTGCGCGGCGTGCCTTCCTTCTCGGCGGTGATGCCGTTTATTCTGTCATAGATGATCGAAACATAGCTTTCGACGACAATGGCTTCGGGATTGATGACTGGATAGCGTGATTTCTGCACCAGGGCAGAGACCTCACCACGCAGACGATCAGCGCGGATCTTTGCGTGCTCTTTCGGCGAAACGTAGTTGTCATTATCCGGTTTCTTTGCGCTAACGACGCGTGATACCAATTCCGGAACGGTCGCGTCACGCTTTTTCTGTCCGCGCAGAATTGCTGCCCTGTTCCGGACAGTCTGATAAGAGATTCCAAGTTCAAGAGCGACTTCAGTTAGGTTCGGGAAATTTACTGTATCATTGTAGGTTTCTACAAAGCGTTTTGTGTCAAATCCGGAAGTCATTTCCCTGCCTCGTTTCGTCATATGTGTTATTTAGTAGAATAGAAGAATAGTAATGAACGAAAGACGGCGTTACTCCGTCTTCGTCCTGATCTTCCGGCTTAATTCTGAGAGTTCTTTCCGGACCTGATCCTGATAAGCATTGCAGCGGTTCGTCCGGGCATTCTGGCGATCGAGAGCTTGACCCTCCAACTTTGCCGCAGTGAGTGCTTCCATTCCGATAACAAGCGGCGGGTGTTGCTCGGTCTTTCGGCAATCAGGCGGCATATCCAGAAGATTAAGGCCAGCATCAACGGTTCCTTGCGTGATAGCGGCTGCCTTCAGCTCCTTACTTGCTGTTCCGCAGCCACTTAATATCGTCAGCGTCGATAGGACAGCTACGGCCAGCGTCAGCGAGCTTCTTTTCATAGTCAGCTATTTCCTGTGCGTTTTGTGCTTGGTTCGCGTCAGCGAGCTCCTGAACGTGTTTCAGCACTGTTTCGAATTGACTTTGTGCGATCATCTGCAGGCCGATCTGTCTGCGCACAGCGTCAAGCTCTGCCTGCTTTGCGATAAGTGTCGTCTCAAGCACATAGCCCTGGAGGGCCTCTTTCTTTACCGCCGGATAGGCAAGCCAGGTATCGTAAAGACCGTAGCCGCAGAACATCAGCAAAAGGCCGGCGACGAAGGCAATTGGAATTAGGAATGGCTGAAGAAGCTTGGCAATCATTCCTTCGGCTCCACTTCGTCGGATTGCGAAGCATTCGTCATTGATGTGATGAAATCAGTCGCCCTACGGAAGTCGAAGTGCCCGACGCCCATATAGGCCGAGAAGCAGATGCCGATCAGACCGAATGCGGCAACGATCACACCTTCAGTCGCGCCCATATAGGTGCCAAAGAAAATCTCAGCCCAACACAGGATCACGTTAGCAATCAGCATCCGCTTGGTGAATGTCCGGGATGTCTTTGGAGGAAGACCTTGGCTCATTCGAGCGTCCGGAAGGTTGGGAACTTAGCATCGAGGCGTTTGCACAGATCCGCGAACTTCAGATTGACCATTTCGATCAACTCTTCGGTCTTGCCGCGGGAAACCAGCGATGCGCAGTCGGTGTAATTATCAAGTTCCATGATGCCGGTGATGTGTTGCGTCTTGCGCGGTGCAAATTCGCGCAAGGCTGATTGCAGCATCAAGGCAGCGCGTGTCGTGCCGACGATCACGCCGATGGCGAACAACTGAGAATGAAGCTCGGCCGGCAGATCGTCAAAACCTGGAACCTCGAGGTAATCGACCTCGAACAGTTCCATTGCCGTTTCCTCATCGACATTGTTGGCCTCAACTTTGACGCCATCGATCAAAGCCTGCGTCGCAGAAATGCCGTAGGCGATGAGCTTCTTGTTGACGCGGTATGCCTCGATCAACTCAGCGATGTGGTCTTTGACTTCGGACATGTAAATCAATCCTGATTGACTAATTAGGCTTCGTCGGTGCTAAGGCGTCCATCGGAACGCAGAACCGGCAGAACATATCGGCTTGCAACCGGAGCGATCGAAGGCCAGCGATAGCCGAGAATGCGATCCTTGCCGAAAGGCTTGATCGATACCATGTCGCCCTGATTGCCGCCCAGAACCATCAGATTGCCTGCCTGATCCTTGCCGACGACGAAGCCAACATGGCCGGACCAACCCGACTTCGATCCGCGCCAAAAGACGACGATGCAACCAACGGCCGGTTGACTCAGCGGTGTGCCGTATTCGAGCCAGTTGCGAGCCCCTGCTCCTTTGGGATAGGCGGGAAGGCCGGCCTCAACCAAAACACCGCCGACAAATGCGCCGCACCAGGCGGTCTCATCGTCGCGATAAGGCGCCTTCATCTTTTCCCACCACTCTAGGATTTTTGAATTGTGCTTGGGGCCTTTGATTTCGCGCTCGCCAATGTAGCGAGCTGCGATGTCGATCCACGTAGGACCAGAACTCTGGAATGCAGTCATAAAGGATTACTCCTATTCAATATTTGCGATGTCTCGCGGGGACTGGAATTGCTGTGCAGGCAACGTAAGAAGCGCCTTCTTGCGATCTTGGCCTTCGAGCACGATGGTTAGGCGAACGACTTGGTCTTTGAGCCCGTCAATCGAGCCCTTGAGCTCTTTCACGTCGCCACGAAAGCTGGCGACATCCTGTTCGGTCTTGGTGATCCTATTGTCCTGAACAGTCTCATGAACGATCTGGTCGCTGAGATAGGTATAGATCGGCTTGAAGACGCTGACGGCGGCGACGAGGGATAGGAAGAACGCAACCCTCGCCGGCGTAATCCTGAAGCCTTCAACTTGACCAGACATACTAGGCTCCTAGAAATAAAGTAAATCATTATTGACTTACATTATCCACAACCGCAGAACGATTTGCAAGTCCTAATACCTCGGACCAATCAACTTGAGCGGCCGTTTCGATTGCTTGGGGATCCGCAGCTTGACCAACCCGACTCTTGGCCGACAGACGCGCTTTTTCAATCAACGCCGAAATCTGTTGCCATTCATGAAACATCGTCACCACGAGCATTGACTGCTCCATCAACGATACTCCGGCAGCCTCGGCCTCAAAGGCGATATGCGGAACCTCAGCCGGCGAGATCAAGGTGTTGGCAAGATACGCTTCCGCCTCGAGCTTTTTCTGCTGATAAGCCATCGCCTGCCCGTCGCCAGGCGTGATGAACGTCAAGCGTAAAGCTTCGGCTTCCGTATCGATTGTTGCATTTGCGGATTTCCTTAGTTCGGGCAAATCCTTGGTAAGTTTAAGCAGCATCGGCGACCACCCTAATTGTTCGATCGAGATACGGAAATTTTTGAATGAGGATATCGTATTGAGCAGGCATGTCCGACGAGATCGTCAACGACGTTCCTTCAAGCATGTGAATCTTCCCATCAACGATCAGTGTTGCGCCTTCAGGTAGGTTCTCGACGACCTGCATGTCCACGCCATCGGCTTTGATGTGAATTATATCCGGGGCTTCGAAAATGGGCCGAGGGGTGATTGCACCGTCAAAGACATAATCGTGCGATAGGTCTATGATCACGTCACGTAGTCCAGGCGACTGAAAGATGGGCTCTCCCAGTTCATCAACCACCATTTCGCCGCTGATGGGATGTAACAACTGTTCAGGGGGTAGCGGAGTGCCCTTGATGTTGATGAATTTGATATTCTTGTTCGTCATTGCCTGAACGATCTCGTCAGGAACAGGGTCGAACATGATGTTGGTGATAAAACCTTCGTCAGTGTGCTGGACGATCATTTCGACTCCTTAATTTTCCAGATCCAAATCCAAAATTCTGTATCTTACCGGCCCTGACGGAACGGCATTTCTTTCGACAAACCAGCTGATCGGAAGTCTGTCACCACCCCACCCAATTAGCGGGTCCGGGTATCCAACAGTTGCCCACCAGCTTGTATTATTGGATCCGTTATAGTTGCCGATGGCGCCTATGTAGCAAAAGCTATTGGGAAAATAGTTGCCAACCTGGAGGTAAAACCACGGCGCCGTCGGAAAGGTTTTTCCGAAGAAAATCTCTGTCGTTCCTGACTGAGTGTTACTGCCGTTTCCGTTTGGAAGGTTAACGAGCCCTTCCAAGAAAAAATGCTGCACCGACCTCTCTGTCGTGAAGAGAAGATTATCCCATCCTGCCGTGTAAACGTCAGTTCCGGCTCGAGATACTCGAACGAGGTCAGGTCGCATCAAGAGACGATTGCTCATTTAGCCAAACCTCTGATTTGTGACGATGTAGCTCACAGCGACAGGAGATCCAGATACAAACGAGTCATCGAAATATCCAATTCGGAAGGTGCTGTTCGAAAGGTAGTGGATACCAACGGTGTAAGCCCACCCACCCGCTAGATGAATGAGCGGCCAATAACCTTGATCAATGGTGTTTACTTCGACGTAAGAACCCTTGGCGACAGGAATGCGAACCACACCCCTGTGCACCATCTGCAACATTGGATTGTAGCCATCGAACATGAGATCGTCTTGACTTGCGTTCAATACATTCTTGCCAGGCCTCGATATCCTGAAAATCTGCCCTGCCCCGGCATCGCCTAGAATAATTCTTGGAGCCATCTCTACGACTCCATGACAAAATAATAGACGTTCTTGTTTTGGGCATTACTCGCCGTGAACCGAAGGGTCATGTTGTAGTTGGTGAACGAATACTGGTCGAACGAACCCTGCCTGTAATAAGGCGATCCCGAGACGGTGTAGAAAATCTCGACCATCGGCAGTTTTTGGAATGTGCGTCCAAAATCGATGGTGTATGGACCAGCGCCTATATTTGCGACACCCTTTAACCAGACGCGGCCGGTGTAATACCATCGACTATCGAACGCGAGCTGTTCGTCGGTTAGATTGCCCAAAACATCGAAACCAGGTCTTGATATTCTAAGCACCTGTTCGCCGTTAAAATTGCCAAAAATCAAACGGTTGGTCATTATGTGCCATCCACCATCAGGATGTAAGAACTCGTCATTTCCAGACGAGCGCCAGAGGTGGCGGAACGGATCGTCGTGTTACCGGCGCCATCCACTATGAAGCGGTTGTTGATATTGAGAGAGCCTGCAGTGATTGCGCCAAGGTTTGCGCTGATCGCCGACAGAGAGCTGGTCTCGATATGACCAGCGCCGATTTTGGTCGATCCGCCGACGGCCCATGGTGAAGGACCGGTCTGATTTACTTCCGCTTTTGCGAGCTTGGCACGCGTCATCCACATGTAGCTCGACGTGCTCGTAAGGGTCGCTCCCTTACGAAGACGCACTGTCATTCGAACAGCGCCGGCGGGTGCTGTCGCTATCACGAATACTCGCTTGTAATTGGCGAGGTTTTTAAGTGGATTAATGTCGTCGCTCGGAAAGACCGAACTTGCAGCGTAAGCGATGTGATTGTTATCAGCATCCTTGAACTGCATGTAAATCTGCGCAGTGGATCGATGGTTCAAGGCATAGACCGAGAACTCATATTTCTGACCTGGCTCGACCGGGAAATCCCTTATGGATCCATCGACATTCGCGGCATAGACGTCAGTGTAATAAGTGCTGTCAGTGACGCCGTTTGCAACGACAACTTCAAGGGCTCCACCTACAGGCGCATACGTATCGGTTCGAATGGATAAAACCGAAGCTACACCTCCCGTGCCATCAATCTTAACCCAGTTTGCCAGACCAGCTGACATGTCGGAATTGTCCAGCCAGTTACCGCCAGTGCCGACAGCAAGTGTCTCTGCTGTAATGGAACCAGACTGCAAATGACCCGTATTGATCGCTCCCGCATCAATCAAATCTGATTTAATTGCCTTGGCTTTAATCTGCTGAGCGTCGATCGTGCCAGTCTTGATGTTCGAACCGTCAATGATCGTCTTGCCGGCATCGGTGACGAGGTCCGTGTTTCCCCGATAGACCGCAAGCACAACCGCATTTGAGGCGTAGGCTGTTGCAACAACCGTAGTCGTGGTGATTTCGGTCGCGCCTTTCAGCCAGATCAAATAAAGCGATCCTGAAGTCCAGGTTGCAATTCCAGCGACAACGGTTCGCGAAGCAATATTGCCATCGTCACCCGGATATCGGATGACACCGGATGTCCATGAAACCTGATTGGCGGCTGGCTTGTTATGTTCGAATGTGAGTCCTTCGAACACCAGATTTCGAAGCCCGATCTCAAGCGTATTTGCTCGCACCGTATTTGCCGAAAGCTCACCGCCATCGATTCTGGTTTCATCGCCGCCTTTGCGCCAGTCGGAAAGATAGGTGTTTCCGGAAATACGAATCTTGCCCGGATTGATCGATGTGCTTCCGCCGTTAATCAGGTCAGCAATTTCGTCACACTCGATCGTCTTATGCGTTGCCGTCCCAGCATAGGTGGACTGATTGCCGAGCATATCAACGCCGCGCACGGTCACGGTATATTCCGTCTCAGGCTTGACCGACCACTCATAGCGGTTTTCGGCCGTTGTCATGGAGACGTAGTTACCCTGTCCTTCACGGATGCGAACATCGTAGTAGGCAAAGTCTTTTTCTTCGGCAGCATTCCAGGTAGCCTGCAGAAGGACGCGCTGAGCGACGCCCTCTACGGTATCGACCCTGGAAGTCAGCGTGAGGCCAGACGGCACCGCTGGCGGTTCTGTATCCAGGTCAAGTGACAGCGGCGTAATCATGAATTCGCTGGAGACGTTTTCGGGAATGCGCGAGAAGCTGTCGTAGTGACCGACACGGACATAAAACGGCACGGTCTCGTCGGTCTTGAAGACATAAGCACCACCGCGACCGGAGAACTTTGGCTCAGTCTCCTGCGGATTGTAGCCACTATTCTTCTCGAGCCAGACCGCGGTGCCTGCGTAGTCCAGATCAAAATTGGGCTGCCAAGAGACATAGATCTGGGCAAAGCCCGCCTGAACCTGCACGACGGCAACGCCAGGCGCAGGATTCTCGACAGTGATCGTCTTTGGCAACGAAGTGCGTTCGAACACATCGGAGACAGTTACTTCGAAGCGCAGCCGGCGCGCAGGGATGCGGCCAAGCGCTGATGTGTCAGCCATGTTCTTGTCGATGTCGTAGGTGTAGCTCGGAACAAGCACCACTTCATTGCGCAAAAGGGCTTCAGGCGTCTTGGTCGCGTCATAGACCTTGACGTTATTGCGCAGGAAGAATGGATTGTTTGCAGCGGTCGAGCCTGGGAACTTGTTGTCCCAGGTTAGCTCAACACGAGATCCTGGGAATGTGCCCGATACGCCGTTGGCAAGCACGAGGTTCTCGATGCTTGGCATTTCGGATGCGCCGAAGCCTTCCGCATGGAATTCAAGCACTGCCGGCTGAGAGCGCAGCCCGTTATAGCCGAGCGCCTCAACGGCGAAGATGTAGAGACCATCGACAACATTATCGACATCGATCGAGGTCTGCGCTGTTTCCCCAAAATCAATCTTGCCGTCAGGCGTCGAGGCATACACGCGGTAGCGCGTTGCCATGAAGTCATCAGCCGGCGTCCAGCCGAACAAGATACGGTTCTTCGGCGCGCCATTCTCATAAGAACGTGATTGCTGTGCCTTAAGGTTCGTCGGTGCTTTGATCGAATTCGGCGGACGAGTATAACGGATCGGCTCGAGAAGCGTCTCGTCCTCGACACGTGCGTATTTATTGGGATCATGGAACAGCGCCGTGATCTTGAACTTGTTCTTGTCGCTCTCCTCAATATTGAGGACGCGATACTGACGCGGACGTGCGGATGCCGATGCGATGGCCCACATGGCTCCAACGATCGGCAGCGGTGAAAATGGAGTGGTTAGCGTTGCGCCGAGGGCATGACCATCGGTTACTTCGGTCCAAGCGCCGACCTGCTTGGTGACGACATTGCCGTCCGGAAGCACAGCCGATAGATAATGGGTCTCGCCGGCGATAAACTGGAAGGGCGCGTCAAAGGTGATTTTTGTTCCGGAGATATCCACGCCTGCCAAACGCCCACCGTTGCGATAGGCGGCCTTACGCGGATCTGCAATCGCGATGATATCAAATGGACGCACGTCGATATGGTCGAATGAGCACTCGTAATTGACCGTCTCGGTTTCGTTCTGCTCGACATCGAGGATCCAGCGGCCGATGCGATGTGCCTGACCGCGATTGGTGCAGCCGGTCGCCTGATACTTGGTTTCCTTCCAGCCATACTTCTTGAGCATTTCGTCGTTAATGACGACTTCGGTAGCAGGGCGGTAGAAATCGTTCGGGTCATTCCAATTGACGATGGCGACGGAGTGACGCGCCGAAATAGCAGTGCCAGAATAAGTAAAGTCACCATTGATAACGTTGGCAGGCGAGACAAGCTTCTGTGGATCGGATGGAAGGTCGGCAACGGCAAAGATCTGGTTGACGTTCCAGAAGCTCATGCCGCGGAAGGTAGCCGCAACGTCGCGAAGAACCTCGAAGGCTTCCTTACGCGAGTTGATCACGCCATTGAACTGGTAGCGCGGCCCCATGATCTTAACGCCTTGAGCGGTCTTGTATCCGCTGAAGACATTTTCGTCGCAATAGCGAGCGATCTGGTAAAGACCCCACTTATCAATACCATTGGGATCGATGAACTCACCCAAACCATATCGGTCGTTGATCAGAAGATCGTAGAACACCCAGGCCGGATTTGAGGTCCAGGCAATCTTGAATGTGCCGTTCCACACGCCAGCGTAGGTGCGTGTGATCGGGTCATAGTTCGAAGGGACATTAACTTTCAGGCCACGAACGTGATAGGAGCGCGCGGGGATGCTCGAGCCGAAAAGCTCAGCATCAATATCCATAAACACAAAGGCTGAGTTCGGATAGGTGAACTTGCCCTCGACCAGAACAACGTAGCTGTCAAACCAGGTTTCATTCTGGATCTTTTCATCATCACTGTCGGGAGTGATGCGACGAACACGGATATCCCATGGAGAGCCGTTGATTGGCAGATCGATCCGGTGAGCGATCTGATAGGCCGAGATCGTCTTCTCTTTCTCGATCTTGTTGACGACCTTTTCAGTCCAGGCGCCATCAAACGGTCGAACATCGACTGCATACGATACACTGTTGGTCTTCATGCCCTCGTCTGTCTGCCGGAACAACGAAGGGATGCGCACGATCACGCGCACGGCATCGGCGTTTTCTTCGACAATGGTTCGGACGATGGGACCGTTGTTGAACGTGACCTGGGCTTCTACCTGTTCGGGTGTCTCGACATAGGGAGATCCGGTCACGTGGGTCTGATCGGGAGTGCCTTTGCGCTCCTCGAAAGTGATTCCCTTCATGTTCTGTTCGCCGTTTGGCGCGGTCACGGCTGTCTGATCGAAATAGATCGATTTCAGACCGTCGACGAGACCTTCGCACGGACCTTCCGAATAGACTTCGACAAGACGTGCGCGTGCTTTCGACTGCAGGGTGTTCTTGGCGTCAGAAGAACCGCCGCCCTTCTTTCCGCCGCCGCCACCGCCGCTCTTGCTGCCGAAAATGTTCCGGACGTTCACATGTGCATTCATTTGAGCTTCTCGATATCAACGCCGGCGGAGACCATGATCCCGCCTGTAACCACTTCGCCGTAAACAAGGGGAATGGCCCCGCCCTGCTCGTAGGTGTTGCCGGGACCGGATGTGGTGAAAGAAGAATCGTCCTTGTCATCCTTCTTGTCGGAAGGAGCCAGGAGCTGAGAAACGCCGGCAAGAGCGAGCGCTGCGCCGAACATGGCGACATTGCCGTAGGTGAAGGACGTTCCCAGAAAAGAAGCGCCAAGGCCGCCAGCAGCAAGACCGCCGAAGATGGCAGCACCAACGAGCACAACGCCCAGAATGGCCTTCAGCAAACCGCCGCGTTTGCGACCAGCAATTGCCGGCATGATGTGCAGATCTTGGCGTCCGAGCGTGATTTCGCCGAGGTCGTCTTCTGAGAGAGAACGACCGCTTGAGCGCTTCTTTCCGACGACAATGTTGTAGGAGCCTTCTCTGAGACGCTCAAAGAAGCCAGGAATACAGACCCCGAGAGCACGCACAGCTTCGGCAGCCGTTTGCACTTCCATTTCGTGCACTTTGCCGAATTCGGCGAGATATCCATGAAGGTAGATTTTACGCATGTTTGTAACGGATCCACAGATCGGCCGAGCGACCCCAGAGACCGGACGGATCTCTGCGTGACTGGCGCTTGGGCAGGTGATGGAGAAGACAGTCGTTACCGAGGAGCACACCGCCGTGATTGAGCTTGCCGCTATCGCCGACAGCGCACAGAAACACATCACCTGGACGTGCATCCGCCATGTTGATGACCTCGAAACCGAACTTGGAAAATAGCTGCGTGTAGAGATCTTCGCCTTCAAGCTCCCACCAGGCGTCGTCGCGCGGAACTTCCGGCAGCTCGATTGGATCAAACGGCCATTCGATGTCCTGTTCTGCGAGTTTGTCCTTGCCGAGCCGGAATGTGTCTCGAATAATTGAATAGCAATCGTGAACGCCGTGCATGAATTCGCGACCGATCATCGGTGCGATTTGACCTTCACCCCAGATCGTGGGATCCGATACGCGTTCGCCGTCAGTTGTGATAATTGCCCAAGGAACTTGTGTGGCAATTTGCTGTTCCATGTCACCCTTGGACGGATAACGCGGACCATCGGGATGTGAATGGACGATGTAGTTGACCGTCTTGCCCGCTGTGCGCGCTGCATAGTCCTCACCATCGATGACGAAGGAACATAGCTGGCATCCGCATTTACCTTCCGCGACGTGCTCGAATTCAGGGAGTGCGACGTTTTCGAACGGCACATAGACGCCATCAGCGATAACGCCACAGCTCTCTTTGGGGTATTCGGCTCGAGAATGTGCTTTCGCGGCTTCAAAGGCTTCAAAGAAGGCGTTCATGCGCGCACCCGCCCGACGCCTGGGAAGGCGCTCGTATAGAGCGGATTGCCCTTGCCAAATCGCAGTTCGCAATCAGAAAGCTTGCGACCGCACTGGTCCTTGTCGCGCGTGGCGACGGGGTTGCCATTGCGGTCGAAATAGTTACTGCCGGTGTAAAGACACTGAGCTTTCGAGTAGTCGAAATTACCGGTCGCCGGATTAAATTGGCGGTAGCGCCAAAGGCATGTGTCGCGAATACACTGACGGCCCGGAAGCTGCTTGCCCTCTTGGTCGATATTGGCCGACAATTCCCACTCTACATAGACGGGATTTTCGGAGAGCTTACGCTCGATCTTGAATGTATCGGGTCCGCGATATTGTGTCGGATCGGCTTCGGCTCCGTCGTCAAGATACTGGGCGAAAGTGCGAACGCGTTGGATCTGACAGCCAAGAAGATCGCCATACTGATTGATGATGGATTGAAAGACGCCATTCATATTGGCGACGCGCACTTTCGGACGCGGCAAAGATCCGCCGACATTCGTTTCCATGCCTTCGAACTCAACATCGACAGGGGTGTAGTAAACGCCGCCGAATGTCGGCCCTTTGGTTTCAAAGGCCGATTGGCAGAAATAAAGCACCTGTCCGCCGATCGAAGATGTGTCGAGCCGAAAGAGCTCGACATATTCGCCAGGCGCAGACGTTTGAACTGTGGTCGCTAACGAGGTCATATTGCCCTAAAGTAAATCAATGATGATTTACTTTAACAGACTCCGTATGGAACGAAAAGACGAAAAAGCGAATTAGTTCTCCAGATTAAAGCTCTGCTTGAATGTCGCTGACACCTGAAAGCCGTCGTTGTTATGCGCACTATCGAATTCCTGGCATGTCCACTTCAAAGCTTTTCGCTCACCGGTTGGTGTGAAGTAAAACAGGCGATCGCCGCCTCGCTCTGTGAGAAAGCCCATGATCTCAGCTTCCTGCCATGGAAGAAGTTTATCCCAAGATAGAGCAAGAGTGCGGCGCAGGTGATTGATTCCGCGCCGCGCCGATTGCGTATAGCCGTCGCCGAACTCGGCTTCGAGAAGCTTGATCTCGGGCTTGTGACGTGTGCCGCTAGAAGGCGGCACACTTGGTTCAAAGATTGGAAGGGTCATTTCGTCTTACTCATCATTCCGCCTGGGCGGCGTTGGTTTTGAAACTCTTCGGCCATGACCGACTTCACCATCGATTTTAGTTCGCGACTAGTTTGCTGAGCCAAATCGCGGTTCTGATCGGCGGATCCACCACTGGCATTGACTGTAACCGGCATGTTGAACTGCGGTGCATACATCTGAGCTCCACCGACGGCGCCCATCGCTGCCATCTGCTCCTTGGTGAAGACCCCCTCGCCCTTGCGCGTAACAATAGGCACTTCATCGCGCTGAAGCTTCGGGCCGCCAATGATCCCGCCGGCGTGGAACTTCTGTGCGCCAACGAAAGCACGAGGATTTACGGCAGTGTGCATCTTAGTGTGGCCGATCATTCCGCCGGCATGATAGAGACCCACACCCATCAATGGCGCACCTTTCTTCGCCCCGCCGCCCGCAGCCATGCCGGCTTTCTTCCCGCCGCCGCCTGCTGACTGGCCTTTGTTACCGAACATGCCCGACATCATGTATTTGACGCCCATGTTCACCATGTCTTTCAGGATGCTGCTGATGACGGACTTCAGATCTCCCGTTCCCATGATGAGATCGGTGATGCCGCCTGCGATATTGTCCATCCACTGCGTAGATTGCTTGATCAGATTGCCCTGCATATCGCCCCATTCGGCCATCTGCTTCTGCATCGGATTCATTTCTTGGTTGTATTGCGCGCGGATAGCAGCCTTCTTGGCCTCGGCGATTCGGACGAATTCAACCTTCTGTTCTTCCGAGCCCTGGAACTGGGCTACCGCGGCATCGATCTCGGCAATTTGCTGATCGAGGGCTGCGCGGCGCTGCTGCATTTCAGTGCCGAGCGAGCGGTTCAGCTCGATCGTATCCTTACGCCAGGTCGCAGCCTTTTCCATACCCTCGACAGTTGAAAACTGACGAAGCATCTGGGTCTTGTAGGCCTGTGCGTTGGAGTAAGCGGTGCTTTCCTTGCCGTAGGCGGCTTCAACGTCGCGAACATACGCCTCGAGCTCTTGTCGTAGAGCTCGATAGCCGGAGGACGACTTCAAACTGTTCGGATCACCAATGCGTGCCTGCGCTTCTTCAAGCTGCTTGTTAAGCTCGAGCTGGCGTTCCTTAAACTTCTCTTCAGCGTTGTTCGCCTGGGAAACCTTCTTGGAGCGCTCTGTGAGCTGGTCGAGCTCGCGTGCTGCGGCAAGCGCGGCCTTTGCTTCAGCGGAATTGAGATCCACGCCACGCTTTTCGAGCGCGCGGCGGGTTGCAAGGTAGCGCTTGTTGGCAACGTCGGCCTGATCGATTGCGTTCTTCTGTTCCTCAATCTCATCATTGAGAGACTTGGTAAGCTTGACCGCATCGTTGCGCTTCTTGTTGCCTTCGTTCTCCTGCTCGATCTTAACGATGTCGGAGATCTGCTGCTTGTAAGTGACCTCCAGGTCATTCATCTGCTGTTGCAGGGCAACCGCATTCTTGTCGGGAGCGTAGGTTGGGATTGCAGGTGCGGCAGCGGGACTAACCGTCGGAGCTTTGCCAACGCGTGGCCCGGACATTTTCGCATTGATGCCGCCTGTATAGGCGTTGGAAATAAGGCCCGGATCAATACGGCGCAGACCTTCCCACTCATTGCGCAGACCAGCGACACTATTGCCGCGACGTGAGGCCAGACGGGTCGCAAGCGAGTCCTGAAGATCGGCCGAGAAGAGCTGGTTACCGCCCAAACCCATTTCATCGCGCAGTCCGCGCAAGGTTTGCTGGACAATCTGATAGCGGCCAAGCGCCGAAGAATTGAAATTGTTGTCGGGATGCTTGAGCATTGCAGATTGCAATTGGTCAATCTGATCAAGCGTCATCCCCACCAGGTTCTGATCGCCGCCCGTAAACTTGCCGAAACCGAGTGTCTCGTTGTAGCCGCGACCCTTATCGGTGCCCTCAGCATAACCAATCAGGTCCAGGAAGCCCTTCGCGGCCGCTTCCTGCGCGCTCTTGGAGTTACCGCCTGGCAGAGCAAGTCCGCCCCCGGCAAACTGGTTGAGACCATTGAATGACAGGCCGGTAAGACCATTGCCGATCCCTGTTACGATGCCGGACATTTCACGAAGCTTGTCGTTCGTTGTCTGGATGGCAGTCTGGGTTGCAGAGCCGAAGGCATTGTTGCGTGCAACATCGCCAACCTGCGTCAAAGCGTTGCCCTGCAAGTCGAGTGCAGAAACGATGAGCTTATACTGGTCGAGCGTCAGCTTCGCGGGACCGAAGCCCTTGTAAGCGCCGTTCTTGATCTTGAGCTCGATCTTCTCGGCTGTTGAGAGCGTCTTGCCGGAAAGCTCCTCTTCGAGCTTTGCCTGCTCTTCGAGGGCATCGAGACGTGCCTTATCAATATCGTCGGCTAGATCGCGCTTGCCCTTCAGCAGCTTGTCCAACAGCTCCTTGGCGGCGGTCGCTTCGACCAGCTTGTCTACGAGTTTCTGAACTTCTGCGCGGCCCATGTCGCCATAAGGCTGGTTAGCTGCAAGTTTGGCCTTCAGCTCCTCGACTTCGGCATTCGCACCGGAGAGTTCACCAACCAGACCCTTAACCTCAGCCTGAACACGCTCGAGCGCAATCTCGCCTTTCGAAAACAGCTTTTCGTCATTGAGGGGAGCCTCGAACTTAAGCGCACCGATCTCCTGTTCGGACGCGGACTGGCGCGCTTCCTTAACCTGGTTGATCTGATCGAGAATATAGGTGATACGCTCCTCAATGCCCTTGCGAGCCGTTACATTCGAAGAGTCGTCAAGCGCCTTTTCTTCCTTCGCCAGCATCTCCTTCATAAGGCGCTCGCGCGTATTGTAGAGTTCGACCGCCTGCTCGATCAGAGCCTTGCCGCGACGCTCGCGAATGGCACTTGCTGACTTGCCAGGTCCAAGCGCTTTTTCTTCAGCGTCGAACTCGTCCTGGATTTGCTGACGCCGGCGAAGATAGGCCGCCTGCTCAAGCTGCAGCTCCTCATTGACCTGATTGCGGTATTCATCGAGGGCTTCGGCGCGTTCGCGGCTTTCCAGCTCCTTCGAGCGTTTGGCAAGAAGACGCTTGTTCTCCTGGATCTCAAGCGACTTTGCAGCGTAGTCGTTCTCTACGTCGAATTCCTGGCGCGCCTCGTCTTCAAGCTCTTTGCGAGCCTGTTCGGTAGAGATCCCGCGATAACGTGCGACCAGACCCGGAAGCGCCATATTGGCGCTGTTGCGAGCCGAAGCTTCACGCATCTGCGTTAGCTTGGCGAAATCTTCTTCCTGCTTCTTGATGTAGTCCGATGCGATGTCGAGCGTGTCTTTGGACGCAGCGCCGAATTCCTTCAGCGTGTTCATCGCATCCTTGCCCTTGTTCGAGAACAGGTCGAAATACTCAGCGACAGCTACAACGCCGATGCCGATAAGGGAAAGAACAGGAGGAAGGGCGGCAGCTGCACCAGCAATGCCGCGCAGGAAGCTGCCAGCAGTTGCAAAGCTCAGACGAGCGCGTGTCATGCCGGTGACGCTGCTTGAGAACGAATTCATCAGAACGTCGAGCGAGCGCTTGGAGCGCGTGAAATCGGTGCCGGTCAATGCAAGTGCCTGACGCAGCCTACCAATCCCGCCGATCATAGCGGAGACGCCACTGATCATCTTCGACGCAACAAAGATCTTGCCAACAATCATGGCCGTGCGGAAACCCTCCTCGCGGAAGGCGATGAGCGCATCAATGGCTTTGCGGATATACTGAACTGCGGTAGTCAGGCCGGAGCCGAGACTACGAGCAAGATTGGTGCCGATTTCGGAAGAAAGGATCCGGTTTACATCCTGTAGCTGCTTGCGCAGCTCGCTCATGAAACCGCCTTCGGTGTATGATCCGTTCTGCAGGCCACCGGCCTCGAGTGAAAGCGTCTGAAGAGCCGTATAGGTCTTCTTCAACTGACCTTCGAAAGTCTGCATCATTGATAGAGCGCGGCCGCCGTAACCACGTTCAATTTCAGCAACAAGTGCAGCAATCGCCGGCTTGGCGGCGACGGTGCCTGTGCCGATCTCCTTAATCAGCTCGGACATGGAAATGCCCATGGCCTGCGCCATCTGCTGAACGGCCGTTGGCATGGACTCACCAAGCTGCTGACGCAACTCTTCCATCTGGATGACGCCCTTACCAGCCATCTGGCTGATACCAAGCGTAATGCGCTGAAGTGCTTCGTCAGTGCCGCCGAATGCCGCTACGCCGTCTACGAGAGCCTGAAGCGTCTCGTTGACATCCTTCATTCCGGTTGCCTTCAACTTGACGAAGGCATTGTTGAGGGTCTGAATGGAGAACGGCGCATTCATCGCCATCTCGCGTAGATACTTTACGTTGTCTGCTGCCTCCCGGATCGGATCGAGCGCTGTGCTCATGGACTTCATCTGGAAGGCGAGCTTCTGAAACTCCATGTTGACGCGAACGATGTCGCCCACCCACGACGACTGAATATTGGCGAGCTTGGACATACCGAGACCGACGACGCCGAGCACAATCGACAGGTCACGCATGGTCGATAGAAAGCCCTTGGCCTTCATATCGGCAAGCGAATAGGAACGAATCACCTGACCGCCTGCATTAGCGACGGCCTGAAGACGTGGCGAAGATGCTGCGATCTCGCGATTAAACTGAGCAACCGATTGACCGGCATGAAGCATGCGAGTCGTAAAATTACCGTCGGCAAGTTCTAGTTCAACACGGATCGCAGTCATGACTTCCTTCAACTAGTAAATCATTATTGATTTACCTTTTTGCTTTGTGGACTTTCGCCTTCAGCGCCTTGAATGCTGTTCTGTCGAACTCCGCATCTGGCGCATCAGCATCAAATACTTGGGCTTTAGGGGCCATCACCCAGATTTCACCCATCGACTTGTGAAGTTGATCTACCGCTTTTCCGTAAGACTCGGCGGAGGTAACAGAGCCGAGCAGGTTGATCATTCTCAAGTCGTCTTCTGCGGCGAGCCGATCCACCTGCCGGTGATAGAACCAGAACCGTTTGAGCGGATACCGGAGCAGATGATCATGATCAAAGCGGAAGAACTTTATTAATCTGGCGAACAGAAATCCGAAATCTATAGACTTCAGCTCGCCGGCTTGGGGTCCACTTCACCATCCTTCGTCTCTTCAGTTTCAATCTTCTGTCCACCTGCGGTCATAACGAAATCGTGGATTGCCTTGACCTGAGAAAATGTCAGCTTGCGCAACTGTGGGTCGGTCAGTGTCGGCACCGAGCGCAGAAGCTGCTTAATGGTGAGATTGAGTTCCTCTGTCGGAGACGCATTGATCGGCAATGCCTCGAGCTCCTTCAGATTGTCGAGGAAGTCCTGAACAGTCGGCTCTTGGACCAGATGGTCTTTGCCACTGAGCTTGATGAAGAATTCGCGCTCTGCGGAGAGTTCGTCCAGATTGAGGTATTTCGTCATAGTGTTTCCCTGAAAATGAAATTGACTGACACTCGGAAGAATGTCAGTCAATATTGATTTACTTTGCGCTTGAAATCAAGTGATTAAGCAGCTGCAGTAGTATCACCAAGGGCAAAAAGCTTTCCCGTAGCGTCAGCGTAGCCCTTGAAGGAGACGTTGAAGACTCGTTCAGTATCGGACTGATAGGCGAACGAAATCGCGCCGGCGGTCATTGCCTTGAAAATCGTGAAATCTTCTTCGCCAGTTGTGCCTTTCGGACGCAGAACGAGCTTCTTGGCAATAGACAAAAGCGAAATGGAAACACCCGTATCAACAACGACCTGGCGCTTTTTCGGATCGGTGCCATCGACGATCAGGGTTGCGCCAGGCATGATGCGGACAAGGTTGTCGAGCGTCGTTTCGGCGAGCGGAACCTTAACAGTGACCTTACGGCCAGTTACAAGTTCATCGATCGGCGTATCGCCAAACTGATCGACGGTGACTTCGTGCGTATCCGTCGTCACTTCGACTTCCACGCCGCCCTTGGTAAAACCAAGATCCTCTGCATTAAAGAGGACGGTGCAGACGCCAAGCTTGACGTTTTCAGTGCTAGATGTTGGACCAGCCATAATAGATTTACTCCTTGAGAGGCGGAAAGGACATACTTGACCAGTAGTTTACCTGACGGCAAAAAGTAAATCAATATTGATTTATTATGAGCGAGCCTGAATGGTGAAGGATGTGCTGTAGTTGAGCGACCATTCGATCGATCCGCCCTCTTGACGTGGATACCGGATCGGCAAACTCCGGGCCCGGAAGATGTTGATCTGAACCGCACCGCGCTCGGCAGTCTGCTCATATCTCTCTGGTGCTTCAACATAGAGAATGTGGTTAAGCTTAGCCGCGAGCTTCTCACCCTCAACGGGATCCTTGTGGCGAACAATAATCTGAAGGTTTGGCGTATAGTAGCCTGGCAGGTTGGGATCGATAGCAATTCCAGCAAGTGGCGATTTCAACATGACACCGGTATCCACTTCGGCTGGAAAGTCATTGATGAACATGTCGTTGCCGGCCGCTGCAAGGCCGGCCGCTTCGATCTTCGCAATAAGAATGTCCCAAATCATAGCTTCGTCGTCACCTTTGAAATTGCGCCAATTATTCTGGCGTTGAGCTTGCCTTCCTCGTCCTCGACGGCGCGGTCGAGATACTTCTCTCCGATGAGCCGTCCGGGGTTCTGTCTCATCTTTTCCTTGGTGCCCTCGCCTGCGTGCTCGGGGTTGTAGTTCTCATGCACCTCAGCCGCATAAGCGTCGATGTGTCCTCCGCCGGCAACGATGTCGATTTGCAGTCGGCCGGCGGTGCCATAGGACTTCTCAATTCGGATGGATTGTTCCAGATCGTGCGTATCAACGGGCGTATTGAGTTTGGCCTCCTGGACGATACGCCCAGCAGAGGCGTGCATGGTCTTGCGAGCGTTCTCAACAACCCGCTGACCCATATTGCGCAGTTCCACAACTACCTGGCTGCCGCCCGTCGAGCGCATCCTAATCATGCGATTGCTGCCTCAAGGTCGATTTCGGTGTGATCGTGTTTGCCGTGAACAGTGAAGCGAGGATGCAGGTTGATGACGGTATAGTTCTCGTCATTGATCAGAAAGAGATCACCGCGTGAAATCCTGGCAGTCGCGCCAACCAGTATCTTGGTCTTGGCGACCACTTCATCAGCCGCGCCGCGCGATCCGGATGAGTCAGCGCGAACTGTAGTCTGCTGTGAGGATCGCTGGAGGGTGACAATTGCGCAGCCGATATCGATAGCTTTGGCAAAGCTTGTGCGGTTGTAAACGTCACGACCAATGCGCTTGGACCATTTGACGGTCTGGTTAGGACGATACATTCGGCGTCTCCATGGAAAGGACTGCATTAGAATTTGGATGGAAGATTGTGTCGCGGATCTCCGAATAGGTCGGCATGTCGGCGTTCGAGCCCATCGCGATGATCATGCCGTGGGACTGGGCGTCGGCATTCATGTGATTGACCTGGGCGCGCTCGAGACCGTGTTCGGACAACGTGTGAAGCACGACTTCGTTGTAAACCGACAAGAGCGTATGTCGCCAAAGTCCGCGGATGTATTTCGATGACTGCCACTTGCGGGAATTGCGATCGAGGAAGATGAACTGCAAGTCCGACTTGTTTCCGATGCGATATTCCATCAGGGCGTTTGCTGTGCTTAAACGGCGCGAGCGCGAGGCTAGGGAGACCTCGAGATTGACACGCTGCAGTGTTAGTCGCAGCAAAGCGATGTCACGATGAATTTGCGCACCCAGACTGTCGATTAAATAGCTCTTTGTCTGATTCAGATGCTCCAGGGCTTCGACCGTTAACTCGTCGCTCGCATCACTCATGATTTCGTCAATCGTCGCTGTGTGCGCTTCTGTTGCAATTTCGAAGACGAGGTTCTCGCTGTCCTCGTCGACATCTTCCAGAAACGTTTGTGCCAGGTCATAAGCTTGGCGGACGATTGAGTTTACAAGTGCTGGGGAGCCAAAGCTCGAGGAACCAAGTGCATTGAAGAACAACGAACGCCAAGCGTCAGTGAGGCGCTCATAGTTTAACGCTTGGCGATCTGCATGGGCGGAGAGAGTGTGAGAGATCATCCGCGCAGCAGTCTCGCACGATAGTAGATATGACCCTTCAGGAACTCGCTGGAACGCTTGGCAATTCCGAGCTCGAGCAATCCACCGCGTAGCATGACAGACGACTCTCCGACGGTTTCGGAGATAATGCCGGCGCGATGCTTGGAAGCGGTCACGTCATTCTCAAGGATTTCGTTGGCTTCTGCGATCTGAGCCTGGCGCACCGCTTTGCGGAATGATGCCGGGAAGGTCATGAACTCGATCTTGGTGATTTCACGCCAGGCGTCGGTTGGAATGACCGTCTCCTCATAGTGGCGCATTTCAACACCTTCGTAGCGCTTGAATTTCATCGGGATCCGGATCAGCCGTTCAAAGGCATTAATGAGAGCTGCGTTGCGGCTCTCTTCGGTTGCTTCAGACCAGCCTTTCAAGTTGGGAATGTCGCGCGCCAACAATTCTGCAGCTTCGATCGACATGAAAGAATTCTCCATGACGGCGAGACGAAACTCGCCCTCAATGGCATATACGGATGAATAGCGAATGATGCCGGCATTGGTTGTGAGCTGCACTTTGAGGATGCGCGCTTCGCTAAGAGCGCCCTCCCCGAGAATGTTGAACGCGGCCGGGATAACTATATCCTTGCCCGTCTCCAAAGGATCGAACGGCAGCGAACCGAAATTCACTACGACTTCATCCTCGCCATTAAACAGAACGGCCCTAACCTCAGATGGCGTAATCTTTGCGCCATTGAGATCGACAAAGGAAACGCGGATCGTCACGTCATAATTCTCGGGGTAGAGCTTCATAACTTACTCGCCCTCGCGTTCGATATTGCCACCCACGACCGGCTCTGCGTCCGGAATTGTGTTGGTGTGAACCGCGATTGAGCCAAGCTGAGCGCTAAGCGCTGGCAAACGGGACACATCGAATTGAGCACGCTCATCGACTGTTTCGACCGGCGCGACGGGAACAACTGGAATGCTTGGCACTTCAGGCTTTGCAGCTTCGACACCGATCAGCTTCAGCTCGTTTGCGATCAACTCGGCGATCTGGTCGCTCTTGGTCTTGTTCCAGCCAGTAGCCGACATGCCGGAGCGCTTCCATGCCGCCTCGATCACAGCTTCGCCAGTCAGGATAATTTCGCCGACGGCATATTCCTTGGCCACGTGATCGGCACCCTGCAGGATCGAAGCAGCCTGTTCAAGTTCGTCAGCTTCCGCCTTTGCCTTCTTACGGGCAGCTTCCTGCGCAATCTTCTGCTCATCAATGGCAGCCTGAATTTTGTCGTTGATCCGTTCGAAGTGCTGCTTGCGCTTCTCCACAAAATCAGACTGCTCGCGCAGGATCATCTGAATGAGGACGTTGATATTGCGGTGCTTGACGCCCCAGGCATCACCAATCACGCGAAGACCCTTCAAGCCCTCGGCATCAACAACAGCCTGCAACTCTTCGTGAGAATACATCTTGCCGTGCGGTGCTTTCTCGGCCGACAGAAGATCACGCTTGGCTTCAGCAGCCGCTTCCGCATCGGACTGACGCATCAGCTTTGGAAGAACCGGCGCGCGAGCAGCAGATGCAGCAATCAGGTCATAAGCAGCGCCGGCTGGAGACTCAACGCCCTCTTCATCAAGCCGGACGATCGTGATTGTCGCGGCCAGGCGATTGATCGTGGCGTCATTGAGCGGCTCAACTGATACACCGTCGTGAAATTTCACACCGCAAAGGTGGCTGGAATAGGTGTGCCAGCCCTTCGAGGTAATCTTTACCTTGTTCATTATTCACCAATCATTTGCTGGAGTCGGGATAGCGGCGTGGCAACCAGGTCATCGCAGCCGCCAATGAGGGTTTCGCCAATGAAGATCTGTGGGAACGTTGCGGTGGCGGGATTGCGCCGAAAGACCTCAAGGCGGCTCGCCTCGTCAGCGACATCGCGGTAGACATATGGAAGCTCATAGTGGTCGAGCAGGGTCACCGCATCCTTGCAGTAACGGCAGTTTTCTTTTCCATACACATCAATGGAGCGCATCGGTTCCTCACAAATAAACAAAGGGCGGGAATAATCCCGCCCTCAGATAGTAAATCAATGTTGATTTACATTCAAGCTTAGATGTTGAGGATGCCCTTGAGGCGTGCAACGGAGTGAGTGGCCTTGAGTGCGGTGCCGGCATACCACTTCAGGCGCCACTTGTGAGCGTCCTTCGTAGCGTGCGTGCCGATGTCCTCGAACTGCACGCCGGCGGTAGGACCGCCGTAGATGCCGTGGAAACCATCGGTCTCGTTCAGACGCAGTGCGTAGATCGAGCAAGTTTCGTTGGCAGTTCCCTGGACTTCGTTATCCGTCAGGAAGTCGTTGATGATGACAGGTGTGCCATCATACGCCTTCACGGTGCCGAAATCCTTGATGGTGATAGAGTCAGCGGCGTTGCCAGGCATACCACGCAGGATTGCGCGGATTGCACGCCAAGTGGCCTGCTTCATCATCAGAACGTCGGCGCCATATTTCACGGCGTCCTTCAGTTCGTCCAGCATTTCCGGAGAAACAGCAGCACCGTTTGCACCAGCCACAAGGGTCTGGGAAGCAGGTGTCAGCTTCTTGATGCCGTCAAAGGACTTTGCGTTCACGTCGCTGTCGCCATTGACGATAGCATTGCGGAATACGCGGTTGATCGACTTGGCCTTCAACTGAAGCTGAATGCCGATCTGGTCATTGATACCAGACTGAACAGTCGTGGTGAACTTGTCCATAAGAATGTCGCCGCCGAGAACGCGCAGACGAGTCGATACTGGATCGAACGTTGCAGCGCCTTCCGTGAAATCCTCGTAAGGATCAAGGAACGTAGCCGAGCTGAGTTCCTTCTCGCGATTGTAAGTGTAAACCTTGTCGTTCACGTGGAGGAACGGCATGAGGGCGAAGAGTTCATCGCGATCGATGATCTCCTCGATAATACCGCGTTCCATGTCCTCCTGGGACAGTTTAGCGGCTTCTTCAACCAAAAGCGGCATAGTCTACTCCTTGTGAGCGCCGGTGAAATAGTAAGTCAATATTGACTGACTATTATGGTAACTCACCGAGTCCACGCTCACAAGGAGAAAAGTCAAAAATCATTGACTTTTTTATTTGCCGTTACTGTTTCGCTTGTTCAAAGCATTGACGATGATGCTCCGGCCGGACAGTCCGAGATCCTGATTGGTCTTGGTTTGACTGTTCGTGGTCCGCGAAGCGGCACCCGGATTGGTCTTGACCTTGACCAGAGATTCGCGATCCGGATCTCCGTCGATAATCTTCTTCATCGCTTCGTTGAACCCAAGCTGCTTGCCATCGGCTCCAGTCAAAGGCGTGCGTGCCTCTGCGCCAGCGGGCTTGTCGTAGGCAACGATTGTGCCGTCCTTCAATTCAAAGTGCGCACCATAGAGCTGGCGAGCCTTGACTGGAGTGAGCACAAGATCCTCTCGAATGAAAGTCGAGGTGGCAAATTCATTGCCGATAGTCAGGGCGTCAATCGTCTTTGCCGAAGTGCCGATCTGGCCGCGCAGTTCGTCAATCGTCGCCTGCAGCGCATCCTTATCTTTCTTGGCCTCTTCGATCATCATGGCTTTGACGCGTTCAAATTCGCCGCGTTGCTCAGCTTCGCTCCGTTCTCGCTCAGTCTTCTCCTTCAGAAGCTTCTGGACTTCGGTAAGATCGATACCCTCGAACTTCTTCAGCTCCTTGCTGCTAGTTTCGAGGAGTGCTTCCAGTTCGGTGATCTTGGCCTTGCGCGCCATGGTTTCGCGCAGTAGCTTCTTGTTGGCCTTTTCAGTCTCTGTAAGGTTCTTTTCTTCTTCTGCGAGGCGGGCAGCTTCAGCTTCAGCTTCATCGGCGAGACGTGCAGTCTCAGCCTCTTCTGCAGCCAGCGCTTCGGCGGTCGCAGCAGCAGCGGCGGCGGTAGCCGCGGCGATCTCTTCAGGGGTCTGACCACCGCCATCTTCGTTCTCAGGGGCAAGCGCAATGCGTGGTCCAAGCGAGGATGCGAAAATGCGGGCAGCAGATGCACCAACAGATGCAGGCATACGAGTAGTCATTCAGTTCTCCTTTGGCCAGTATCTCGGCCTATCTTCAGTTTTGACCAGTATCTCGGTCGTTTCGGCGGAGCGGATGCTCCCGTTATTTCGTTGGCGTTTTTGCTGTGACCGAGCCTTGACGGGATCGGGACGTTGCAGGTTTGCTTCCGAAACTTGATGGTGGATTGAGAACGAGATCTTCGCCCTCCAGCCACGTTTTGATGTCTTTCTCCATTGCTTCGCGAAGGTCTTTCTTGAGGCGAGGAAAAAGCTTGTCGACGATCTGACGCATCTGCTCGCGGCGCACTTCATTCGGAGCAGCCAGCTTGCCGAGCGCTTCGCCGACCGACAGTTCGTCAGCCAAGCGCATCACGTCGAAGGTCAGTGGATACTGAACGAGCTTGTCTGTTGGGATTGCGATGTTCGCCCACTTGCAGACCAGCTGAACAAGCTTGTTTTCTGCGTTCTCGCAGCTTTGCGCTTTGGACAGGAGTAGCGAGTTCACCCGCTCGAAATCGTAAGCCTTAGCGACACCGGACGAGTTGTCGATGCCGACCGCGTTGTCCTGCTTGGTGCGCTCGCCGGCGAGCCCGACAGTGTGGTAGATTTCATTGATGATCTTTTCGATCACCGTCAGGATGATCTGTGCCTGCTTTGGATCCGGAGAAAGGTATTCAGGTTTGCCGCCTGCGCCGTCGAACAGGAAGACGCGCTTGGTGCCCATCGATAGAACGGCATCGTATTCGTCATCGCCTGGCATGACTGCTTGAGCCGGCATGGCGAGTTGGGAGAATGTCTGGTCCTGGATGATCGCATCAAGATTGGAAAGGTAATTGGCAACGGCGCGGTCAAGATATCCGATATCATCGATGAGACCCGGAACTGCGTAAGGTGCATCGCCAACATTGTGATCAACGAAGACGCAAGGCACCACGTCGAGATTGTGCTCGCCGCGGTCGATCTCACGAATGACTTTCTGCTTCTTCTTGGAGCGTTTGAGAGGATCGACTTCGGACTCAACCTCCTCAAAAAGGATCCATTCCTTGCGCGTCCAGAGCCGAACGCGTTCGATGATATCACCACACGAAGCAATCGGATCCTTGTCGTCGCGCACGAACTCGCGCACCTTCACCCAAAGCAGTCCACCATCACCCTCTTCATCCCAGGCATAATCAAGCAGATCGGTTGCCGTGATGAGATAGGCATAGATGCGAATACCGGCCGCGCGCGCCTCGGCGATTGTCATGCCGCCTTCTCGCATATTGTTGTCCACGAAAATGGCCGCCCTGCCCTTCACTGAGTTGGAGGCAGTGGACATGCGCATTAGAGAGTCGATATTCAGGTTTGAAAGCGTCGAGTTTTCCCAGAAGTCCTTTACGACCTGTGGGGCGTCTTCGCTGCGTGATACGGGAGCCTTGAACAGATACTTCTGCACAAGATCGACGGTCTCGCGTGTGTGATTGAAGCGGTAAGCGCGATTGAGGCGATCGTTAAACTCCTGCTGACCTTCTTTGTGGAACTTGAAGATATTGTCGGCAAACCAAGCGCGGCCGCCATCATAGGTCGCTTGTAGAAAGCGCCATACGGGGGCAAGGCGATGGTATTCGGGATGCCTGCGCTCATAGAACGTGCGCAAAGGGTCATCATTTTTCGAAATACTCATCGCTGCCACAGAACCTTCATTGAACTATTGCCAAAATAGTAAATCAATATTGATTTACTATCAAGCTTAATAAGATGCGCCGTGAACCCGCTTGACGACAACGGGATGGCGGAAATCCGAATAGTAGCCGAGAGCATCAGTGGCATGTTCAACACCGGCCGACTTGTCCACGTCGCGCGAGCCTTCCTTATAGACTGTCTGCTCAAGACTATCGATGAGACCCTTGCAGTTGCGGTTTACCTTGAGACGGTTCTGGCCGTCAGCCGACAGAAGCAGACGATTGACCGAGTTTACGCGATCAGCAACCAACGGATGTTTTCGCTTGAACAAAATCTTCTTAAAGCCGGCATCTCGAAGGATCTCGATTGAGGACTCGCCTCGGTCGTGATTACGGGATGCGCCGGCCGGATCCGGAAAGAATGTGACCTGGTTCATATTGCGATAGAACCGCTTTGCCATCTCGTCGGAGACTTCCTGCGTATTGGAGCCCATCATAATGGCCTCATCGACAACCCAGATCTCGCCGTTGGGCTGCTCCTGCATGATGATGGCCGACATCGGATTGATGTTGAAGTCGAGACCAATGACGACGGGCAGCTTGTCATTGAATGGATAGTCACCTGTATGAACACGGCGGTCGAAGGCGTAGTAGACTCGGCCGGACATGGTCTCGAACGAGGCTTCGTATTCCTGGCGGAACGTGCGCGGATCTAGATCCTTTCTTGCAGAGCGGATTTCGCTCGGCGGAATAAATGGCGACATCGAGGTGCGGAACTGCCACGACTTCCAATCATTGACGACCTTGCGTCCGCGTTCATCAAGATAAACGTCTCCGCGCTGGCCCTCAACATAGAGATCGTAGAGCCAGTTGAATGCCTTTGGCGTGCCGATGAACAGCACTCGGCCGCCTGTTGTCGAGAGCGTCGGACGCAGAACCTCGAACCAGGTCTCCTTGCGGATGTCCTGGGCTTCGTCGATGACAAGGAAGTGAATACCGACACCGCGTAGCGAGTCGGGCTTATCGGCACCTTTCAGTTCGATACGGCTGCCATTGACCAGGCGAATGGTCATGCGTGTTTCGTTGATGCCGTTCTTCTTGATAAGGGCGCGCGGAATTGAATTTTTCAATTCGTCCCAGAGAATGCCGCGCGCCATTGAGTAGGTTGGCGCTACATACCAGACGAGCTGCTTCTTCTTGGACGTAGCGGCCTTGATCAGTGCGACGCGGCTAACCTGTGTCTTGCCCCAACGACGGCCGGCCACGATCACCCGGAAGCGGTGCAGATCAGACAGGACTGTCTTTTGGCCTTTATGCAGGAACAGCATTATTCGATGACCACCGGCTCATCGAAATTCTTGAGGATCTCGTCGATCTCCTCTTCATCATCCACGCCATTCTCGCGGTGGAAGCGGACTAGATCCTCAGCCGTCAGATCGTCAATCTGGATCGACGGAAGATCGTCTTCGGCAACAACGTCGTCTGCATTTAGGATGCGCAAACGTGCGTCAGCATTCTCCAAGAGCACTTTTTGATAGCGGTGGATCGCCTTCATCTCTTCGTCGATCGTGGCAAGCGGCTTGGCCGCTTTCATTGCTTCCTGGACTGTTTTTTTTGCCAGGAGCTCGGCCATACGCAACGCTTTGTAGGAATTGACGCGCGTTTCCTCGATCCAATCCGCCCGATGATCCTGGAACCGCTCCGCGATCGACGTTACGGTTGCAGTGGTCGAGGCAGTGATGGCCGCCTTGGCCGCCTCCTTCACTTCTTCGGCGCGCGAGCCCCATTTAATCTTCTCGTCCCGGAACCATCTTGAGAGCGTCTGACGTGAACAGCCGTATTTATCGGCAAGTTCGGTCATTCGAGCCTTACCCAATTCATATAGCTCGCGGATTTCCGCACGTTCCGCAGGTGTTAGTTTGCGGAACTTCTTACCTGCTTCTTCAGCGTCTTCGCCTAGCTCAGTTCCGGAGAGTGCTTCTTCGCTCATGGTCTCAATTATCAATCAATGTTGATTTACTTTAAATGAAAAGGTTCTTCCCGTCCATGCTTCGTCTATGTGTATTATTATCTATTAGAATACATATACGTATAGACGAAACGAGGCGAGGGAAGAGCTCATCCGGATCTGAACCAGTCGTAACCTAGTTTTGTAGGCTTGACCAAAGCAGATCGTCCGGCTTTCTCCTTCTCGATGATCCTGTGTATTTCAAGTTGCTTCAAACTCATCCGGAATGAACCATATGCGCAGGAATATGGCAGTAGCGCGTGAAGTTCGCGCACGCTGAGAAACTTGCCGGCATTCACGTGCCTGAAAATGATCTCCATGATCGCTTTCTGCTTGTCCGTCCGCATCAGCATCATGGCAGGCGCAGCCTTTCATTGACGCCCTGCCAGTCAAATGCGCTTAAGGGCAAACGATCGGGCACAGATCCCTTCGGATCCGGGCATTTCCATACGCCATAGAGCGGCGATGCGAGAGAAACCTGTTGGATCGCTTTGATGGTCGATCGCACATCCATCGCAGCAACACGCTCGTTCGCCTTTTCTCTGGCTGCGCCCGTATTTTCCATTGCTGAGTTCTTCTGATAGAACTCGCGGCAAAGTTGCACGGTCTTGTCACGTTGAGCTTCAGGTTGCGTCAGGATCTCGTTTACAATGGCTTCAAAGTCTTGGGGGTTGCTCACGAAATTGGAGCGAAAGAATTTCATGCCGGCTTCGAACTTGTTGGCGTTCTGGGGCGGCGCAAAGCGGAAGCCTGCCTTCTGACCGAAAACATTGAATTTCGACATCGATGACTGGATCTCTGTAAAGGTGTTTCCCTCCATGCGCGAGACCAAGTTCATCATGCGATAGCCGGCGCCGATGCCGCGATACATTGTATCGACTACAAAGCGCGAGATCACCCGAAAGTTGGCGTTGATATAGCGATAGCGGTTGGTATTGGTGAGCTTGGTATCCTGTCCGGTCGGCTTGATCTTCGGGAAGATAATATGTCTTTCGCGCAGCATTCCCTTCGGAGTGCCAGTCACAAGAACGCCAATAGTCTCTCCGTGCAGATCGAGACGATAGAAGCGCGGACCCAGCGGCAGTTTTTCGGCCTTGTAATGCAGATCGTGCAAGAGATTCCAGTCTGCGATCGTCCCGCGCTCGACAAACATGTCGTCTATCAGCGAGAAGCGCGCCCTGGGCGCGACCGCTCGACTTATGCGCGTCTCACATACGCTGAAGTCACAAAGCTCACCGGCGACTCTGTATGACGTTTCCATGATTTCACCAGTAGTGCGAGAGAATGACGGGCAGATATGGAACCAGTGGCGCAAGACCGCTGAAATCACTCCAGTGTGGGCAGTAGTGCGGCAGAAGGAGTTCGGCTAGTGGAGCTCCTCCGTAAGTGCGCATTACATTGCGGCAATGCTCCCGGTGGATAAAGTCGAGGATCCGGCACAGATAGCAGCCCCATTTGCGCTCTTCGGCCCATGCTGTGGCAGCCCGATACGAGATCGTCTGATCCAGGTCGCCAAGCAAGACAGTGTTGACCGTCCTGTCGATTGCGATGAACACGCGATAGATATAGATCCACAGGGCCGTCAGCATCAAAATGACACTTCCGGTCGACCAGGAAGATTCTTCCACCGCAGGGCGCGCCAACCGGCATTGACGTAATGAATGACACCTTTGCCATCGAGAATGCGGTGACTGTCGCCATCGTCCTTGCGCTTTACCCAGAGCGTCTTCGGCTCTTGAATCATATATTCGAAGCCGTCACTGAACGCATATGCTCGCCAAGCTTCGCAACTTACATCATGCTTGGTCATACCCTCGGGGTCATGAACTTGCGGAGGGGTTTTGGTGACCTGAAAGCGCCTCGTATGCTGATCAATCGTGTCTGGCATTAGCGAACCTCTTGCCAGTCTTCGGCCAGAACATCCGTCTGGGAGGCGAGCCAACCGATCAGCATTGAGCCGTCCACTGTCCGCAGCCCAAGAGATGGAAGGCGAATTGTTGAGCCCTCGGCGCCGGTTTCGAAATGGTTCTTGTCAATGCCGGCGATGAGATCCAAATCCGGACTTACCGGCTTGACTTGGGTTGCGCGCGGGGCAGAACCGGGATGTAGGAAGACGAACATGCGCTTTCCATTCCAGCCTTCACGAGCGACCTTCCCGCCGCGCTTTACAATTTCGATTGCTTGACCAAAGTTCATTGCTTTTCTCCTGTTACTTCAACCTTCTCGCGGAAGCGTTTTGTGACTGTAAGATCCGGGCCGAGTTCCTCGTCCAGGTCGGTGTGTGTCGTGGCGACCATCAGTGTCTTGCCGAGAGATCGAGCGACTTTTTGCATGTTGAAGGCGATGATCTTCGCCGTGACGCGGTCGAGGACGGCGCCAAATTCATCGGCGATCCAGACATCAGCGACGGTGTTTTCGATCATCTTTGCCAGCTTCAGGCGGTAGCGCTGTCCGTCGGAGAGTTCACCTGGCTTGCGGATGTAGATCCAGGCATCGGAGATACCGGCCTTCGCCAGGAGCCCAGTTGCCTCGACCGTATTGCGCCCGACCTGATCGATCACAGGAAGGTGCGGATCGAGTATGATTTGGTTGAGATCCATCACGGAAAGAGACTTGTTCATTTCCGCAGCGAGATCTTTCAGGAGAACCGACTTGCCGGAACCTGATTGGCCTGTGATGTAAACGACATCGCCCTGATCGATATTGATTGCCAGGTTGTCGTAGATTACGAATTCCTTGTTGGTCAGACCAAGACCGAAGCCCTCGGCAAGTTCAAGCACGCGCGGCGTGCGCTCAACAGAGGATGAGAAAGCGCGGTTGATGACGTATTCCATCAGTTTTCGCCCTCCTCGCCCTCCTCGCCCTCGACGTATTCGATGTGCGGATTGATCTCTTTGCCATCGAGGCCGATGACCGGCGACATTGAGGCGCAATCGGCCATTTCAAGCTTGAGGCTCTCAAGCAGCCCGACATAGGCAAAAGCGTGCGCGTTAAACTTGGTCTCGCCCGGAAACACCATGTCAGACAGAAACAGTCCTGACTCAGGATCTCGTCCGGCGATGATGAGGCTTTCCAAGCGACCGGTTTCGACGAGCTTGGTGAGCTTGCCGAGCATTTCAAGGAGGCAATCCTTGGTTAGCTTCTCGATCTCTTTCTCTTCGGCCTTTTGCTCCTCGATCACTTGGCTGAGGGGTTTGCGGGAGCCGAGAGAGATAACGTTGTCGTTGAACATATAAGCCTCAATAGTCAATCAAAGTTGATTTATGCGGCGGCCGATAGCACAGCTATCAGCGCATCCACTCCAGTTTTGCCGGTCTTGGCTTCGACGCGAGCGACCAGTTCCCGAATGGTGCGGGACTGGGCGATGGTCACGCGCTTGAAGCCAAGCGCATCGGTGATTGGCGCAGCCACATCATCAACGACGCCTGCAGCCCTTTTGTTCTCTTCAGCTTGGACCTCGACAGCGGCGCCGATATCGCCAACAAAGGCGCCCTCGTCCATTTCTCCGATATCATCTGTCGAAAACTGGATTTCAAAGTCGGAATAACCGGTCAGATCGATATCGATATCTTCGCCGACGAGGCGCTGAAGCTCATCCTGCAGCATGGACATATCGTATTCGACCGATGTCACCTTATTGTCGGAAAGGCGCATAGCATCGGCTTCCGCCTTGGAAAGATCCGAGCGACATACGACAGGAACCTTCTTCATTCCCAGTGAGATGGCAGCCAGTCGACGCCCATGACCTGCAATGATGGTGCCGTCCGTCCAGACAATGATCGGTTGCGAGAAACCGAATGCTTTAATCGACTTTGCAAGGTCAGTGACCTGTTTTTCATTATGGATCTTGGCGTTGAGTTTGTATTCCTTGATCCGGTCAATATCCCAGAGCTCAACTGTCTCAGCTGGGGTCTTAGTTGTCATGGTGCATCTTTCCGTAAAGGGACATCAATTCATTGTCGTTCAGAGCCCTGTTGCGCACCCACTCCTCATAGAACTCACCGTTGTCGCACTCTCCGCAGACTGGATTGGCGCGTTTGCCGACGAAGCGCTTGTTGTAGAATTTACAGGATACGCAATCAGGAAATTTGGTGCTCATACGTCGAGATCCGCCAGAAGGGCTTCTTCCATGTCACTAACGTCGACAGGAGCCGATCGACTGACGAGAAGATGAACAAGAGCATCGCCGGCATTGGTGAGTTCATCAGCGGAATTGAGATCATGATCGCGACGAGTTTCGGCGATTTTCGCCGTGATGCGCTCGGCATCGAGGATGGGAACCTTAAAGCGCATGACAGTGTGTGTCTTTGGCGCCTTGGGTTCGGGAGGTGTATTGTCGATTTCCTCGTCATTGTCGAAGTTCTCCTCAATACCCAAGTCGTCGAGCGCTATATGAGTAGTCGAGAAGATTTCTTCGAAATCGGCATCTGAGTAGGGAAGATACTGCAGGTCATCGTAGCCTGAGAGTTCCTTCAAGAGTTCGGCGAAGGCGAGCGTGTCATCCGTTCCATAGCGCGTATTGTCGAGGATTGAGACTTGTTTGGCTGTCGGATCATCGAGAGCGCCGAGGTTGAGGATCAGAACGTCGATTCCTAGCTTCTTGGCAATTTCCCATCGATGCTCACCACCAAGGATCTGAAGACCCTCCTCTACTTCGCGAACGAGTATTGGCCGAATAAAGCCGAACTTCTTAATCGACTCCTCGAGCTTGGCGTCGTTCTCCGGTGTGGTGATATTGGTGTTCCAGGGGTTTTTCTGGAGCGTATTCGGGTCAAGCAGTTCGGTTTTCGGTTGCGACAAAGGGGTATTCCCTGTTAGAAAAGTAAGTCAATAATGATTGACTATCATAACGCCATAATAAGGCAATAGGCAAATGGAAGAATGTGAATGAAATCTGTAATCCTGGCTCACAACGCTGTGACGGCCCAGATCCGGAATGCGGACAAATCGGTAGATGCGATCGTTTCGGACCTGCTGTCTTATAACGACTCCTCGATCGATGGCACTTTCGCAAGCAATGTGGGTATGGTCTCGGCCTATTCATCTTTCTACCAGATGACCAATCACACATTTCCGGCTGGCTTCGTTCACCTCGTTGAGCGCACGCTGATCAAGAAGGGCTATCAGGTGCGCTTGGTGCGCAAAGCTCTGCCAGAACCACTTGGTCCGTTTAGTCCAATCGTCGACGAGTTCGGAAACGACAATCCGGACTATGATTTCCAGATCAAAGCCCTTCGAAGTGTGGAGAAATACGGCCGCGGCATCATTCAAGTGGCGACCGGCGGCGGCAAGTCGAAGATCGCCAAGCTGATCATGGCGCGTTACCGGCGCATGACGCTGTTCATCACGACGCGCGGAGTTCTGCTCTATCAGATGAAGGATCAACTTGATGCACTCGGTCTCAACACCGGCCTGATGGGTGATGGTGAGATGAAAGTTACCAAGGGCGTGAACCTTGGCATGGTCCAAACGCTTGTTCAGGCGCTCGAGGTTCCTGACCTTGCACGAGAGCGGCGCGCAGTCACCAAATCTCAGCACCTCAACAAGAAGAAGGATACGTTCATTGCGCCGGAAGATGTCGGCAAACTGGCAAAGCAGCGCTATGATGAGAAGGTGGCCAAACGCAACAAGATCATCAAGGTCTTGGAGATGATGGAAGTGGTCATCGGTGAGGAAGCGCACGAGGCCGGTGGCAACTCCTATTACGAGATTCTGAAATACTGCAAGAATGCGCAGATCCGGGTTGCACTGACTGCGACGCCGTTCATGCGCACCAATGCGCAGGACAATCTGCGTCTGATGGCAGCTTTTGGCTCGATTCTAATCAAAGTCTCCGAAGAGCTTTTGATCAAGCGCGGTATTCTTGCGACACCGCACTTCAAGTTCATGAGCGTTGAGGGTGCACAGGGGTTGCATCGCACCTCGCCTTGGCAGCGCGCATATAAGCTTGGCTATACCGACAACATGAACATGCACAAGGCCATCATCCGGGATGGTCTGATGGCGCGCAAGGTCGGTCTGCCCTTTATGGTTCTGGTTCAGCACACGTCGCATGGCGACACGCTGGTCGAGCTGATGAAGCGCGTTGGTCTGCGGATTATGTTTATTCGCGGCGAGAACAACCAGAAGGAGCGCAAAGCCGCCCTCACCGCTCTTAAGAATGGCACGATAGACGGGTTGATTGGCACAACCATTCTCGATGTTGGCGTTGACGTGCCGGCTGTTGGTCTGGTGATGCTCGCAGGCGGCGGCAAGGCCGAAGTTGCGCTACGCCAGCGTATCGGCCGCGGTTTGCGTGGAAAGCCCAAAGGCATTCCGAATTTTGCGTTCATCGCGATGTATTCAGCCAACCTCAACACGACGCTACGCGAGCATGATGCGCAGCGTCGCGCCATCATTCAGCAAACACCTGGCTTCGCTGAAGGCATCTTGCCTGAAGGTCAGGACTTCAACTGGTCTATATTTGCTCGGAAGGAAGCCGCATGACCATCTCCCCAACCCGCCTCGTGGATCCAATCCACTTTTTCAACGCTCGAGGGCTGTCGGTTCTGTCCGAGGACCGGATCGAACACGAACTTGAACTGCTCCAGGAAGAGAATGCCAAATTGCAGCGCAAACTGCGGCTTGCCGAAATGAAGCTGCGAAACTACGAAAGAACGAAGTAACGAAAAGGCGAATTAGCGTTGCTCTCCCTTAGTAGAGAGCAGCGCCGTCTCTCCTCGCTATAAAGTAAATCATTATTGATTTATTTATGAGAGACAGACATGACCGAAATCCCCCAATACATTGCACTTTGTGGTCACCCAACATCTGGAAAAACCACAGCAGCCGAAATCATCGGCGAAATCTACGGTCACGCCACGGCCGATGATGGACTTCCCTTGCGCAAGATCGCCATCGACTACCTTGGTCTCACTCAGCACCAGGTATTCACTCAGGAAGGCAAGCTCGAGAACGTCGTGCTTAACGGCAGGGAATGGCAGGTTCGCGAAATCCTCGGCGAGATTGGGAATGCCTTCGAAGAGAAGTTCGGTGGCGACATCATTCCGCTCATGAGTCACAACGCGAGACCGAAGGAAGCAACCGCGGTCTTTGGTTCCGTCCGTCGTGAGCAGGGCAAATACTGGCGAGATCAAGGTGCGCTGGTTCTCGAGATCGTCAATCCTCTCGCCGGCCCCTCAAAGTTTGAGTTCGACACCTTCAATCCGGTTCATGCGCACGCGCAGATTCTTAATGATGGACTTGCTCGGGGTCTTTCGAAGGAAGATGCCCGCAAAGACTTGGCAGTCAAGCTGATAAACGTGATCGAAGGTCGCGTTGCATGATTCAGGTTTATCACGACAACAGGCTAGTCGGACATTTACACCTTCCGCTCCGACCGGGTCAGCGCGACATCGTGTTTCAAAACTGGGAAATTCCGGTGGACCTGCCTTATCCCGATGATCCAGTGCCAACCGATATCACCAGAACGGTCTATCGGCTTGAGCCACGTCGGGTGCGTTACGTGGAAGACAAGTTCGCAGATATTTCATCCCGAGTGTCTCGTGATTTGCGTCTTTTGGAGTTTCGTGCGGCAAACTGTGTCCCGGATGACGCCGAGATAGTGGAACTCCGCGATGATATGGCCGCCAGGACAGAGATTGAGTTTCGATGGAACGCGCTTCGGGCCGATATCGACGTGTTCGAAGAGCTCTTCGATAGAGACGAGTTTGAGCCGACATGACCAATTACACCCCTACTCCGCTCTACGACTGGCTCGCTCCGATTCAGGAAGAGTTCAATCACTTCATGCTCGGCGGAAATCTCGGCCAAGGAAAGTATCGCAACGTCTACGCGGTGCCTGGCCGTGAGGATCTCGTCTACAAAATAGAGACGCCACACGCGGAGCGAGACTTCTGTAATGTGACTGAATGGAACGTCTGGCACCAGTTGAAGGACACGCCAGCCGGTCAATGGCTTGCTCCCTGCCACTTTATCTCCCGCAGCGGATCCATTCTTGTGATGGAACGGACAAAAGAGATTTCAGCCAAACGTGTGCCCAAGCAAGTGCCAGACTTTTGCACTGATGTGCATCAAGGCAATTGGGGCTTGCTTAAGAATCGTCCCGTCATGCACGACTACGGTTTCCTCTCGGGCTTCATTTCTGTCATTCGCGACAAGAAGAAGTTCAAAATGGTAGAGAATACAAGGGTATAACGAATAAACGAAAGGGCGATTTCGTCCTTTCGTCCTTATACGGGATCAGCCGCCGTGCACTTTCCTGCATTTTCTCGATGTAGCCCTGACGATCGCTGCTATAATAGTCTGTGTGAGCGCTGAGGAGTTCAGCGCATTCAACATAGTTCGAGGGAGTCTCGAGTGTCTAAGTATCACTTCGCCGTATTCATCGGCAGATTTCAACCACTGCATATCGGTCATCAGCACGTCATTCGTGAAGCTTTAAAACAGGCTGAGCGAGTGATCGTGCTGATCGGATCTTCCAACATCGCCAGGGACTTCGCCAACCCGTTCACTTTCGAGGAACGCAAGGAGATGATCCATCGTGTCTTTCGCCACGAAATGGCAACTGAACGTCTCATCGTTGAGCCGCTGGAAGATAATCTCTACAATGATAGTGCCTGGATCGCGAGCGTGCAGCGCACGATTACCGATATCATTCTTGAATACGGAAACAATCACGGTTTCCACACTTCAGGCATCAATGACTTCAAGGTCGCTCTTGCCGGCTTCGGGAAGGACGCTACCGGCTTTTATCTGAAACGCTTTCCTGAGTGGGAGTCGATCCAGATCGGCAGTCAGTTCGGCACATTCAATGCGTCGAACATTCGTGCTGCCTACTTTCAACCCCTTCCCTTGATCCCTACACGCGGTCTTGATGACCAGGTGGCGGGTTTTCTGGAAGAATACATGCTCACCGAAGAGTTCAAGAGGCGCGTGTATGAGCAGCAATATCTGATCGACTATCGCAAGACCTATGGCAAAGGCCCGTTCCTGACGGCCGACGCCTGTGTCACACAATCCGGTCATGTGCTGTTGATCCGTCGCGGCAAGGAATACGGTCACGGCCTGCTCGCTCTTCCCGGCGGCTTCGTCAACGAGAACGAGCAGATCCGCGATGCTTCGGTGCGTGAACTGAAGGAAGAGACCAAAATCTCTGACAGAAAGGGCGAAATCCCGCCCTCGATGCTCGCATCCTTCATCACCGGAAGCGAATTGTTCGATCACCCCAAGCGCTCACTGCGCGGTAGGATTGTGACAACAGCCTATCGGTTCGTTCTACCCGATTCAAAGGAGCTTTTCACAGTGAAGGGCTCCGACGATGCCGAACATGCCGACTGGTATCGTCTTGGCGACCTCGAGCCACAGGTGTTCTTCGAGGATCACTGGTCAATCTTGCAGAAGATGATCGGTTTCTAAGCAGCGGGGAGTCCGCTGTTCCATCAAAATTCAAACGTGAGGAGTTCACGATGTCTTTCCGCAATCTTATTCTTGCTACCGATAGCTACAAACAGTCTCACTTCCTTCAATATCCGCCCCAGACGACCGCTGTTTCGGCCTATGTCGAAGCACGCGCCGGCGGGATTTTCAAAGAGGTCGTTTTTGTTGGTCTGCAGGCGTTCATCAAGCAGTATCTCACAGAGAAGATCGACAGCCTTGATGTCGATGAGGCCGAACTGGTCTGCAAGGAGCATGGCCTGCCGTTCAATCGTGAAGGATGGGATATTATCCGGCTCGAGCATAACGGCCGATTGCCGATCGAAATTCAGGCGCTTGCCGAAGGATCCGTCGTTCCGCTGGGAACGCCGCTTGTGCAGGTGCGCAATCTGGATCCGCGTCTTCCCTGGCTCTCGACCTTCATCGAAACCGCCCTGCTCCGCGCAATTTGGTATCCCTCGACTGTCGCAACGCTTTCTTACCATGTGAAAAAGATCATCTATAGGGCGCTTCTGCAAAGCTCCGAAGATCCGGATGGTCAGATACCCTTCAAACTGCATGATTTCGGCGCAAGGGGCGTTTCTTCGAGCGAAAGTGCAGCACTTGGCGGGTTCGCGCATCTGGTCAATTTCAAAGGAACTGACACGATGGAAGCGCTGGAATTTGCCCGTCGATACTATGGCGCCAACGAGATGCCAGCTTTCTCAATCCCAGCCGCGGAACATTCGACCATCACTTCTTGGGGCAAGGATCGCGAGGCCGATGCCTACAGCAATATGATCGATCAGTTCGGGTCTGGTATCGTTGCGGTCGTTTCTGACAGCTACGACCTCATGAATGCAGTCGAGAACGTCTGGGGCGGCGAATTGAAGGAAAAAGTGCTCAAGATGGGCGGAACGCTGGTTGTTCGTCCTGATAGCGGTGATCCGGTAACGACTCCTCTTGATGTCCTTCACGCGCTTTGGGAAAAGTTCGGCGGGACGATCAATTCGAAAGGCTACAAGGTGTTGAACCCAAAGGTGCGCGTCATCCAGGGCGACGGCATGGACCTCGAGAAGATCGACCGACTCTTTTGCACCCTTCTGCTTGAAGGCTGGTCGGCTGACAATATCGCTGTTGGCATGGGAGGCGGACTTCTCCAGGGCGTCATGCGCGATGACCTGCGCTTTGCTATGAAGGCAAATGCAATTCAGATCGACAATGGCGAATGGGTTCCGGTTCAGAAGCGGCCGGCGACAGATCCGACGAAGGCGTCAAAGGCGGGTCGTCTTGCAGTCTGCGCGACAAGGCTCATTGATTATCCGGTCGTAACACTGGCTGAAGATCAGGTCGAACTGCAAGACAATCTGCTCAAAGTGGTCTACTCGAAGGGAAATCTCGAAGCACTAACCTCCCTTTCTGAGCTGCGTGCTCGCACCGAGAAGCGTCTGAAGGAGGAGCTCGCTGCTTAGCAGCCGAAACCTGAATAAGTGTAAAGGGGCCTTCTGGCCCCTTTTTCGTGTCTTGCGAGAATCCCTACGAATCATGTAAGGACGAAAGAACGAAAAGACGCAGGAGCGAAAAGACTAATGGTCGAAAACGTCATATCGTGCTTGTCCCAGAAGGGCGGCGTCGGCAAATCAACGTTTGCGCGTCTCATCGCCCGGACCTACGCGTCGGCGGGCTGGAGCGTCAAGATCGCCGACTTCAACGTCAATCAGCTCACTTCGACCAAATGGGCGGCGCGTCGAATGGCGCTTGGGGCGACGCCTGAAATTGCTGCCGAGGTCTGCACAACGATCCGCTCAATCCGGCGCGACAATTACGACCTGATCGTCGCCGATGGGACGCCAGATAGTGATCAATCCTCGCTTGAGATCGCCAGGATTGCCACGCTCAACGTTATACCGACCGGACTGACGCTGGACGACCTGGAGCCGCAAATTCTCTTCGCCAACGAGCTCGTGGAGCGCGGTGTCGATAAGGAAACCATTCTGTTTGTTCTCAACAAGACAACGGACAGCAAGCTCGCGGTGCAGGAGGCCAGACAATATCTGTCGAGCATCTACCGCGTTGCAGAGACGGATCTCGGCCATAAGACTGGCTACCAAATGGCGCAGAACGTTGGCTTGACGATTGCCGAGACGAATTTCCCCACATTGAACGAGCGGGCGGACCAGTTGGCCGCGGAGATCGTGTCACGTGTTAACGAGATAGAGGAGAAGTATAATGGCTGACACAAAGACAACGAAGGCCCCTGTTCCGGCACCAAAACGCGCGAGGGCGTCGTTTCTGGGTGGTTTGTCAGAAGTGCCGACCTTTGCGCCGACTTCTGTTCCGAACAATATGACTGAAACAGAGTATGCAAATTTGAACTTCAAGGTCGATAAGGAGTTCAAACGCGTGTTTAAATTGACGGCTGCAACGCACGATATCAGTTATCGCGATCTGCTTGAGCAGGCCTTCGCCGCCTGGGTCGAAAAGCACAAGGCGGCGAAGTGATCATCTGATCTCGATATGCAGGTCTGACAGTTCGACCAGCAAGGCACCAACGATGATAGCCAGCGCAATGGAAATGACGGCTATCATCCATACCGGCACAGCCCAGAATAGCGTCAGAATAGTGCCGCCGAGCAAAGCCGCAATGATTGTGACGACGAAGCCGATCAGAAAGATGAGGAATTGAAAGATTCCCTTGAAGATATCGAACATCAGAGCTTTCGTCCTTTCGCCATTTCGTTAAGTCGTTCATAGCTCGCCCAGGCGCCGAGGCTCTCATTGCCAGCCGAACCGAGATAGCGCGCTACTTTCCGCAAAACCCAAGCCACGATCATTCTCCCGTCGTGCATGAGGAAGCAGCCGGCTCTACATGAAGTGTATAGTCGCGGTCTTTCACGCCGTTCGCCTGGTCCTGCAGGATCCCGAGACGTGTCTTGGCGATTGCTGTGTGCAGATTATCGGCCGTCCCGAGTGAAACCATAATTCCCGGCCCACCTGCACCGACGAACTCGAGGTTCTGCCGCTCTGTTGCTGAGTGGCTCACATCGCCTTTGATTGATAGTCTTTCAGACATGCTTGTCTCCGTTGTTTTGAATACCAAAAGGTAAATCAAAATTGACTGATATTCTAGCGCTATTTCGCTATAAAGCGAAATGACGATTTGACGATAGAGAGAACACAGCGATGAATATTCCAGGAAATGCACTCTTATTTGCCAATGCTGCGCATGCGGCAATCGATCAACGCCGTAAATACACGGGACTACCCTATATCGTTCATCCAGTCGCAGTGGCGCAGCTCGTTAAGCAAGCAGCGAACTATGATGATGCCATGCTCTGCGCCGCCTACCTGCATGACGTGGTCGAGGATACCGGCGTCACCCTGGCTCTGCTGCGCGAATATTTCGATGTCCGTGTCTGCAAGCTGGTTGATGAACTGACCAACAAGGTTCCCATGAGCGCTGGCAATCGGAAGACACGGTTTAAGCTTGAGACGGAGCGGATCGCCACAATCTCGAACGATGCCATGACCATCAAGCTGTGCGATCTCATCGACAACACAGCCACAATCGTCGCACACGACCCGGATTTTGCCAAAGTCTACATGCGCGAGAAGCAAGTTCTCCTGACTGTTCTGCAGGGAGGAGATTTCGGCCTTTGGCAGCGCGCCGACAAGATCGTGCGCGATTACTGGATGGGCAAACCCTATGTCTGAGGCATTTGAACGAATGAACGAAGTATTGGAATCGTCCTTTCGTTCCCTCGAGATTCAGCAGCGCCGTAATGCGGCCCGGTTACAGCTTCTCATCTGGTTGAAGAAGCACGGCGGACTGGACAAGGAACAGAGACTGGAACTCAGGAGGCTGAAATACCATGCGTAGCTCTTCTCGACATACATGGTTTTTCTCTGGACGTGAAAGCCGCGCTTTCGCCATTTCGTCTCTTCGTTAATTAGCGAAAACTTGCGACCAGACTGCCGGCGGCTTTGCCCAACGCAATTGCGAGAGGTTCCGCGGCAGGTGAATTGAAATACACGGTTGCAAGCACGACAGCCGTAAGCACAACACCCACGCGGACATTGCTGGTGAAATATACCTCTACCCGAGCAACGCCTTTATCGTAGCTTGCCTGACCTTTTGTTTTCACCTGGCTGTGCTGATACAATTGCGTGAATAGAGAAACGAATGGAATCCCAAATCCAAAGCCAACAACGAGAACATTTAGCTCGCGAATGAGATAGAACAGAAAGCCCTCCCTGGCTCCGTCCTTGGCTTTGACGACTACGCCCATAAGGGCCTTTCCGAGAGTGTTCCCAAATATCGACATCGATAGCGCGTTGAACAAACCGAAGATGGGCAGCGACATCAGGATCGCGGCTACGCGATTATCCAATAGCTTGATGAACGTCTGACTGTGAGTGATCGCCACAATCATCAACAGCACGAAAATCATTGGAATCGACCATATGACCTGGTCGAGCCCTCTAGCTGCGAAGCGAGACCATGGTGAGCCCTGCACTTCGATTACGGGCGGTTCGGGCCGAAGGGATACTCTTGGTTCTTCTTTTACAGTAGCGGATGCAACGACAGGAGGCGGCTCTTTTGTGGCAGAGGGAAGAGGAGGCGGAGTTACGCGGAACACCCTGTTGAAAGCTTCCACAGTATCCGCTGGTTCCCAGCCAACAGCGCCTTCGGACCAGACCAGCGTTGACGGTTTAATTCGGCCGTCACGAATACGATCAATCATTTCCTGCTCGGACACTGGCCCGACAGGAGCTTCATTCTCTACGAAATGCCACAAGATACCCCAACTCCTCCAAGTCCCCACTTGCGTATTACCAAATGCAGCGAGTCCGGTAAATGGCGAATTCGCTATTTCGTCCCTTCGTCCTATCGTCCGTAGAGCGCCATTCTGCCACGAATAGAGGTGCTTCGTTTCCGGAGTGCTCAGGCGACAGAAGGCATCCCATACAGCGACCACGCGAATTTTCTAAGACTTCGTTCAATGCACGCTCGATAACTCGCGCGACATATACGCATTCGAACACAGCGCGTCACACAGCGCGTTCTAGCTCTTTCGCGTTCACATACACTTAGCAACACGTCAACGCGCTCTAGCGCGCTCTGTGAGTCAAATGTGCACATGAAAGAAAAGTTATCTATTTTGCAGTAAGTGACTTTACAAGCTTAGAGAAATGCTTATAGTCAAATCATCGAAGCGAATAAGAGACTTCGAAGCAACGCAGAAAGAGAAACATCATGACACAGACTAACGCAATCGCAGACATGTTCGCAGCACGTATTGAACGCGAGCAAGACAAAGCTTGCAGTGCAACACTTGCTAAGCTCAAAAAGAATTATGCTTATTTTCAGCAAGCAGCTATCGCAGAAATACTTGAAGAAAACGCAATCGATGCTGCATTCATCAACAAGCAGCAGAACGCGACGAATTTCTTCGACATGAAAGCGATTGATCGCACTACCGTTTATCTGCAAGTCGCGCTTAAGTCGCTTTCACTAGACAAGTTCACTGACAATGCGCGCACTGTATTCATGACAGCGTGCAAGCTGTTTGATGCTGACAAGCACATGACGCTCAATGATGCATGTGCAAGCTGCACAAGCGCGAAAGACAAGCGTTTTGCAATCGCTAAAGATCATGAGCAGTATATTTCACGTCGCGAGCAGATGCTTGAGGCTGCAAAGCGTCAAGCTGAAATGTCATTGAAGTCGCTGCAAGCGCTCAACATGATCATTCTCGTTTCGAAGCACACATATAAGCTCAATGCAGATAGCACAATTGTGCAGAAGCTTCGTTCTGTTATCGAAACAAAGTAAATCAAAATTGATTGACTAGCGCGAATGCTAGTCGATCACACTTGCGAGAAACATCATGAAAAAGAACAAAGTGAAGAAACACGTATTGAGCGCGCAAGCACATGCGTATGACAATGCAGCAAGCGAACTGATCGAAGTCGATACTACAACAGACTGCAACGTCTTTAGAGATGCAATTCGCGAGACGCGAGACGATGCAAACTATACGCTTGAAGCACTAGCGCGCTACTTGTAGCGCGCTTTTCGCGCGAAAATGGCGCATTTCAAGGCGCCTGGCGCGGGAGGCGGCGGAGGATGGTCTGCCAAGGCGTTCTAGCTGCCCATGCCTGAATATGGCCCCGTTCCCCAAACTACCGTGCCTTGGCACGCCAACCCAGTCCCCAGACAAAAGGCGCCCCTTGCGAGACGCCCTGTTGATCCTAACAGTTCCGCCCAGTCTAGATCTGTGCCAGTTCCGGATAGTCACGCTTGAGTGCCGCGCGTTCCTCCTGGCGACGCTCCCAGGCCTCGCGCTTTGCCTTGAGCGATTTCGCACGCTCGAGCCGCATCTGATCGAGACATGCCTGAATCTCCGTCGAGACTTCCTCCGGCGTCATAAGACCGATGCCCTTCAGCTGCGCGGCATAACGCTTGATTGTGTCATTGATTGCCTTTTGCGTATTCAGGCCCTCCTCAGCCGACATCTTCGCCTGCTGCGTATAGTCCGACAGCGCCAGAGCGTGCTCGAGTGCCTCTGCGGCCTTGCGAACCGCCGGAGAGAATACGCGCTTGAGAAGATTTGCCATTTGAGTCGTCCTTTCGTCATTTCGTTAAGTCGTTTTCGACAAGAACAGATTCGCAAATGCCCTGATGGATGTCGGACGGCTTGTTCAGGTTAAGTGACGAGGGAAGGGACCGGCACTGACGCCATGGCGAGCCCATGGAGAGGGAAGGGGCCTCGTGCCTTGGCATACCGAGGCTAGGTCAGTGCGAAGCCAATCGCAGCCCACGCTGCGATTGGCTTGTTGCCTAGAATGCGTAGATGGTCATCCAGGAGATGAATGCGACGGCGGAAATGAAGGAGGCGATGGCAAAGGCTGCGAGCAGATCCTTGCCATCGATGGTGAACGCCTCATCCTCACTGGACTGTGCCTGGTTCGTCTTGGACCTGGTGTCGATCATGAACTGCCTCTCCAAATCGCGGATTGTCATGGTGTCGCGCATTCAATTCGTCCTTTCGTGTTTTCGTCTATTCTGAGTGTAACGAATGCACGAAGGTGATCGAACGGTAAGTCCTGGCAATGAGAGCGATGCGGTTCAGCCCTGGGGACGGGTTTGCCATGGTCCGGGCATTGGATCGCCTTCCCGGATCATCATCAGGGAATAGCAAGCCATTCCTGACGCCGGCTCCCATGGAGCCCACCGGTTCCTAATTCCGCCTCGGCATACCAAGGCAGCCCTGATCCAAAGAAAAAAAGAGACGGTCCCTCAACCGTCTCCTTCATCAATCTTCCATGCTCTGCTCTGTTATGCTGCCATCAACACCTCTTCCAAACGGCGCGCCTGCGGTGTGTCGAGCACCTCGTAGATCGCAGCTTTTCCAGTGCCGGCGTTGCGGATGATACCGAGCGTCTCCAGGGCGACGATCGTGGATGACTTCTGTGTCGGCGCAGTGTTGGCCGAGACAGTATGGCGAACCAGCATCTTGTGCAGAGTGCCTTGAATGCGGATCTTGTCGGACGTTGCGCCGAGCGCCATTTCCGTCGTGAACTTCTCGCCGGCATTCTTGAAGCGGAACAGCGACCGGCAGATCGCATTGTTGATGGCATTTGACAGCTCGGAGCCGGTATTGAGTGCGTTGATGATATCGATCATCTTATCGACGGCGTAGACGTTGAAGCGCTCGCCGTCAGACACAGATCGGTTGATGAAGCCTGAGGAGATGCCGGAAGAGAGCAGGCCAGCGACCTTGGCTCCTTCGATCATCTTGGCGCGGCCCTTGGCCAGCGTCTTCTGGATGTTCTCATTGTCCGGGTTCTTCGCCTTCTGAAAGGCTGAACGCTCATCAAAGGCATTGGCAACCTCGATGCGTGTCTGGTTGATGCTCGCCTCATCCTGGGCGAAGGTCTCAAAAATGGTCTGATAGGTGGGCTTCACGTCCGGCTCAGCGGTCTCGGCCGATGCCTCGATTGTATCGGACTCGATCTCGGCAAGTGCCTGCACAAGCACGGACTCTTCCTCAACAGTAACAGTTTCAACGGCGGGTGTATTCTTTGAATTCTTACGGGGCATGTCAGTATTCCTTATGTGTGTTTGCTTGTTCGAAATGCTTGATTGCTTTCGATGTTCAAACAATATCGCACGGAATGCTGGCATAATACTGGCTAGTATAGGCAAGTGACGACGCGGAACGGCAAGGAATACACTGGCACCGCAGGGATCCGCCGCGGTTGACCTTGGTAGACCTTGGAACGCCGCGGTTCAGAGCCGGAGTCCATGGTTTCCCGTTTTCTCCCTTCGCCATCGTTCGTCTATATTCTACTACCTAAAGATATACGTAATAGACGAAGCAAGGCGAATTGTGTGAAAGGGAAAGAAGGTTCCGGAGCAACCCATGGTTTCTGGATCTCCGGACAAGACACGCGCTCGGTTCCTGAAAACGGCATCGACCTGGCGAAAAGGTGAGGCGGCATCCGCAAAGACACCGCCTCAAGTCGTGCACGCGTTCAACGTGCCATGCAACACACTAGAAAGAGGCGCGTAAGAAATCGCGCCGTGTGCAGTGAACGTCTGCATCTGTGTTGTAGCAGAGGCTCGATCGGGTTGAAAATGGTGTGTGCAGGTAAGTTGTGGATCGCCATGGCAGAAGGGTAGGGCGGTTCGGTTTGGTGAGAGGCAACGATGGCGCGGCGCCAACCGTTCCTCAGCACTCACTTTCAGCCGTCTATCCACCCTCTCTCTGCTCTAATGCATCTATACGACCTTTGTGCTCTCTATAGGTCTGATCGCAGCCTCTCTGTCTCTTCTGTAGACGCTCATGCGTATATCTGACCTCTATGCTCTGGTGCGAATAGTGAGCCTTGGTTCGAATATGTTTCCGAGCAGCGCTGGTCTAGCTTTTCTCTGTGGTGCGTATGCTGCGCTGTTTCGCTCGAGGTTTAGTTCTGAGTGTATTCCGTGCTGCCGATCTGTTGTCTCGTTCGTCTTAGCTGATGGCCGCTCTCTGTGAGCTTCTGTAGAGCTTGCCGGAAATGTTACGCTATGTTGTCAGATTGCCGAAAAACCGGTTTTGGGGATGGTTTTGTCAACATCACGTAAACATCACGTATCAAATTTACCTATTTTGACTTGGTGAGCTTACAGTTTTGACAACTTCGCGTGCCATTTGTGTGGTAGAACGTTACCCAATGTTACGCGATGTTGACAAAATGCCTGTTGGAGGAAGGACCGCTCATATGGTTCTGGTAACGCCACCTAAGCGAACGGAGCCATATCCCGATCGTGACATCGATTGCGAGGAGGCGATCGAGCCGCGGTTCTTCGAGTATCTTGCGAATGTGGATCTGACGATCTTCTGGGAGACTTATCTCCGGAACGATTTGGTAAGCGAGGCGAAGGCTGCAGGCTGGGGTCAGGAGGAGGTTCAACTTGCGATCAGACGTCTTTCCACTGCCTACGAACTGATGCTGAATGATATTGATATTTAGGTTGCACTAGAATGTGACTGAATCTTGGGGAAGGGTGGGGCTATGAGAATCTGGAGAATTGCATTGTTTGCGATTGCGTGCGCTGCGAGTGTGAACTCCGCACATGCGGGTTTCTATAATGGCAACGATCTCTATAATGTATGCAAGGATAATACGAAGGACGAATACATTCTCTGTCTAGGTTATACGCAGGGATCTGCAGACTCGTTCGATGTGATCCGTTTGCTTTCAAAGAAAGAGCCGTGTCTTTTAAGCCCTATCAGCGGCGAGCAGGTAGCGGATGTTGTGACAAAGTATCTGAAGAACAATCCTGACAAACGTCACGAGCCTGGTGGGTTTCTCGTCAACAAAGCATTGACAGAGGCATTCTGTTCGAAGCCCTAACGAGCCTCATTGGCGGTGCCAAACACGTTGCCCACCTTGTTTTTGCAATTCACATTTTTGCATGCGAGGAACTTTCTGAGCGTATTGATCCTCGCGTGAAAACCATATTTTCTTCCGAGGCGATTTTTATCCAGACGCATCTTCCTGAAACAGTCTGGGCAATAGGCATAGAGATGCTCCCAGCTGTCCAAATCGGAGAACTTGGTGACGTCGGCAACGAGGCGTAAATGCTTAGGTCCGGACATATCCTTGACGCTCAAAACGGAATATGTTCCTTATTTGTTCTCATTTAGGAAAAGAGTCAAGAAGGCGAACGTCGATGTGCAACTACTTTAAGCTGGCGAGCAATCAGGCGGAGATCACTCTGTTCACTCGCGCTCTGCGAGATATCTCTCGCAACCTTGAGCCCGATATCAACGTCTACAAGAACTCCTTTGCCCCTATCGTCCGTAATGGCACCGATGGTGTGCGAGAGATGGCGACTATGCAATTTGGGCTGCCCACGGATCCTAAGCATCTGGTCGGCAAGAACTACGATCCCGGTCAGTCAAATATCCGCAATTCACATTTTCCTTGGTGGAGACAATATCACGGGCTTGAAAACCGGTGCGTCGTGCCCGTGACCAGCTTTGCTGAGCCGGCCCCTTACAAGGATGAGGCGGGAAAGACGCCCAATGTGTTCTTCGCCCTGGATCAGACCAAGCCGCTGTTCTTCTTTGCCGGTATGTGGACACAGTGGACCGGCGTGAGGCGCGTCAAAGATGGGCCTGGTGATTTCACCCTGTTTGGCTTTCTCACGACTGATCCAAACAATGTCGTCAAGCCGATTCATCCAAAGGCAATGCCGGTGATCTTGCGCACACCAGAGGAGGTCGATCATTGGATGACCGCACCCTTCAAAGAGGCTCTCCAATTACAGAAGCCGCTTCCCGACGACACGCTGTTGATTGTGAATTAGCGGCGATATGCGCCACGGCGCTTGAATCTGTGCTCAACCTTGCCGGTCGATTCAGGTCTCTGGGTTGCCATGGTCCATACGTTGTCCTGTTCGGCCGCCTCTAGAAATGCGATCCTCGCGACGCCCGGAGAGATTTTGCCCGCAAGCGCTTCAAGACAGGCTTCTCGCGCTGCCCTGTGCTTCTCTCCCGCGTCGTCAGGCCATTCCTCCAGCAAATACCTTGCCAAGTCGCCCACGCTCGCTAAAACGCGCATACGGCCAATCTGAGCTGTTTCAACGGCGACTTCCTTTACCGCATAGTCCATCATGACTCGCCTCACTCGGTGCTTAAGGCGAGTCTAACGGGTGGATCAGGAAAAGGTTGCGCTGGAACTAGTCCTGAGAGAGTTCCAAGTCATCCTCGGGCCGGGTGGCGAAGTTCTCGAATTCAGGGGAAATGAACCCGATTGAGCGATCTACGACTACGCGCTCTGGATAATATTCGGTTCGGAAGATCACCCTGTCAGCAAGCAGAAGCAAAATCGGATCGTTGTAGCGATGCGCACCCAACTCGAAGAATCTCTCGTTAAAGAAATCCGGCGATGATCCGCCGTGGGCCATCGCAGTATCCTCGGTGTAGACGAGCGAGACGATATCATGGTGATTATGGGCGTCCTCTACAGCTTCTTTAAAGAACTCCACATATCGAGAACTGAAGTCGCCCATGTATTCGCCTTCGAGACGGGTTAGTCCGAAAGGTGGTGTAAGCTCAGGCATTGATTATCTCCCACTAGCTGAGGTTAGGATTCAATGATGTGCCTAATTGATGCAAGTGACAAAATCGCTAATCCGCCGGCCGCCATGGGATTCGCCCAAGGTCAGCCATGGCTGCGTGCAGATACGAGAAAACGCGCCGTAGCGCGTTCCTGGTTATATCTGTCTTCACGATTGTTCATTGATCGCGCACCGAGTTGACAGTGCCCATTGAGTCCTGCCGCAGGTGCAGGTCAACGAAGGGTGCGGATCGTGAGCAATCAAGCGGGTTAGTTCCGTAACAACACCTGCTGCCGGTCGAGCCGGACAATGTGAGGCATACGTTTGAGAAGATCTCACCCAGATAATCCTGACGGATGGGCGACTATCGGACTTTGCTCCAAATGGCAGCATTACCGTATGTGTGTCGGCGCTTCTTTCAGCCGGGCTCATTTGATCTGAGGTAGCCACCCTCTCATGTAATTCCAGGTCATTTGCTGTTCTCGTTCTTTCGCGCTTTCGTCTTTTCGTTCTTTAGTTATATGACGATTTGACGAGGCGTTCAAATGGTTGCTGTTGGTAACGAGAGGGCAGGGCGGTCCATGGCTGAGCTCACCTGCAAGAAAAAGACGGTGAGAGCCGCCTTTACTTGTTAGTCGGTGTTACCAATCAAAGGTAGGAAGGCTGTCGATGTGATCTGCATCGCGGTCAAGAACGACGTAATCGATACCCTGTTGCACGACCCACTGAAATACCTTCCAGAGGTCATCAGGAATTTCGCCCTGATCATCGTCCCTCGCATAGAGAAACCAGCCATAGTCGCCATATGTGCCGCCCAAGCACGGACGGTTGACGTTGTCGTTCAATAACGCGGCTGTCTCAAATGATACGTGAGCTGTGGAGACCGTGATGAACTTACGGATTTCAAGGGACATTTTGCTGCTCTCTGTTTTGCTGTGCTTATGTTCAGTTATAGCAAGCAGAAAGCAGGAAGTCGGATGGAACCTATTGGACTATTTCAGTCGCGGAGTTGGTATCATGCCGCCAGCGGGCATTGTCCGTGGCTTGCCCTGATAATCAAAAACGTAAACAATGGGATTGTTTTCGCGGCGCCTGGAAGCGGCAAGAATGTGGCTTGTCACATCTAAATTTCTTAACCCAGCGGCTCTGACTGAATTTTGGCCCGAGGTAAGCTCCTCAAGGAGTTTGGAAATAGACAGTCTGGCAGAAACATCGGGGGTTTCTACTTTCAAAGTCTCAAGCTTTTTTGCGCGCACCTCGCCCAAGCGCTTCTCCAGGTCTTTCCGGCGCGCTTCCAGATCGTTTGACTTTGCTATCAAGCCGCGGCTCTCCCACATTGCGATCGCGAGAGCTGCGATTGGCAGGCCGAAGCCAAATACGTAAAGGAGAACTGTCATTTCAGCCCTTTCTCAAGAGTGTGCATTCCCACTCTATGTAGGGAGTATCCTATCACAAACAAACCCAAGCACAATGCAAGGTAGGTTCCGCGGATGGCTTCATCCCAATTTGCCCAGTTGGTTGTAAAGGCAAAAGGAGACGCAACCAAAGCAGCTAGAAAGCAGCCCGTCGAGAACCGATCCCACGCTGCTGCGGTGTATTTAATAAGCTCATTATGTTGAGGATGATCCTGGACGGCAATCGTCTCCAGTTCCTCGATCAAGGCGTCCTCTTGTTCGTCGAGGCTCTTTTCGTCAGCCATTTAGCGTCTTATCCTCTTTAGCACGATCCGAGTGGCAATCAGGTGATCTGTCATGCGAAAGCCCTCCGTAAACTCGTCCATTGATAATAATCGCCACATTCAGTGACTTGGCGATCTCTCGCATCTCCCGATAGACGCGCTCTAGCGTATCCCGCTCTGCTTTGGTAGGCGGCTTGGCGAAACAGATATCGCTCATCGTTCGCTTCTCCAGGGCCAGAAGGGCAGGGTAGCCATGAAGTTTCTGCCGGCGCTTACAGGATCATTCGCTTTTGCAATCTGTTGCTTTTCCTCGACAGATATCGCGAACACTTGACCGCCCATACGAAGGAAGAGTTTCGTGTGATCCATTCCCAGCTCAGCTGAGCCATCCTCCGGAAGATGATCGTTCAGCGCCTCTGCGATGTGGTTGTAGACATCATTTCGGGTTGTCATCGTTCTCTTTCGACAAGAATTGCCCTGCACATGCATTCTCGCACCATAGTGGATTGGTTGGTGTCGAGTGAGCCTTGGAACATATGCTTTTCGATTTCGACCGCCAATTCATAGACATCTTCGGGCACGGCTCTCGCGAACACCTGTTCATATAGCGTGGCACCGCTTCCAATCGTGTATCGACTTGTCATTGGTCCTGTTCCCTCGTTTCAAGCGCGGCGTGAAACTTACCGATGAAATCACCACTGTAATTGGCGATCTGCTCCTCGTCGTCAAGCCCGTTGATGATCGCTACCCAGCCCTGGTGAACGCCATAGCCGTCATACAGAGTTAAGGTCATTTCATCGCAAGCTTCCAGAGCCTCAATGCACTTTGATACGTCCTGACCACGATAGTCCGGATCTGTGTGATCGTCGTAGAATGCGGTGAGTGTGAACCCGGATGCGACTGCGGCTGTAAGGAGATCTTTGAGGATGCTCATAATCGGCTCTCTGCATGTTGCTTATGATCGATTATAGCAAGTGTGACAGTGGATATCGGTTGGTTAATACAGGCTTGTTTTCATTGGTTAATACTCGGTTAACCGTAGCTAATATACCCTTGGATTCTACTGGGTGGGCGCAAATTCAAAGCCTAACAAATGCAGTTGGAAAGCGCTAAAACGAAGGCCAGACTGAGCGCCGTGCCCGCTACGAACCCAATGAATATGGCGCCGAATATCAATTATCGGCATTTACAAACGATCGTTTTCTAATGACTTCCGTGTTTGAACAGACCTCCCTACAAGGCCAATCGGTTATGGTCTGTTGAATGTTTAACGTGCAACGACTACATAGGTTGAAACGCGTGCAATTTTCCGAAAGGTCAATTGGATGAAACGAACGGGCTGGCTGAATCGTATGTGCCGGTTTGTTTGACAAAACAGAATGACACAGGTAGTGTGTCGATATTGTTTCAAAGACATGTTCAAGGATCCCTTGAACTGAATGTATACAGAAAGCCTGCGAGCCTTAGCAACTCGCGGGTTTTTTGTTATGGAAGCGGCTACCATTCGGGTGGTAACCAACCCCATCACTTATCGCTTACGAAAGCGGTCGGCGATTGATAGTAGTGCGTCAACCGCTAGCGGTATCGTCAAAACTAAGATCACTGTTTCAAAGAACATGAGGATCTCCTTTCTGAGTGGCTGGGTTGGATTGTCGTTTTAGCAGAACGACCCCACTGAATCCGGCGTTTTGCGCCACCCCGAAGTGACCCTTCAACTCTCCTTCCGACTCCAGTTTGCCAATTCCAATATCCCACACATTTGCGATCAAGTAAAAAGTGCTTGTGGATAGGGATGGAACAGATGTGGAACGGCTCGTATGGGTCATTCGGCGAAATCGGAATTCTATTTTGCAAATCCACAATTTCTGGATTAGCCATAAGGTATGTCACGAAACAAAAACCATCCGAACAAAGGCCCCGAGACTCATACCGTCACGATCGGGGATCCCGTGGCGATGTGGGAGAAATTGGCGTGGGATGTAGATGTCTTTCAGGATATCCAACGCTCTTATCCAGCTGAAGTTCAGCCATTGGTTTATGCAGCGATCAATGTTTGTATATGCGCCAAAAGCCTTGAAGATTGGACGAGAACAATTGGAATAAGAAGCCTTCGCGATAAGGGACAAGTTATTGGCGAGCCAGAATTTAACAGTCTCCTCCTAGCATCAGTGCCAGAGCAATCAATTTGCTCGGACGTGGCTAACACGGCTAAACATTCAAAGTTTCAAGAGAAAAATTGGCTCGGCGGGACAGTATCAATATTCTGGGAAGAGGGTGACGAGGACATTCCCCCGGGTTTTGCTTTATACCATATCACGCCAGGTGAGGTCGCAAGCCCTTTTGCTTTCAACACATTCGAACAGCTGCTGAATCACTGGTGGGAATTTCTAGTATCTTTGGATCTCGCAAAGGGTGCACGTCCTACACCCGATTGGCTAAGGAATAAATTTAACAAGATTTTTCGCTAGCTCAGCACCATCGACACGGCGAGGCGTATACAATTCTGGGCCGAGTAGATATTGGTTCGGCAGCATCCAGCTCACGAGAAGATTCATTTTACCATGGCAGATTCACTAAATAACGACGTCAATAAAGAAGCGCTCGATTACACCAGCAAGCGCCCTTCGATCGAGAGCATTATCAATCACCATGCGGACAAAAATCGATTTGCTTCGGAAGATATCATAAGCCACAAACGACGCGCGGATATTGCCGAAGTGCGGGTAGATGCGATTGTGGAAGTGTATTCCAGGCGGCGTGATCTTAGCCTTACGGACATCGGTATTGCATTTGGCGGCCGCAACTATGCGACGATCCGGACTGCCCTGGAGAAGCGTGGAATCAGCTTGCCGACATCAGGAGTGATTTACCGCGAAGCGGTGATAGCTGATGCCAAGGAAGGCTTTACCCCAGATGAGCTTGCGCATCGGCATCATTGTTCGAATGCCAGCATTCGAAAAATTCTCTATGAGGCGAAGGTTCCGTTCAAGTCCTAAGCGTGGAACAGAGGATAAATACAGAAAAGCCCGGTAGTGATACCGGGCTTTTCTGTTTGAGCAGTCGATAGATGAATTAGAACTTCATCTTGCCAGACAATGATACGGCGGTCACGAGGTCATCACCGAAGTCATAGGACACATCTGTGCCGCATGGCTGGTTGCCAGTGCACTTTGTTGGGCCGTAGGATCCTGACGAGAGCCAACCGATTGCGCCGCCAAGACGAATTTCAACATTCTTGTTTGGTGAATACGCGATACCGGACGAGAGCAGATAGGTGTCTGTCTGTGTGGTCAAACCCGTTGTGGTGCCCTTGTCCCAGCTAACTTGAAGCTGACCGCTCCAATGGTCGTTGAATTTGTGACCGACGCCTGCGGTTACCGTCCAGCCATCCTGGAACATCAGGTCAAGCGATGTTGCACGATTTGAAGAACTCGCAGAACAACCGCCTCTGGGCTTGGTTGCAACAGGGCAAAACGCGATAACGTCCAGCACACTCCAGTCGACCCACTTAACCGAACCGTAAGCAAGCCAACCTGGAGCAAAACCGCTCTGAAGTTTGATTTCAACGGACTGTGGCATTTTCGCGTGGCCATAAACGTCGGTAATCCGGCCAGGAAGTGGGTTTGAAGGAGTTGCCAACGCACCAGGAATTTCTCTCAGGTCGAGAGTTCCGCCGACTTCTCCGAGATCCACGGCCGCATTATACATGACGCTGGCACGGAGCGCGATTTCTGGAATTTCGTATGCACCACCGATGCGCCAACCTACACCGTCGCCTTTAAGTTCCAGACGACCGGTGCCGTCAAAACCCGCTTTACCGTAAGGTGAAAGAGGAATGCCGCCATTGACCATGCGTGTCTTGAAACCCTCGACTTCCTGATAGGAAACGCCGCCGATTACTCGGAACGAACCTTTTTCAGTAACTTGGAATTTGTAAGAGCACGTCAGGCCCCAATCGTCGGAGCTGATCTTCGTTTCAATGTTCGAATTGTCACCAGCCCAATTGGCACCTGGCTTCGTGTGAACGCCCCATGGCTGGCTGTAGGAGCCAAGGCAGTCCAAATCCGGGGTGATGCCAACCTTGGCACCAAACTTATAAACCGAGTAGTCTGGTGTTTCACTGGCTGTGGACTTTTTGTAATTCTCATTGTCCTGACCAAGGCGCGGATTTGTGGAGGTATCCTTGGCATTCTTGATCTTGCGATCAGGCATTACATAGATCACGCCGCCCTCGGTCGCAAAACGCTCTTCACTGAAGAGGAGATCCCAGTTGTAACCACCGCGCTCAAGGCCACCTGCCTGAGCTGCCGTAGCGACACTGGTTAGAAGAAGCGCCCCACCGATAATTGTGGAAATAGTCTTTGTCATTAAGTCCTCCCCAGACCTGAAAACCTCTGATTAGGCGATAGTGTTCGCCAAATCCTTACGAATTTCTATAGGTAACGAACCTCAGAAAACCTGCAACAAACTTTGACGCAAGCGTAAGACATTACCAAGTTCGCGCATGCGACGAATTATGGCATTTTTGCCCAATTTTGATGGTTAAAGGGATCAAATTTGACGCTAACCCAAAAGGATTAGGGTCAAAATCATCGAATTTAAGGCGATATTGGCTCGTTGTTGCTCAAATGCAACGCGGTCCAAAAATGTCTAAATTGCGGTCTTGAATAGGCAAAACTGAGTTCCCAATTCCTCCGTCCACACCTCACATGTTCGAATCACGACGATGTGCTGTCCAGAACTTCGCAAAGACCGTCGGCAAACCCAGCATTCCAGTCCCGGAACTCATCAGATCCGGGTATGAACGGATTGGGACTGGGATATGAGTGAAAGTCTTGCTGCGAAATCGCCGAATAGTAGCCACGCGTATATGCACACCGAGGGTGAAACTCAGGGCGAAAGAGCCACTTGAAGAAGCGGGCGAGGGCGTAGAGTGAAAACATGGATCAATACTCCTCAAACGGGCAGTTGTGGTATTTCTTGATCAGCTCGTCAGCGCGAGCCAACGCATCGATCTTGGATTCGTAGTCTTCGTCCTCGTGGATCTCAGTCTCATCGTTGTCGGAGTATTCCTTGACGTAGACACAATAGAGCTCCGGAGTTTCGACCGTAGCGTCGCAATAAGTGAGGCAGCCCTCGGCATCGGTTTTCATGGCGCAGAGCTGCACCTCGTATCGACGAGAGCGTTCACTCATTATGCAGCTCTTCTATAGCCGAGCCGATTCATCATGCGATCGAAGCGTGGGAATACGCCGTGATTGATAGGATAGTCGGGAAAGTCATGCGGCTTGAGCTGGCGTTTTAGCCTGTCTTCGAGACAGCCGAGGCACAGCATTCCACCATCCGGCGTCATACCTGCCTCTTTCCAAACAGCATCCTGCACCATGTAGTATTCATTGCTCTCACACGTATCGACCGAGCAATCTACGCAGATGAACCGCGCCGCTATTTCCGCTTCGTTATACTGTTGTTTCATCACGCTTCTCTCATGAGTTGCACATGCTCGTTTTTCTCACGAACAGAGCAGGCGATCGGCTGGTTAGTTCTGGATAAAGTCGACCACGACGGTTAGCAGCGCAACGATGCCGGCCGCGACGGTGATGGCAAGAATCGCTGTCACGACACCAAGCTCCTTCTTGCGCGGCTTGGTATGGAAGAATCCTGTATCTAGGTCATCGAGCATTTGTGGTTCCCCTCGAAGTCAATCACCATTGATTGACGAAACTGCGCGAAGAAATGGCGCATGGGTGAGGAATTGAACCTCACGCCTCCGGCGATCACCTCGGAGGCCGCGAACCTATCTGCCGCCAAACTCTCGGCCCCTAGCTAGGGGGCTTCCCGAATGCGCAAACCGCGCCCTGCAAAGCTCTTGAGACTATCTTCACCTACCGCTGTGAAAAGTCCTCGGCTGCAATGAGCCCCAAGAGCATTCGAATATCGTGCCGTCTTTCCGAGCTGTCAGACCATCCATCACCACATGGATCAGAGAACCTCATTCGCGAGGCGAGGAGTTGAACCTGCTTTTCTCACCAGATCTCGGTCAACGAGCCGGGATCGAACCGGACCACTCTCGGTTGCCCTTTCGGGCGAATTTGGAGCCCCGCCGAGGAGTCGAACCTCTTGGATCTTGGTCTTGCGCACGACCTTGACCACTTGCTCTCTCTAGGGCCACCCCTGACACCAGAAGGACGTTTCGAACTATCCATCCTTTAGTCTTCGAGCGGCGGGACCAATGTGCCGGATCTCTCCCGACTGTCACGCCTACGCTGACGTTTACGCAACGGGCTCTGGCTGCAGCCGCCCCGTTGGTGCTCTGGAGGTGTGGGCTGGGCTCGAACCAGCATCCATGCAGAGTTGCAGTCTGCTGCGTAACCATTCCGCTACCACACCGTAGTTCGTTGCCGTCGCTGTTCAGCGCCAGCCAATTTGGTTGCGAAAGGTCGGATTCGAACCGACGATCTTCTGGTTATGAGCCAGACGAGATAGACCACTTCTCTACTCCGCAATGTTGCCTTTCGGCGAATTGGTTGCTCCGGATTAGGCCCCGGAGCAGGCACGAGAGATAGGCATCCCTCAGAAAGTCCCGCTTATTGCGGTTGGCGCTTTTGTGATGTTACCAGGACAATTACGCTTACAACTTCATGTCTATCTCCTCGCATTTCTGGGACCAAATGTCAATCAATTATGACTTACTATTTTTCGTTAACTGCTTACATTATTCAATATAGCAGATGCGCGCAGGGGAGCGATTGGGTAGATCAGGATTCGCGAGGTTCGTCACTCACGCGATCCATCAACGTTTCCGAGGGAATGCGCGCTTGGGATCCCGAACGCTTCTGCTGCGCTTCTATATCGCGATTGGCGAATGGCAGAAACGGAGCGATTTCCCGATGAGCAAGTCGACGCCAGGTAGGATCTGTTATGGAGAACATCAGCTTGGTTCGAAGGCACTCAAGAAGGTGTTCGCCGCAGTTCTCGAACAGGATAAAGTTGAACTTTTGCTGTCCGATCTCACCTTGGTCGATTATTGCTTGAAACACTTCGGTCAGGTATCCCTGACGACGGTATTGCTCAGCAATCTCTATCGCATGGATGACTAGAACATTGTCTTCTACCTTGTCGTTGATCCTGTAGGAGCGAACAGACCAGTTCACATGCCAAGCACCATCTTGAATGCCTCTGACGCCGCGGAAAGCTTCGGCATCCAGGGCGTCAAACATATACCTTGCGATTTGTCTCATTGTTTCTTTTCCTTCTCAATTAATTCACCCGCGAGCCACTTCTTGAGTGCCAACTGGCCGGCATGGGGTGTGCAGTAATGCTTGCCGTCAATCTTGACGGTCGAAGCGTGCTGACAGAGGTCTGGATCAAGATGCGGACGCTTGTTCCTGTAGCGATTGCGCCAGGTCTGGTTGTGGCCAGGTGCGGGAACTTCGATGCAGCACTGCGGAGTTTGAACCGGAGCAGGCTTGATCACGACTGGTTTGAGGACGGTGAGACTCATTCGACGAGCCCTTTGCACTCGAGCCAGCCTTCTAATTCCTCGATCACTGTGATGAGCTTGTCCCGCGTCGGCTTCGTATCCGCAATCCATTCCGCCTGATCGTCCGGAAAACCGCAGAGCAGGGCGACAACTGCATCGTCGTCCCTAATCCACTCCCGCCCGAAACGCAGCATGGTGCGAACAGTCGTTGCGTCGTTGAACTCATATAGTTCCATGCCGCGGTCGCGGAAGCCTTGACGCCAATTCAACGTGACGGCTGACTCCATTGTGGTGTTCATTTGTCCTCTCCGTGTGTTCAATCAATAATGATTGATATCAATATTCGCGTTGGATCGCGGACGGTAAGTCCAGGTTAGAAACGTCCGAAGTTCGGATTTCTCTTTTGCTTTTCCACCTTAATCTGATGGTTTCTCTCATCGAGTCCTTTACAGAGACGTTCGTGAAACGTCTTCGCCTGAATTTGCAATCGGCTCTGCGTGGTATCTTCCGAGGCGCCGGTCTCCACATTTGATGACATAATTGATAACGCCGCCTTTGGCCGATGGATTCGGATTGAGAGGGTCGCGCGGATCCATGGTTTCCTTAAACACCTTCACCGTCGCTGACGGATATCCCTCAGTCTCGTATTTCGCTACGGGCATATCCGTTTTGGTGATTGGCGCTTCCGACCATTTCTGCGTGTATAGATGGTGAAATGTGTCCATGGTTCGAGGCTTGATGACTTCAATCCTCTCAGGAGGCTCCATCTCCATCTTCATTCCGTAAATAAGGTCCCGCATGGCGCTCTTACCGCCACGATACGCACCGCCGATTGCCCATGACATTGCTTCGGCAGTTAATGTCGTGCCGGTGGGCTGGCCGGTCAGCGGCGTCAGCAGATAGTTGGCGGCTATCTCGCTCGCCATCTTCTTCATGGACTCAGCCATGATTTTCTGAAAAGCCGTAACGTCTGCTTTGGGCTCAACCATGACGACGCCGTCGCTAATAATTTCGGTAAGGGTTAGTTCCGCCATACCGGCCTCGCAAGATCAATCGCGTCATTTGGCACATATTCAACAATGCCGCCGCTGCTCAGAATCCGGACGAAACTGTCATCTGTAACCGGCAATAACTCGCCTTCAATGCGCTCGCCGCAGCGCAGGTATAAAATAACACTCTCAAGCTTGCGGGGGCCAATATCTTGGTCGCCCCTGGCTTCCCGCGAGATCGCCGCGATGATCCGTTTCATCGCACTCATGCGACCACCTCTAGTTTTGACTTTGGTCGTTCGATCTTGGCACGCTGGATCGTTATCCAGGCGCCTAAGACTCCGACTTGAAGCTTGAATTCATCTTCTGAAACCTGCTGAACGCGCATTTTTCCGTCTTGCAGCGCTGCGTTGACGAGGATTGTGTAGAGCATGCGGCTCTCCAATGTCAATCATTATTGACTTACTTATTAACGGAATCGACAACGGGTGTCGGGCGGTTTAGTTAAGCGTCGTTCGCTGCGGCTACATCCTCAGCGCGCTTCTTCATCCATGCATCAAAATCCTTGTCGCGCTCCTTCTCGCCAAACCGCATTGAAATGCCGATTGCATTCATCAAGGCGCTGCGATGTGCCGGCGAGTAGTCAGCCAGCCGCTTGATGGGACAGGGATCCGCCGGATGCAGTTTCAAGAACTCACGACGCATCGCTGAAAGAAAGCCCTCGGTTGCATATTCAATTCTCTGACGGTTCACGAAAGATTTCCGATCTCAAAAGTATGTTGTTGACTACGACAGGCGACCAGCTCTTTGCGCGCAGTGGATAGATGCCGCTCTTGTTCAGAATTGCTGCCAATTCACGAAGTGATATAGCGGGATTTGCCGCGATTGCTTCGCGAAGTATTGGCAATACCGTCTGGTCGCGCTTTTCCGCCTCCTGGCTCCGGAGTTCAGAGGCCGCTTTCGTAGCAATCTTGCTGCGTTCAACCGGCGTCATCTTCCGGTCCACTAGCTTTTTGCCAGGAACGATCTGCTCAATAAGCTCAGGATCCTTGATCAACCGGTTGCGAATGGACGCAATGACTGATCCGCCATTGGCGCCAATGCCTGTGGCGATCATTTCATTGATCATGGCTTCGAGAGAATTATTGGATGGCATGGTGTGGATCCGCGTTGACACCTTCAAGATTGGTAGCTGCGTCGAGCAGAATAGCCATCAATTGCTCATTGTTAAGAGCAAGGTTCAAAGCGAACAGTTTCTGTCCCATCCAATAGATCGCGAGCTCGTCCTTGGTCATGTCCTCAACTCGCTTAAGCAACCCTTCCTGATTTACTCCGTGGGAGAACACCTTTGATGAACCATCGGGTGCCATGATTATGCCACAATTGATTTCACCAAACACTTTATCCACAGGCAGAGATTCACTCTTTACTTCCTTGAACAGGTTCGGCGCGTTGCACGACATAAAAACTAACTCCTTGATTTAAATTATTAATGTTGTTCATTCTTCTATTCATTATAGCTAAATTTCGGTGGGCTGCACGAAATTCCACTAGATGACAGAATGTCGCACCTGACCCGGATATTTTACCCTTTGGTCATAATTGACCGTTCCTGCACAGACTCTATATTGCCCTTGTGGGAGATTAATGATAGGAATTCAATCCTAGAAATCACCGAGTATCATGCCAAAGAAAGATAACAAAAGATGCGCCATGCTGAGTATGCCGTCCTCATCTGCCAACTGACAACCGCGATTGAATACGCCGCCGCGAAGTTTTTCGCGGAGCGCAAAATTAGCTTCAATCTGGACGACTTTAACGCCTACAAGTCCGTGAACCTTGAGGATGTTTCACGCGACCTAACGCACTTTGGCGCAGATACGTTTCCAATCAGCGATGATGAGAGCGCGCATTCAGCCGATAAGGCTGCTTAGGTAGAGTTTAGCCCGCTTTCGGCGGGCTTTTTGTTATTTGTGGAGAACTTTATAGGCGTCCTCAATGTCGCTGTTACTGATAGGAAGGCACTTATAGGTCTGCGACAGAATAGGGCGTCCCTTGGAATCGAACTTATCGATCGGTTCCGCAGCATTCATCTTGACGATCCGGCTCTGACATACATCCCGCTCCGTGATGGATCCTGTATGAACGACGACCTCGGGGCCAGGAGCGCCACCGAGGACTTTAACAACAACCATCATTTCAAGGATCATCACGTCTCCGTATGCAAGTGAATTGGGCTTAGGCAGCTTTGGCCACTTTTGCCATTTCAAGTGCATTCCGTAAAGTGTGAATAGGGAACCTGCAGCCGCGCCCGCCACTCAGTGCTTCACACTCGACCGGATAAACGGGAGCGTTGGAATTGAGGCCCACAACTCGAAAGCGGCGACCTTTGTGCGTGAGAATGGTGTGAAAGGCTTCATTGGGCAGTCCGAAGTAGCCTGCGTCAATTCGGAACTTCTTCTCGCCTGGGCGGAGTCCGTCTGATGGCTTGCGAACATTGACCTGAAGGTCAATGCGACCCTGCGAAACACCGGTCTGTCCGCCATTTGGTCTGAAATCAACGCCGAAGCGATCGCCAACTTCTTTGAGAGCAAGGCTAATGGCGTGTGTGATATTCGCGTAGGCGATCTTGTCGAACTTGTCGATCTGCATCCGTGTCATCCTTTTTGCGTCTAAATGATCCTTTCCCTTTCTTCGGGCGGATCTTCTGCTGTTTGAGGTGTCCGGACGCCAGCGCCCGAGCAATCGGATTTCGTTTCATTATATCGTCTCCTTGTGCGTGAAAGCGCATTGTAGTTCAGAGAACGAAATAACGAAATCGTCATATCGTTACTATCTCACGAAGCACTTTGGGTTGAAATCGGGTATCTATGCTGCCTTTGAGTCCCAATCTCGCTTGAGCTGCTCGATGCCACGCATTGCATCTTCGTGGACGTAGCGAGGGTGTCTTTGCCAGAACTTCATCTTGCGCTCGCATATGATCAGTTCCTTGGATGCGTCCTGCTTTTCGACGCGCGTGCCATTGGCAAGGATAAAAGTTAAATAGAGGTAGTTTGCGTAATGGCGCAGATAAGCGTTCGTGCCGTTGATGCGATCAATCGAGCCAGTGAAGTCTGATTTGTTGTTCTCATCGTAAATCAAAGCCATCGCGCGTCTCCTTCGTGTTGCGATGATTGATACTCGCACGCGCTGAAATGGCGATCGGCTGGTAAATGCGCATGGGATCAGCCGTGGCACGCTGTAGACAACGAAAAAGGGCGTGCCGCAGCACGCCCTTTCGTTTCAGCCTGGGAGGACTGTTACTTGATGTTGACGAAGGGAATTGTTGAGCCAGGCACGAAGCTCGTCGGCAGTTTTCCATCCCATCGCTCGGCTTTGGTCAGTTCAACCAGGTTCGGGCTTTCGCGCAGAGCGTCAGACTTCGCTTTAATCGCACTGGCCTCGGCTTCACCCTGCAGACGCACACCTTCAGCAGATGCCGTTGCGCGGGCAAGATTAGCGTCAGCCTCGGCCCTCGCATTGGTCACGGTGATATCGGCGGTGATTTTGGCCTGCAGAGCTTTCTGCTCAAGCTTCTTGACCTCTACCTCCTGCGTCATCTTCTCGGCTACGTTCTTTTCGTAGCCATCGGAGAACGAGAAGTTCTCGATCTGGACACTCACAATCTCGACCGGACCTATAGCGTCCCTGATCTGCGCGGAGAACTGCGCGCCCAGCTCAGCACGTTTCTGGATGGCAGTATCAGCTGTGAACTGACCGAAGACACGCTCAAGGCTCTCGGAGATCCTGCGATCAATCATCTGGCGAACGGCATTCTCTGCCGTGCCGTAGCGGGTGTAGACCTCAAGGATTGACTTCGTTTCAGCCTTCACGCGATACCTTGTGAATCGTCGCCGTCTGCGCATCGCGGGTATAGGCCTCTATGTTCTCATACTGGGCGAGACCATCGCGAAGCGAAACGGTATGAGCTTCAGTAATGAATGGCCACTTCCAATGAAAACCAGGTTCGGACACGCCGACGATCTTTCCTTGAGTGATAATCACCGCTCGTTCGCCTTCATCGACCGTGTAGAACGAAGTGACGCTGAGAAACGCCAGGGCGAGAAAGACGATACCGGATAGAATGTGAATTGGACGCAAGGTAAACCTCATTTGCGTTTGTTGTGGGAATTGAACCGGACGTCGCCGATCAGTTTGTAGACGCCGTAGCCCAAGAGCAGGGCAATGACTGCGAACCCGAGACTGGCCAGGAAAAATTGCATGATGCTTCTCGCTCGGTTGGAAGGATGATCACTCCGAAGAGTTGCTGGGGGCTACGATCGGAATGCGAAGCCCGGCACTGAGCCAAAGCCGGGAATGATAACATCGCCGATGTGGGTGAATCCGCACTCATCGGCGGACTTGCTTTCGCCCACTGCAGCCGGCCGGCTTTTGCCATCGTCGTAGATGCCGATATGGCTGAGTTCTTCAAGTATCTTGCGTTCTTGGCCGGCGAGCTCTTCCAGCATCAGTTGAGCAGTGCGTTCACGAACAGTTTCGCTTGGCGTCCAGCCTTCACGACCGACGCTAATGCTCATACCTCCGTCGCGAATGTTTCGTGCGCGGCGACGTAAAACCGTGAGTTCGCCAGCAAGCTTCGTGCCGAGTTCAATATTTGAAAGGTTCATATTTGTTCTCTCTCTCTTAAAGATAAGTCAAAATTGATTGACTGTTGCAGTTATAGCAAAGCTGATCAGGGCTGCATCTGGATTATGTAGATTCCTGATCAGACAGTTTATTATGCGCCCTAATACTGCACTCGATGGCGTCAAGCGCAACGTCCAGATCGCGTGGACCTGGCAGACCATCCTTGGCGATGATCTCCAGGATTTCAGCAATCTCCCGGCGGAGGTCTTCACTCATTTTCTGCCTCTATCCCACTTCTGTTCGCCAGCCATGATTGAGCCGTAGGGAATTACCGAGTCCACCAGATTGGCGAGACCGAATTTGTGGATTTGCTGCGTGACAGCGGCTGCGTTCTTGTAAGCGCCAGGTAGTTCTGACAAATCTGGCGTTCCGGAGTAGGAGCGAATGTCTAGACCCTCCGTCTGATCTTCAAAGATTGCTTTCTCCATGATTGGAGACAGACCTTCCGGATCTCCAAACTTCGCGGCTAGACCGCGCAGATAATTCTTGCGTCCAGTGTTTCGTCCGGCACCATGCGGCGCAAAGCCAAGGGCTTCTTTCTTATCTGTTGGTTCAGCGATCAGGATTGGCTCGCTCATATTCAATGGGATCAAAGTCCGTCCTGTTTCGTCCGCCGCAAAGCCCTTGAAAGACGGCGTTGCGCCTTTTCCGTGATAGAAAAGCCCATCTGTCCGCCGGAAGACAAAGTTGTGTTCGTTCCACATTTGCCCGACGACCTTGTTACCGAGGATTCGCGCAATCGTATCGTGAATTATGGCGTGATTGGCCTTCGTCCACTCGCGCACAATCTGGAGTGCCTCCCAATAGGACTCGCCATCGGCGCTATTCGCATCGATCCAAGCATTGTGCGATGGGATCCGCGGTGCCACAATCGAAGTGTGCCGTTTTGCTGCAGCCATGCCTCGCTTGTAAAGCTGGGCGCCGACATTGCGCGAACCGTGATGCGTGACGATCGCTGGCTGTCCTGTAGATTCGAGCGTGCCGACGTAAAGGAAGTGATTGCCGTCGCCCTGTGTTCCCATCGCATAATCACCGATATTGTTCAGACCCTTTAGGAAGTGGTTCTGATCGAACTGAGCATGGAGCGCTGGGCTCATATTAAAGTCTTCCCGGCCGCCAGGTCCGAAATGCGTAACCTTCATTGCGATATCCAAGATCCGCTTCAGATCGTCCTGACGATTGAAGACTGTCATGAACATCGAGCAGCAAATATCCGCTGAATGAAAGCCAGGATGAATCGCATCCTTTGTCGCAACGACACCGCCTACCGGGATCGTTCCAAGCTGCGAGCCAGCAGGACAGGCGTCCGGCATGATAGCGCCAGAAACAATCGTAGGAACTCGCAAAAGAGCGTCCATATGTGCGTTGACCGAAGCCAGATTTGCACGCTCTTCGTCGTTCTCCGGCTCAAGGAAGACGCTGTAGGGAATGGAGTTTGTGCGCATGCCGATCTCAACCGGAACGTGATCCTTAAGCGCGTCGAAAATTTCCTGTTCGCTCGCTCCGAGACGCTCCATGTTCTGAGCCTCTTCCAGTGCAGAGCCGAACCATTTGCCCGTAGGAAAGCCCCACGAGATCAGCTTGAAACCATCAATCAAGTTATTCTCCTATTGTTCGTCATAGAGACGAAGGATTGCGATAGCCGCATCCGTCTCGCGCAGCGACAGTTTTTCCGAATGCTCAAGTAACCACTCATCGAGACTTAACGGCTCAAGATCGGGGCGGCTGTCAATTATTGCGTTGGCAATCTTGTCGATGGCTTCGTGGTTATTAGTCATCGGAATCTCCTCTGGCCTCTGCGGCGTCGGCACAATCCGGACAGCGACCGTTGTAACCGTCTCCGCCTTCCGCATACTCCTCTAAGCAATCCCGACAGGTATCTTCGACATCGAGACCTGCTGCTTCGTTCGATACCCAAATCCAGGCCTGAACCCATGCGCCCGGATCAGCACCAGGTGAAACGGCGGCATCTTCATCGATTTCGAGCTCGTGATTGGCGGCTTCCCTTGCCGCAGCGAGATACGGATCGTTCGGATCAAAGTTGGCCTTGCTCTCATCGATCTTTGCGGCGATTGAGCGATAGTCCTTGGCTTCTTGTTCCAGACGTTCACGTAAGTCGCGAAGCTCTTCGAGCCAAAATAACTTGGCATCGCGCTCGTTGCCGTCCGCAAAGGCAATCATTGCTGCTTTAACGTATTCGAGCTGCTTATCGTCAAAGTTGATCCACATCAGAGCCAGTCCTCGATCTTCTTTGCGCCGACCTCGAACATGCCAAGAGTCTGGTTCCAAGGAATTGCGCCAATTACGTTGAGGTCAGCCATGCAAAGCGAGATGGCGATCTCACCCATCATCGGATCCGGTTCATACTCGTAATATTCCCACCAGAGTTTCGCGGCCTCTTCCGGGGAAGATGCGCGCACGAGGAGCGAATTGTCGTCGTCACTGTAGCGTTCGTGCACGTGGTAAAGATCAATCATGATTGACTGACTCCACCAACTCATCAATTTCTTCATTTGATAAGTAGGATGCGCGACCGTTACGAGCGAGCTCCTCGATGGAGTGTGGAATGCTGAATGTATCAAGCCGCTGCCATAGCCGAAGCGCGGCAATGATGATGTCACGAGCCTGCTCGGAGACGCTGATTGCAACATCCTCTGCAATGACGTGATCGTCCTCGACCTTCTCCGGATCATTGTCCGAGATATCGAAATGGTCATACTCATCGACATGTCCGGTTGGCACCCATTGGCCGACGAATGTCCAGGCTTTGACCTTGTCTTTGGCGTCCTGTGCATTGTCCGCATCAACGACGGTCTGATAGCGCACATATGCGTCCTGCAGCTTCTCTACGATAAAACGCGGCATCTCTGTGTGTCCTCAAAAGTAAATCAATGATGATTGACTAAATTTATATCAAATATCGTTAGGAGCGACAGAGGAATCTTCGTCATTCGGAAGGATTCGAACTTTGTCTTCCGGAGAGACAATCGACAGGGTGCGACCGTTGTCCCACTTCATCGCTGTCTGCCATCTGCCTTTACCGATATGTGTCGAGTCCATGGCAACTGTGCCCTTTGTGCCCACTGGAATAGGGGACGGGTCATCAGGCATGTGAACGAGTTCCAGACGATCGCCGGCGCGATAAAGCGGATCAAGCATCAGTATTCTCCACCATCAAACGAAAAGAATAGGCGCGCCCCTAAGAGCGCGCCGATGGGATTGTTAGGTCTTACGGACCGGTTCCAGCACCAGCGCTACCGACGCTGAAGCCTGGATCAGGCGAGAAGCCCTTAAAGCCGAGGCGAGGATAGTCACACTTGCGATCGAACTGATCCTTGGGCGTCTTACGCTCGCATGAAAGATTAGTCTTGAACGCGTAGCCGGCGACATACTCGTATTTGTCGTGAGCCTCGAATGTGCCGGTCGTGCTGCAGCCTGTAATGGCAAGCAGAGAAACGGCTGTGATTGCAGTGAATAGCTTGTATTTCATGATCCCTCCTTGGGATAAATCATAATTGATTGATATTGGCGTGCCTGGGACTCGCCGATGAATTGTGTTCTGCTTAGGCGGCTGCCGGCGCAGGGGTAAGAATGTCGCGAAGCTTGGACGCGATGACCGAGTTTGCATTCAAGGTCAGCTTGTTCTTGTCGCGGGTGGCGATCTTGAGAACTTCGAAGAGCTTCATGATCTGGCCGGACTGGCTCATCGCCGTGCCCTGCTTGTAGCGAAGCTTGAAGGAGCTCGTCAGGTCGCTCGCGGTAAGCTCCTTGCGATCATCCAGAAGTTTGAAGGCCTGAACGACGTAGACGGACGGTTGTTTTCCGACGCTGATTGCGGCGAAGATATTCTCGAATTTCTCCGCGATTTTCTTCTGGGATGGAACGGCCGCCATGACAGTCGCTTTATTCGCATCAAGGTCTTCTGGCGCTCCTTCCAGCACGAAGGCTGAAGGGTCGATCGACGCAAGGTCACGCGGCGTGCGTGGCACGGCTGGCGCCTTCGGAGCGCGCGGGGTCTTTGGAGCTTTCGCTTTCTTTGCCGTCTTGTCGGCTTTTTCAGCCAATGTATCGACGGCGATTTCGGATTCCTGCTCCTCGTAATGCGCCTCGCGGTCGATTGCGCGCAGAGCAGCTGCTTCCTCGCTTTCATTGATCTCGGTATCTTCGATCGAAAGCTCACCGAGCAGGTCGTCCTCGACGGCACTGGTTTCGATGATTTCATCATCGCCAAGATCCAAGTCGTCAAGCAATGCGCCGATCGCTTCCTGATCGGCCTCCGTTATTCCAGCAGTCGCATTCTGTGTCTCGGGCATGTCAATAATCTCCTCTGCAATGTCCGATAAGTCATTGTTTTTGCTTACATTGTCTTTATAGCGCATGATATTTAGGGACACTAATGGTAAGAGGATGGATATTAAGCTGCGATTGAAACGTCATCATCAGTGGGCTGGAAGTAACCTTCTTGCTTGGCGCGGAAGTAGCACTCCATCATGACCTTCACGTCGTAGTCCGCGGCATGTGCGAGGGCGGTGTCGTAGGGAACGTTCATTGCAAAGGCGAGCTCCTTCAGCGACGGCTTCTTGCCGTCCGGAGTTGCCCATATTCCAGCCGCCATCGTGTCGAGAGTTGGCTTCTTCGGAAAGACGAGACCAACACGCGAGCATTCGTATGCAAGGAATGGGCCATCGAACCAGTCGCCATTGTGCCAGACGATCAAATCAGCCTTCTCGACAACCTTGATCAAACTCGGCGCGATCGCGTCCCAGGTAGGCTTGCCCATTAGGTCAGCTGACGAGATTCCATGGACACGCTGGGCGTCGGCGGCGATCGAGCGCTGCGGATCAACACGTTGGTTGAACTCGTATTTAAGTATGCCGTTGGACCACAGGCCGGCGTAGACCTCGATGATCCGATGATCACCCTTCTCCAAGCCGGTCGTTTCAATATCGATACCCGCTTCAATTGGCATTACTGCAACCTTTCATAATCTGCTTTGCTGATGCCGCCCATCTGGTGGATCAGTTCGATGATGTCGTTCTCGAGCGGCGAGGGCTGGCCGGTAGCCAGGCGCTCATGCCGGTCGTATTCCTTCCAGAAGCGCTCATTCAGTGCGTCGGCGCACTTTTTGGCTGTAGCCTGCGAAGAGAACCCGATTTCGACTCCAGGAAGCTGTGCGGCGTTAATATGCGTGATGGTTTTTCCCATTCGCAGACACAGACGCCAGGTGCCGCTTTCATTGCGTGATGCAAATGCCATCAGGAAAGATCCTTAGCTTTTTGCTCACATTCGGCTCGCGCTTCCGAAAGGCTGGCATGAAGACCGGAATACACGATCCGCCCCTTGTGCATGACACCTGCAAGATACGGATCGATTACGCGATCCACGTGATCGACGGTCATCGTGATGTCGCCGCTCTGGCGAAACATGCTCTTGCCCTTGTTCAGGGTAGGTGATTTCCAGCTTACTTCGCTCATAAGTGAATCCAGGTTTTCCGCGCCAGAATGTTGGCGATCGTTGATCTTGCAACGCCTCGCTCTGCCGCGATTTCGGAAATGCTCTTGTGGGACTCGCGGATCGCTATAACGTCGGCACTCGACAGCTTGGCATTCGAGTTCGCTGAACCGCGTCCGGTCTTGAGGCCTGTGTTATGCGCGTGCTTCTCGTTATCGCGGCCAGTGGACCATTCGAGCTGATAAGTGCCGTCCGCCTGGTAGAGCGCGTTATTCTCCTTATTGCCGTCGATGTGATTAACCTGCGGTAGATTGAGAGGGTTTGGCAGAAACGCGAGGGCGATAACGCGGTTCACGAGAACGGATTTCGTGATGCCCAACCACGTCATATTGAAGAAGACGCGACCGGACTTTTTCTGCACTGTGTATTTGACCAGACGCAGATCCCCACCCACTGTCGTCCCGTCCTTCGATGCATAGCTGCGCCGATAGATCGAGCCATCTTTTTGCGGAATGATGTATCCAGCGTTGATAGCGGATAAAATCCATGCGTTCTTCTCCTCTGGTGTCATTTCGCTTTTGCCTTCTTCGAAGCTTGACGCAGTTCCTCGTGGACAGCGCCAATCACGTCAAGATCATCACGCGGGACCAGTCCGGAAACGCTGTCGTAGATCGCGCTGACCAGGATGAAGAGCTCACGCGCCGTAATCTTTCTGGCGTTGTAGCGTTTCACCCACGTCTCGACGGTCTCGAGCGATTTGCGACCGAGCTCCTGTGCGAAGCTCGGCCATTCCGTTGCATCATTTGTGTGAGTATCAGTCATCATTGATTTACTTTATAGCGTAAATCGTTTGGGTAGCTCTCGGTATTTCGATCGTTTTGCAATGACCTCCTCATAGCGATCAAGAAAGAAGTTCTTCGCTTCCCACGGATCCATCATCTTAATCTCGTAGGGAGCAACTCGGGTGTCGTCGTGAAGTTTTCCACTTCCCCACTCTTCAGTGGGATCCTTGGGCACAATCTGGATCACTTCGGCCGCAGTAACTGCCTCGTCAGCGATTTTGATCTCTTTTGGATACGGGTAGATCAGATTGAGAGCCTCAGCGCCGGCATGTTCATTCAAATCCTCGACGATCTTGAACGGAGCGCGGAACAGCTCGTCATATTTGAGCGGCCGGATCAGATCGCCATTGTAAGCTTCGGAGCCGTCGTGGAAGAGTCCTTCGAGTGCGTATTGCGGCAGGCCGAGCTCCTTTTCCAGGTAGAGCGAAACATAGACCGAATGTTCTGCAACCGAGTAGAAGATTTTGGTGCGGAATATCGGATGCTGTGTTGCGCCGTTGTAGCGGCAGCGCGTTGCGAGGTGATGAGCGACAACCTGCGGATCAACTTCGTCCGGCCGAGGATCGAGTGGGTAATATTTGCGACCGTTCGAGGTGTGCATGTAGCGACCCTTGCGGGCCGGCACTTCAACCTGGAAGAACTCGGTGCCATCATTCGTGCTGAAATCCGTATGCCGGCGCACGGTGACGGTCTCCTTTGGACCGTTGATGCTTGTGTGTTTGTGAACAATGGTCATTTCACTCTCCATTACGCTTTGTCGATCAGACGCCGAACGGTCTTGCGGCAGATTTTGAGTTCCTTCTCGATCTTGCGCAGCGACATTCCACCTGCGTGCAGTTTGAGAGCCTTTGCATGACGTTCCGAAAGCTGCTCGGCATTCGTTGTCTTTACGGGAGCCGGCGTTGGCTTCTTTGTTAATGCGGCGCGACTTTCACGCTTCAAACGTGCGCCGCGCTCCTTTGTGGTTTCGCTTTCGATCAATTTCCCGTCCACATGCAGGTCGCCGTTAATCATCTGGACGTGTTGCGTTGTGATTTCCGCCACTTGTGCGGGGACAGTTGGAGCAGCAGCTTTGGCTGCCTCGCGGAGCGCCTGCACCGTAATTGACGGCTTCTCAGCGCCGTCATCGAGCGCTTTGGCCGCACCATTTACGCCGTGAACAATTCCAGGTGCGTTTTCAATAAGCGAAGTTATCTTCAGCCCATCGCCTTTGGGGCCTGTGATCCGAACCTCTTCCAGCACTCCGACGTGATTTCCCGCGATAACATCAGCCAAGAGCCGGCTCGCGGCATCATCCTTTGTCATCGGCTGGTTCGAGCGAAGAAGATCGTGAACCGTTTTGGGAATTTCACCGACGATATGATAAGCGGCAACGCGCATCTTGTTGGGTTCGCCAAGTGGAACGGCTATGACTTCTTCCGGCGCGATTTTCACCATCATGATAACGTCGCCGCTAAAACCATGCAGATAACCGCGTCGAGCAATATGAAGCCCAGACGAGCATTGAGTTCGGCGGCTCGGATCAACGAGATGTTCATCCATAACAACGCGCGAACCGACTTTCTGTATGACCTTGCGAGAATGACAATCTACGATTTGGTGGTCGGATGTATTCGTGAGAACCTTGTAAGCAATGATCGAGCCATCCTTTGCGATAGGAAGGTCGCCTTTCTGCATGAAATGCAGAAGTTCTTGAACAGAGTGGCCGCGCTTATCAATGACGGATGCGATCCGCTTCATGAAGTTCTCGACCCCTTCGGTGTCGCCCGAATTGATTGCGTGCTCAATATGCTTTTCGAGCGCCTCAATGCCCGGCACTTTCGATCCGCCGATGATGGCAACGATGGTGTCCGCTTCGGGATTAGCCGCCGGAACACCGTATCTGTGACCGTCCACAACGCTAGTTTCCGCGAAAGCTTCAACATTCTTGGACGCATCGTCTTCCGCAGATGGGCGGAACCACTGACGAACAGAAGCAACTTTCTCGCGAACAAAACGGATGAATCCGCCCGTCTTCTGTTCCAAGTGCGCGTGAACATCGAAGGTCGCTAGGTCAATCTCGACTTTCTCGTGGCGCGCAATGTAGGGCGTCACCTTGTCCATGATTTGCTTTGTGCGCCAACTGTCGAGCGCAAGGTTCGTTTCGCGGCCATCCTCATGGTAGAGCGTAATGCCCTTGGCGCCGGCTATCGCGCCAACGATAACTACAATGGTCTTGTTCATGCTGCCTCCTTCATGACGGCGGCACTCGCCGCATAAGTCAATTTTGATTTACTGTTTGAGCGCTGCAAATAGCGAATTACCCCGATCAGCTTTGCTCGCTTTTCTTCATCCAAGAGAGATTTGTTTTCGAGCCAGCTGGAACCGACGAGGAGGGACAGATAAGCAAACTTTTTGTCTGCTTCGATCTGTCTGACAAATAAATGCCCGAAAGTCTTTTGAGCTGCAGTTCCAATCTGAACGACGACCTCTAGCGGATCGACGAAGCCGTTCGGCAACTGCAATTCTTGCCCACCGGGAAACACTCTAAGAATGTGGATGAGCTGGCGTGCTTCTTTCCATATTTCGCCAATCGTTACGCGATCCGGAAAGATGGTTTTCGCAATGTCCGAATGAAGGTTTGCCAGCTCTAGCGCTACGTCACCAACACTGCTTGCCCAGCGTGCGAAAGCGCCGATAACGAATGCGCGATCCTGCACGGCAAGTCCATACTGGACCTCTCGAATCTTCCCAAGCTTCTGAAGACGCCTGACAATTTCTTCCGCCACGTTCACTGCGCCGGCCTTGCGAAGTTTTTCCTCTTGGAGCTTGGTTGTGATTATCGTAAGCGCCGTCTCCGCCCCATTGGATTGGCTATATTTTGAGGCTTGCTGCGTGTGCGAGAAGGTTTCCAGGACTAACTGGAGATTTGCATGGC